AAACTACGTTCTTTCGCATCAGACAACGACTTCGCCAGTTTCTCTCAGGGACTCGGTCGAAATATGAACACCAAAGATTCCAAGAAACTGTTTACCGATGTCCGTAAGGGCATGGGCATCAAAGAGGAAACCGTATTCAAGAGACACGTTGAGTTAGAATCGGTCAGCGAAACCCGAGAGAAGTTTGTGAAGGGCGAGTTGTTCTCTGTTGGCGATCAAGTGGTCGTCAAAGAGTCCGAAGAGATCGGAACGGTAACTGTTCTCGGTAGCAACTACGTTGTTGTTGAGATTGCTGAGGGTAAGTCCCTCCGCAAGTGGTTAGATTCTGTAGAGAAACTCGACGAGTCCTGCGGTGGCGGTATGGACGCTGGACATGTGGACGTTCCCGAACCAGAGGTTGATGTTGGTCGCAAAAAGCGAAAGACCTCGCGAAAGGCGAAAGACGATGAAGTGGTCGAGAAAAAAGTAGCACAAGATTCTGAAATCAAGGACCGCGAGGGCACACAACCCGCTAAATACCATAAAGGTTTATCCAAGGCGATGAAGACCCGCCGAGATAGACAATTTAAGAAGCAGGCGAAGATGTCGGATTCAAACCCGAAAGCATACAAACCTGCTCCTGGAGATGCCGACGCAAAGACTAAACCATCAAAGTACACGAAGCAGTTTAAACAGATGTATGGAGATAAGAAATGAAATTTATTGACTACATTGAAGAGTCAAAGGGACTTGCTGCGAAAGCAGATAAATCGGGTATCTCCGTCGGTACTCTGAAAAAGGTTTACAACCGTGGCGTCGCAGCATGGAAGACGGGGCACCGTCCTGGAACCACTCCCCAGCAGTGGGGACATGCTCGGGTCAATGCCTTTATCGTTAAGAAGAAGAAAGGTGGTTTGAACCACGACAAAGACTTGGCATAAAATAATAACTCGAATTTGAAGTACATGCAACACCCCTGAGTAATTTTATACAGATAATAAAACTGAGGTATAAGATGAAAAGGATGCTTGCACTTGCTGCAATCTTCTTTAGTACAATTGCAATTGGACAAGAAGATCCAGTAGACCCCAACCTAATTCGTTCAGAGTCTGTAACGACCAGTACGATTACAACAAACGGAAAGACGGAGACTGAATTGAAGTCACCGCCTGCTTCCGCTATATCCCCCACTATCAACACGTCGAACTCCGACCTTTGTACGTTTGGAGTTGCGGGTGCAGTGCAAACTCAGATACTTGGTATCTCGACGGGGACTCAGTTCACAGACGAAAACTGTGAGCGTCTCAAGAATTCTAAAACTCTCTATGATATGGGCATGAAAGTGGCAGCAGTGTCGATGATGTGCCAAGACAAGAGAGTATTCGACGCAATGATGAACGCAGGAACTCCCTGCCCCAAAGACGGTATGATTGGTGACGCTGCAAAGGCAGCATGGCAGAGAGAAGAATTAGAACAACCCGAAGAGGAGGGTTTAGATGCTGGAGAAAAAACTGCTGCTGGTGGCGGTGCTCTTGCTGGGTTACTGCTCTTACTCCTCCTCTGAAGTAATCTACGGATCCAGTGGTAATGCTGCCCAAAGTGGGCAGCAGTGGGTAATGCAGAATGTAATTCCCCAATACACGGGACTGGCGGTCAACGGAGTTGTGTATCAGTACACAACCATCAAAGACCCCAGCGACCCCATGGTCGTTTCCGTGCAGAACGAGAATCCGATCGATGGCGGTTATATCTTCCGTGAGGTCGACGACTGGACTGGACTTCCAGGGAATACAATCAATAAGATCGTACCAGTTGATTACATTCCCGTTGAGTACTGGGGAGACGGTTCTATCGTCGTAGAGGGAGAAGGGCAGGTTGTCGACCCCTCTGTGTTATACACCTATCGCTATGATGACAAGTGTATTAACCCGCAGAACAATCCAACTTGTCCAGGATACTCACCAGTGATACCAGAGACTGACGACACAAATTTAGATCTGGCGGGGGAATCGTTCCAAGACCAGATGGACCGTGAGCAGGTATTCCGTGACGATGATCAAGAGCGTCGCGACTTCGAGAGGATAAAGGACAAAGAGAAGAAGAAGTTGGTACTGACTGACCTTGAGAAAATGCTGGGCACGTTTTCGTTGAACGAACTACAAGGACCAGCAGAGATGTTACACGCGCAGATGCTGGCACTCAACTTTGTGCCAGCATCATACGAAAGAGTTATTCCTGATCCTGGGTATGAGGAGAGGATTGAGTTAAAGGATGCGACATTGCCCGACAATGTACAGTTACGGCGATTGAATTATGCGAACGATGCACTACACAACCAAATGGTTGATCAACAATACGAGGGAAAGTAATATGAAGAAGTTAATCATCGGATTCATCGCTGGCATCTTCACCTGCGCATCTTATGCGGAAGAAGTTCAAATTGTCGGTCAAGTCCAATCAAAGTGTCAGATCATTGCTGACACAGAAGGTGTCTATGGCAACTCAACACCAGATACTCTCAGTACTGATGCTGCTGATGGTGGGGTAGAACCCATCGTTCGGTTTGATGTGCTACAGGCAAACTACTATAAGGCAGTGATTGCTCACCCAATGTCGTTCAGTGAGAGTCCAACACTGATTGACAACACTGCGTGGACAGGTTCAACAACAGTAGAAGAAGTATCGGAAACCACAATGTCTGGATACGAGACAGGCAAGGTGACCTATGACAACAAGACGGAGTATGACTTGACTGTTGCAGGTAGCACTTGGTTCTCCGTTTCTTCAGACGTTGCATATGGGTTTGATAGGGCATTCCCGTCAGGCACTTATCGGTCAATTGTTCAAGCAGATTGCATAGCGAAGTAATTTCTATGCTTTCGTTATGCGAGAAACTGCTGGTTTCGTTGTTAATATTTTCGGGACCAGCAATTGCCCACCAGTGGACGCCGACTTATCCGAAGTGGGAAAGTTCGTACATTGATGGAGTTGTGTCCGTAAAGATGGAGTTGTTTAACTCCAGGAAAGACGTCGAGTGGTATGGTGTACAAGTACTCGATGCTGATATGGAACCCGTACCGTTCGTTACATCAGAAAAAGTGATGAAAGTACCACACTTGAAGAAGAAAACGGTTGAGGTTTACGTTAGGAAGAAGGACATTGAAAGGGCGGTTTATATCTGCTCGGTATCGAAATTGTTGAAGGAACAGCGGAGTAGGGCAGCAGTTGCTTCCCGTATCTGCTCAAAGGCGAAATGAAAAAACTACTATTGATCATTCTTTGTTTTGTACCCTCTCTTGTATGGGGGCAGTCTTCGTCATTGAACATGTCGATACCTCAGGCACAACAGAGTTTTCAGAATGATAGGATACGAGCAGGAGATACAGAATGCTCCATGGCAATCGGTTCGTCAACTAATGTCGAGTTTGGCGTTGTTGGTATACTGAACCAAGAGGATCCACTCTACCGTTTATCGCAGGAAGATCCTTATATGGCACAGAGGTACAACAACGACCAGTTTATACGGGACGTTGGCGTTTACGGTCGTATCATTATTCCTATTGGTGCTCCGAAGAAGAGACTGAATTGTGATGCCCTGTATCAACTGGAGTTGAGAAAGAAGAGATTAGAAGTAGAGAAGTTGGAGGCAGAGATCGCCAACCTCAGAAAAATGCAGTTCGAGGAGTACGAATAAATGGAAACACTGTTTAACTTGGCAATGCAATTTTGGATGTTCACCGTTGCCGCGATCCTAATCCTTGTTGGGTTTGTGGTCAACTTGTTTGGAGTCGATAACGACAAAGAGTTGCTCGGGTTCACATACAAAGAAATGCCCCATATGAAACCTGTTAGGATAGAAACCGCAGGTAAGGGATTCTGGGGTGCAGTCAAAATGTGGTTACTCGGCGGTCGAACATGGGAGATTGTAAAAGATTGGCATTACACAATCGGTGGCGTAAACTACGTCATACCGAAAGGATTTGTATTCGACGGAGCATCAGTGCCGAAGTTCTTGGCATCATGGTTGTCTCCTGTTGGAGTCCTATTAGTGGGGGGACTTGTCCACGACTACGGATACAAATATGAAACCCTGTACACGAAGAACAAAGGAGACTGGAAAGAAAACTGTGGATGGAAAACTCAAAAAGATATGGACATAATCTTTAGAGACATCAACATAGAGCAAAATGGTTTCCATTTCTTAAACTATTTGGCATATTGGGCATTGCGTATTGGTGGATTTGTGGCGTGGAATGGTCACCGCAAACGTAACTGTAAAATAGGAGAATAAAATGGACTGGTTAAAAGCAAGAATGGCAGAAAGGACTTCACTCGATGGGGCAGTATGTCTCGGGGTTGGAGCATCCGTGCTGCTGCTCGGTCCGCTCGGTAAACTCGCAGCAATGGCGCTCTGTGCCTACGGTGCGTGGACTCTTTGGAAAGCAGAATAAGGGGGAATGGGGGAGTTCTGCTCCCCCTTAAATGATATGAGTTTTTTGAACGAAGAAACTGAAATTAGAATGTCGGTTAAGAGTTTGGTCGCCTTCTTGTCTTTACTGTTCACATTTGTGGCAACCTACTTCCAGACACTGGAAGAGTTACACCTGCTACAGACACAGGTCGCGATACTACAGGATGACTTGGCAGAGGCAGAGGAAAATATTAGGGAATTGGCAATCAGAGAGATGGACAAGTAATGGCAGAAGTAGAATTTGGCGGTATGACATTCAAAGGAGGCAAGATGATGATCTTGCTCACTGCGCTCACTACACTTGGTGGGGCGACTTGGGGTGCATTCGAGTTTTACAAAGATTACATGGATATGAAAGAGATTATCCAGAACATCGACGTCGGAGAGATTGAAGCAAGGAATGATGTCATCGAAACGAAACTCGACGAGGCGATCGATTACACGAGAGATATTAAGTCCGATCTGAGGGATGATATACTCTCGGTTGAGGCACAGGCAGACCGTATCGAAGATATGGTGCGCGAGTCAGAGGACAAAGTCCGAACAATGATTGATAAGGCAGACGAAAGATTTGAAACGAAGAGAGATGCCCTTGTCAGCGAAACAGATCGTAAGATCAAAGAGATCGAGGATAACCTCGAAGATAAAATTCAGAAAGTACTGGACAATCCACTATCATGAAGAAGAAAAGTATTTGGAAAAGAATCTGGGACTGGATCCTCGCTTGGTTCATCGATGAGTTTGAGGTCACCATTTATTTTCCTGCCAGTAAGGTGCAGAACGAGGATGGTTCGGAGACAGTACACTTCAACCCAAAGCACTACACGTGTAGAACTGTAAAGGTTAAATCGCAAACTGAGTTTAAGTTGAAGACTGTTGACGGTCATGCTGTGCATATCAAAACAGTTGATCCTGTTGGTTATGACATTATTAAAACCAAATAGGGGGTAACATGGCAGAAGAAATCGAAAAGGCAGGATTCCATCCCGCAGATACCAACGGTGACCGAAAGGTCAGCGAGGAAGAGCATAAGATGTATATGGAGTTCAAGAGAAAGGAACTTGAAGACCAAGATGCAATGCGAGACGCGCAACGTAAGATGACATGGTTCGCCCTGTCTGGTATGTTGCTCTATCCAGCGACCGTTATGGCGACCGAGATAATGAATCTGCACCAAGCAGCAGAGATCCTCGGGTCAATGGCGTCAGTCTACTTTGTTTCTGTTGCTGGTATCGTGGCAGCATTCTTCGGAGCGCAGGCGTGGTCTGGTAAGAAGTAAGTTTTTACATGTATAAATAAGACCTATTAGGGCAACTTGATAGGTCTTTTTTTATGCCCGACAGAAATATGGGGAGTGCAATGAAGCGGTTTATCGAATTTCTACAGGTATCTGAGGGCGGGGTCAAGTCGGGTCATAAGAGACCTGTGGAAGACGGTGCTGGTCTAACTCGCAAAGGTGCAAAGGCAGCAGGTGTCAAGACCGCTGTGACAACTCCACCTTCCAAACTTGATCCAAATGGCAAGGCAGCAGGCAGGCGCAAATCCTTTTGTGCTCGTTCGCGCAGTTGGACTGGCGAGAGAGGCAAAGCAGCACGTCGGAGATGGAACTGCTGATATGAGTAAGTATGACCCAAGCAAGCACCAATGGGGCACAGATGCCTCAACTAAATACGCAAAGAAACTAACACCCAACGAATCAAAGAAAGACGGTAAGATTGCTTCGGGTAGTAAGGTCGTGCATTCGCAAAAAAGGAACGACATTAAGGAGAAAACAATGCCCCTCAGTTCAAAAGACCCTATCGCAAAGTGGATTGACGACTTTAAGAAATCTGATGCCCCTCAATTTAAAGGTAAGTCTGGCGAAGACCGAAAGTCAATGGCAATTGCTGCTTATATGGATGCAAAGAAAGGCGCGAAGAAAGAATCTACCGACGCATATGCCGACTCGCAAGCAGCAATTCGTGACAAGAAAAAACGAGCGGGTATGTCCTCTTCTGATCAGAAGAAGTTGGGTGCAGTTGCTGACATGATGCGAAAGGAGCGGGAGAAAAGGGCAAGTAAGAATGAAGAGAATGCTGATGAATGCTGGACTGGTTATAGGAAACAGGGCATGAAGAAGAAGGGAGATAAGATGGTCCCCAACTGCGTCCCTGAGTCCACAGCAATAATGGCACCATCTTCTCAAGAGTTTATCCCTTCACCGACAGGCGGTAAGAAATATGCCACTATGAAGGTAGAAAAGAAGGTTGAATGCCCCAAGTGTGAGGGTGAGGGTTGTAACCACTGTGACGATAAAGGGTATCACGTATCAGAAAAGACCAATAACCTCGTTGCAAAGCATGCGCGCGAGTACAACAAAGCGCACGTGATGGCAGACAGAAAGAAGAAAGAAAAGAAGGGATACGTCAAGCACAAGGGCAAGCAGTTCCAAGAGGAAATTGAAACTGATTCTTCTGCAAAGAAACCCGTCATGGTAACTGACCCCAGAACAGGCAAGAAGCGGGTTAGGATGCAACCTGCCCACAAAAAAGAATTAGATCACGACCATAAGCGTGATGTTGGCGAATCTATGGACCCTCGCGATCACACTGACCGTCCTGGTCACCTCGTCGTTGTCACCAAACCTGGTGGCAAGAAGATGATTAAGCAGTACCACCCGACCTCACAAGGGGCAAAGAAGTACGCCGATAGAATCAACAAGACAAATCGAGTTGGGCATAAGGCGACAGTCCACAAGACAGATGGTCGTAGGATTATGGAAGAAACCGTTGATGAGTTTCTAATGGTCAGAAAGAATCCAATGAGATCGTCTTCATCTTCTTCATCTTCATCCTCTTCATCTTCTTCATCTTCTTCCTCCTCGCGCTCGAGTGGGCGAAAGGGAGCACCAGGTGGCACAAGTGGGCAGTCAGTTACTACCACTTCTGGTAACGGTTATAAGGTGTCTCGAAATATTAAGACTGGCAAGACTACTAAGTCTCGATACAACGTCGGTGGAAGTGCTGCACAGAAAGAGTCAATAGAAGAAGCAACTTCGCAGAAACTTTTGAATAAGATGAAGGAACTCGCCCCCAAGGGTCAGTTGCCTCGTAACTCTGTTGAGTTGCGTAAGTTGAAAGCACGTGCGCAGGAAGAGTTGCGTGGTGCAGCAAGGGCGAAGAAAGCAGCGCCGAAGAAGCAGAGCACAACCAAGACCAGTACTGGTAAAAGGCACATGGGTTCTATGGAGGCAGGTGACCGCAACATCGTCATGCAACTCCGTAAGGCACAAGACCTCAAGGGCAATCACGACATTATCGTATCCCCCAAAGGTCGGACTGCTCGACTGCCCAAGGCAATGATTGATAAACTGCTCAAGCGATTTGATAGTTTGCAGAAACCCCAAGAAAAGAGAAAGTTTCAGATCATGGTCACGAAGGAACTTCGTAAAAGAGCAAAGTAATGATAGACTTTTTTGAGTTGAGAGAATCGTTCAACCGACCCTATAGGTTCACAAAGCAAAAGATTATGAAGGGTCGGTTTGTGTATCGGTTTGTTCCAGATGATAAGACTGAAATTGATGTGATCTTCAAAGAAGATGAGATCTCTGACTCTGAGTCGGTCTGGAATGTCAGTTTCGAAAGGAACATGAGGCAGGATATGACTGGTGAGGGTGATGCTATGCGAATATTCGCAACGGTCATCAACATCATTAGAGACTTCACAAAGTCAGAGAAACCGCAAGAGATGAGTTTTAGTGCGGTCAAACCCGAATGGTTTGAGATTGAGATGGGCGACAAACCGAATGTTAAAAGTTCAAGAGAGAAACTCTACAAAAGAATGGTAAAAAGATTCGCACCGTCGATGGGATATAACTACGAGGTTGACTCGAGAAAGGGTGCGACAGACTATAGATTAGTGAGGAAATAATGCCTATACTACTCGTCCTACTGTTAGCAGGTTCGATCGCAGGTGGCGGTTGGTTCTATTACACCGACACCCAAGCACGTATTGCACAACTACAGTCGAACAACGCAGAGTTGAAACTCGCGAACGCGCAGAACTTGGCGACTATCGATAGCATGGAGAACCAAGCGGAAATCAATGCTGAGTTGAACGAGGAACTTCAGGAGAGATTAGAAGAATCCGAAGAGAGTCGTAACCGACTCATTGAAGTGTTTGGTAAGCATGACCTCACGAGGTTGGCGCTCAAGAAACCTGGATTAATCGAGACGAGAGTAAACAATGGAACTAAAAAAGCATTTGACGCTATTGAGTCTGTCAGTGGTGCTCCTACTGACGACGGGGTGCAGTCTCCTCAGTAAACCTGAAGAGGTTGTTGTAACTCAGGTAGTCTACAAAGCACCTAACATACCTCAGCAAAGACCCCCTCGTCCGATCAATATGTCGGACGTGAAGTGGTACACTGTTACTACAGACAACATTGATGAGTTTGAAAAGAACTTTGAGAACGATAACGGCGACCTTGTGTTCTTTGCTATATCTGTCCCACACTACGAAAACCTCTCTCTGAACCTTGCCGATATCAAACGATATATAAAGCAACAGCAGGCGATAATCGTTTATTACGAAGATCAGATAACCAAGTCTAAAGAGAGTATAAATACTGCTACCGAATTAAAATCCCAGGAGTAATAATAATGGACCTCAAGCAAATGAAGAGTGTATGGGAAGCATACCTCGAAGTGCAGGAAGGTAAGAAACTTTCTGCCAAGCAGAAGAAGCACTTCGACAAGGACAACGACGGCGATATCGATGATAAAGATATGGCGATGTTGAACAAGGAAGCAAACGAACCTGCTGATCCTATCAAAGGCGGTGATCCCCGAAAGGGCGACAAGAAGAAATCTGACCCTATGGGGAAGTGCGTTCCAGGCGATCCTGAAAAGAACTCAAAACCATCATATAGTGAGTCCACTCAAGACCCGATGCAGAAAGTTGTTCCAGGTACTCCTGATAAAGAATCTGTTGAAGGTGCCCAGCAAAAGAAAGCAAAGAAACCTCAAGATCCTATGGGTAAGGTGAAGGCAGGCGACCCCGAGAAGCACTCAAAGGGTGGCGTGTCCGAGTCGACAGAACCAAAACTTGACTTCAATGCTCCCGTTATCGACTTTGCTACTTTCATGGAAAAGGTTGCTAACGAATGGCCATATGGCAAAGAGTTCAACTTCAAGGGCAAGAACAAACCTGCTCAGGATATGGAACCTCTTGGCCAATCAAAGACTGATCCCAACACCAAGGAATACGACAAGCACAATAGGTCGTCTACTGAACCCGAAGGTCTGGTCGACAAAGAGTCGCCCAAATCTAAAGAATTTATTCGTCAGCACCAACAGTCCGACAAAGAGTTTGAGGTCAAGTACGACCAGTCGGTAGATGACGTATCGAAGGCAGGTGGCGAAGCAGTTAAGAGTCAGTCGCCCAATCGTCGCGGTACAGATCAATTGGACAACGGTGACCTGAAACCGTTTAAGCAAGCAGGAAAAGGATAACACTATGAAAACTTTTGCGCAAATTCGAGAAGAAATGACCCCTAAAATGAAGAAGGCAGTCAAGACCATTTCCAAACCAAAAAGCGGAGCAAGCAACTACGACCACGCTGCTGATAAGGGCGGTTCGGTTGGTAGCATGGGCGGCACTCCTAACAAGGCGCAAGCAGATGCCGCGAAGAAAGTCAGAAAGGCGAAGAAAGTCATCAAGCGTGATGGTGGACAAGCGACTTATGACCGTGTCAAGAAAGGTGCTGAAAAGGGATACAATAGAAGAAATTCCGAGGGATAATGAGAGGTGAATATGAGCGAAATACTATTATTGGTCCCAGCAGCACTGGCGCTATGCGTGATCATTTATTGGGTCGGGTTTTTGCCCAAGGGAAAAGAAGCGGTTGAGAAACCTGAAGCGGTCTTGCCTACTGACGCCACGCTGAAGAAGATGACCAAAGGGCAGTTAGAAACCTTTGGACGAGACATTGGCGTAGAACTTGATAAGCGCAAGACAAAAGCAAACATGATTGCGGACCTAAAATCACAGTCATAAAATAAGACTTTTGTTATGATAAAATTTGAAGAGTTAAATGATGACAACTTTGTCATCTATGCGGCAAAGCATTATCACACTCCAAGGTGTATTGATGCCGAAGAGTTCTATGAAGAACTGAGTAGGTTCAAGTATATCAAGAGGTTGGTGAACCGTTACCAGAGAGGCGACGAGTTACGAGAGAGGTTGATACTCAACCACATCACGATACTGTTGAATATTTTTGGCAATGAACCTGCTATCTTGATGTTGATGTACAAGGTCGGTGCCGATCACCTTCCAGTAATCAAACCGTTCTTGGAGTATTTGAAGGCAATTAAGGGCAATGACTTCGAGGGCATAGAAAGCGATCCTTGGGTTAAAACGAAACTGGACAATATCTGATGGGATTACTTTCAAGGGCAGGTGATTTAACTTACACCCTTCGGTTTCTTCGATTATTGACCACGAAGTTCGAAGACACCACTGCCTACAAACTTGGTCTGATTGACGCGAAGGGTACTAAGCAAAAATCCCCAAAGACCAATGAAGAGAAGTCAGCATACAATGCCTTCCACCGCCTCGTCTTCAACCTGAAGAAATTACTCGCAAAGGTTCCAGGTGGCAGCACCAAGTTTGCCTCCTACGCTTCTGCGCTGTTCCTGATTAAAGAGCACCTGCAACTATCTGATAAGTCGATGGATAAAATCATTGGCGAGGCAGGTATTGATCCGCTTGGGTTCTTAGACGAGAACACTCAGTGGTTCGTGACCGATGACGGTATGTTATCTCCAGGAAACTACAAGATATCCAGTAACAAACTCGTCAACTCTACGTTCGAAGAGATCGTGAAGCAGGGCGACACCGTACAGGTTATATTAGACAACTATCCGATTGGTGAGTCTTTGGGCGTGCCCGTATACGAGGTGACTCATCTAAAAACGAAACAGCAGATTTATGTCACTTCGGGGGAACTGAGACTATGAAGTCGTTTAAAGAGTTTGAAGAGATGACCACAACTGTCGATGCAGGTATCCCGAAGGACACCAAGGACATGGGCACTAAGAAGAGAAAGCATAAAGTGCTGACCCGAAGTTTTATTGAAGTTATGGGCAAGCGCAAACGTATTACCAAATAATCTAATACTATATAATCCTGCCGTTTAATTAAACAGAGGATTTGAAGTGAAAGAAACATATCTTGGTATTGAAATTGATTTATCCCGCGACAAACTGTTTGATCCTCTGGGAATACAAAGACTGAAAGAATCCTACATGCGTGATGACGAAGAGTCTCCGCAACACAGGTTCGCATTCGTCTCACAGAAATTCGGTTCTAATCCAGAACACGCCCAGCGCCTCTACGAATACGCATCCAAGCATTGGTTATCCTACTCAACTCCTATCCTCGCATACGGGCGCACGGGAAAGGGTATGCCAATCTCATGCTTCCTCAACTTCATCGAGGACACTGCTGAGGGTCTGGTTGCCAATCTGTCCGAAACAAACTGGTTGTCCATGATGGGTGGTGGTGTTGGTATCGGGTTCGGTATCCGCTCTTCCGACGAAAAGTCTACAGGCGTAATTCCTCACCTCAAAACATACGACGCATCCTCTCTGGCATACCGTCAGGGCAAGACTCGGCGTGGGTCATATGCAGCATACCTTGACATCTCGCATCCAGATATTACTGAGTTCCTCGAGATGCGTAAACCGACAGGCGACCCCAATCGTCGCTGCCTGAACCTACACCACGGTATCAATATCAACGACCGTTTCATGGAGTTGATCGAAAGGTGTATGACAGACCCAGAAGCAGATGATCGGTGGAATCTGACCGACCCGCATTCGGGCGAAGTCCGCGAGACGATATCTGCTAAGGCATTGTGGCAAAAGATTCTCGAGTTACGGATGGAGACGGGCGAACCGTACATCCACTACATTGACACCAGCAACAGAAACTTACCCGAGTTTCTTAAGGAACTGGGTCTCAAGATACATCAGTCTAACCTTTGTTCAGAAATTATCCTGCCAACCAACGAGGAGAGGACTGCTGTTTGTTGTCTCTCTTCCGTGAATCTCGAGCACTATGATGCTTGGAGCAAGAACGATATGTTCCTTCGAGACATGGCAGAGATGCTTGACAACGTGCTAACCTTCTTCATAACTAACGCTCCCCCGTCAGTTGCGCGAGCAGTGTACTCTGCTTCTCGAGAGAGGAGTATCGGTATAGGAGCACTGGGTTTTCATGCCTATCTCCAGAAGAAGAATCTGCCCTTTGAATGTGCTATGGCGAAGGTGACAAACAACCGTCTATTCTCACACATTAAAAGGAAACTCGACAATGCAAACCTGGAACTTGGCCAAGAAAGAGGCGAAGCGCCTGATGCTGCAGGCACAGGACGAAGATTTAGTCACACTATGGCGATCGCTCCTAACGCTTCTAGTAGTATTATTATGGGAAACACTTCGCCGTCCATTGAACCATTTAGGGCGAATGCTTACAGGCAGGACACACTCTCAGGTGCATATCTCAACAAGAACAAATATTTGGATGCGAAGATTAAAGAGAAAATTGAGGCAGGGGAGACAAAACAGGACTATGATGAGATCTGGTCATCAATAATCGCCAATGATGGTTCGTGCCAGCACCTGCGCTTCTTATCGCAAGACGATAAGGAAGTCTTTAAGACATCGATGGAGATCGATCAACGGTGGGTTGTTGAGCATGCTGCTGACCGCCAGAACTTTATTGATCAAGCGCAGTCTCTCAACGTATTCTTCCGACCCGACACCAGCATCCTATATCTGCATGCGGTACACTTCCTCGCATGGAAGCGAGGACTGAAGACTATGTACTACTGTCGGTCAGAAAAACTCGGTAAAGCAGATAAGGTATCTGCAAGGATTGAGCGACAGGTAATCAAAGAACTTGATATGTCTGCATTAGTGAATGATGAAGAATGTCTCGCTTGCGAGGGATGAATTATGATGGGTGGTTACACCAAAGAGACTCTACTGAGTCCAGAAGAAATACAGGAGGCATTGGACCTCTATCACCAAACGCCAATGGATCAGTATTGGCAGTTTTATAACCTATACAAAGTAGAAAGAAGAGATGTAAAATCCTCAGATTTAATGGATTCAGGGTTCATGAAAACCCTACATAAAAGAGCACGCACTGAATGCCCTTTATCATCACTTTATTTCCTGAAGTATATTCCTGGATCATTCACAAAGGTTCACGGAGATAACGGTTCTGACCTAACTATCGTCACATTACTCGAATCATCCGATCTCGTTGGAGGACACTCCATCGCAATGGGAACCTATGAAGAGAAAAGCAGACCACGTGATTGGGATGCTGTTCGTGACGAACACGGTTACAATGGTTATGGACAAGACATAATTACTGACGTGATTGATATAAAAGACGGCGAATCTCTTTGCTATGGTCCGCATCTTCAACATGGCGTGTCAAAAGTGTATCAGGGTCACAGGATTGTACTTGTGACATGGTGGAGCAATAAAAAGGAATTCTAAATGTCAAAGACGTTACTAACGCAAGAAAGAGAATACTTTAAACCGTTCAATTATCCATGGGCATATGAGGCGTGGTTAAAACACGAACAGTCCCATTGGTTACACACCGAAGTGCCTATGGCAGAGGACGTGAAAGATTGGCAACGTAAACTGTCGCACGAAGAAAAAGCATTTCTAACTAACATCTTCCGATTCTTTACACAGGGAGATATCGACGTGGCGGGTGGATATGTGCAAAACTACCTGCCATATTTCAAACAACCAGAAGTACGCATGATGCTGTGTGGATTCGCCGCGAGAGAGGCGCTCCACGTTGCTGCATACTCGCACCTGATAGAAACCTTGGGTATGCCCGACTCTACCTACAACGAGTTCCTCGAGTACGAGGCAATGCGAGAGAAGCACGAGTACTTCCTTGACCTCAGCGGGAAGAATGGTACTACTGAGTCGGTTGCAGCAAATATCGCGGCATTCTCGGCGTTTACGGAGGGGATGCAGTTGTTCTCCTCGTTTATTATGCTACTCAACTTCCCCCGACACGGTAAAATGAAGGGAATGGGGCAGATCGTTACATGGTCTATTGTAGACGAGACGATGCATGCTGAGTCCATGATCAAGTTGTTCCGTCAGTATGTCGAAGAGAATATTGAGATCTGGGGAGACAGTCTGAAGTCTACCATCTATACTATCGCAACCAAGATGGTCGAACTTGAGGATAAGTTCATCGACCTCGCCTTTGCTATGGGTCCGATGGAGGGATTAACTTCAGAAGAGGTCAAGACCTACATTCGCTACATCGCTGACCGCCGCCTGATCTCGCTCGGACTGAAGGGCATCTTCAAGGTCAAGAAGAATCCTCTGCTTTGGGTAGAAGAAATGATTAACGCACCCACCCACACCAACTTCTTTGAGAATCGTGCTACTGACTACGCACGTGGCGCATTGAGCGGTGACTGGGGAGATGTTTGGGGTGCTGCTGCATGATGGTGCCAGAGGTCACGGAATTCCCTCAGGCGTTGCGTGACCTCGCCACCACTCCCGAAGAGTTTTGGGAGTGGGGCAGTCGCATTCGTCCTGGATGGGACCTATGGCGAAAATGGAAAGATCAAGAACTTGTGGGTCTCGTACACAGACATTGCGAGTTGCACGAATCTAGAGAACTAATCCCACGATACATAACAGAGTTAGATGTTTACGATGATGATGCTATGTTGAGTGGATTTGTCGGAGATAATATAGACAGTAATGCTTCCCTTGGATGGCATGTTGATAATTATGATGTTTATGCTTTCAACATCGAAGGAAGAACTGTCTGGGAGTACTTCTCATTGATAACTGGTGAGATTGAAACGGTTGAATTGGGTGAAATGGATAAAATACTCTATATGCCATGTGGAGTAACACATCAAGTCAAAGTTCTTACTGACTACAGGACTTCGCTCAGTATAGTAAAAAGAGGCACCCTGAGCGGAATGAAGTTGCCATTTCATAGATCTGAATGGTTAGATTGAGGAGTAAAAATGGAATACGAGATCAGTTGTGAAATATGCGAGAAGGTTACTCAGGTATACACCGAAGATGATGACGAAATGCCTTCTTTTTGTCCCATGTGTGGAGCACCCGTAGAGGTAGAAGACCTATGAGAACATTCCTACTACTAGCAATGATTGCGGTATTCTCTACTGCACAGGCGCAGACAAGAGACGAAAATATTAGGATTTTCCTCGAGACTCCTGTAAACGGAGTGACGCTCGGAAATATCGGGACGGTCAGAGGATGGACGCTTCACCCCACCAAATCAGTCGAAGTTGTTGAGATCTATATCGACGAGCAGTTTTCATCTGAAGTTCCTGTAGGCGGGTCGAGATTAGATGTCGCCAATGCGTTTCCGGACGTCGATGGCGCTCTATATTCTGGATTCTCACAAACAGTCAACTTCAAAGAATATGACGAAGGATACCACCGTGTCGCCGTTTACGCATACACGTTTGACGGGAGGTATAATTTCAAAGAAGCAGAGTTTTGCGTCAGCAAGTTGGCAAACACTAATTTCATTAAAGACCCCAATGATATTAAACTATATGAGGTGCGAAGAATACATCTTTGGCAGGATAGGTTGGTGCTGGAGGGAATTCAGGTAGGACAAAGATCTTGGAACGTCGAACTTACCTGGAACACCGCGACGCAAGATTTTCAGATTTCCCAAACCACACCATATAGGTTCATCGACGAATACACCGAATACGAAGGGTGTACAGAAGGATAGGGAAATGTATGAATACCGTAGCACACTACGTCGCATTGTTGACGGTGACACCGTTGATGTGGATATTGACCTTGGTTTTGGTATTATCCTCTCTAATCAGCGTATTCGTCTTTACGGCATTGACACGCCTGAATCGCGCACTCGAGACCTCGAAGAGAAGAAGTGCGGGAAACTCGCCGCACAGTACATCGCGGACCACATATCGGAAGGCACCACTTTCACTTTACGCAGTCGACTTGACGGAAAAGGAAAGTACGGTAGAATCCTCGGCGAACTAATTTGTTACGTCCATGAGTTTGACCGCGAAATGTCACTCAATGATGCGATGATAACAAAGAAACTGGCAGTAAAATACTTTGGTCAGTCCAAGAAAGATATTGAAGCAGAACATTTGAAGAATCGGGAAATACTTTATGAACAAGGATTGGTTATACGAGGGTGAACCCTTCGCTATCGAGTACGGTGCTCTCCACCCAGACTGGATTGGGTTTGTCTACCTGATCACCGATACGGAAACGGGCGAGATGTATGTGGGTCAGAAGAGATTCCACAGACAAAAGACTCTTCCCATCACCAAGAACAGAAAGCGCAGGCAGAAGGTCTTGGTAGAGTCGGATTGGAGGACTTACTACTCCTCTAGCGAGACCATCAAGCAGAATATTTCCGAAGGTTTATCGGACCGATATATAAGAGAGATAATACGGTTCGGGTACTCAAAAGGAGACCTGAATTATTTGGAAATGATTGAACAGGTTCGTCGTGAGGTTCTATTTGACGATAAATACTTAAATGGAATCGTGAATGTTCGTATACATCAGAAACATTTGAGCGATAGATTGAAGAGGGAACTTGGATATGATAACTGAGCAACAAAATGGGAAGAAGCGGGTCCCAGAACTATATGAGATAATCGAGTCAATTGCGAAGAGCAAGACGCCGGAAGAAAGGGTGACTTTGATTAGAAAATACGCAGGCATGTCATCGTGGACAGACTATCTACGTTGCGTGTTTGACGACCGCATTCAATTCAATCTTCCTGGAGGAGAGGTTCCCTATACTCCAGCGGAAGAGCAAGCAGTGCCCACTTCTTGGCACAAGCAAAACGTAAAACTCCAATACTTCGTGAAGGGGTCACGCAAGTCCGATCCCATGCACCCGTTGAAACGGGAAACGATGTTTATTGGACTTCTCGAGGTAATCCACCCTAAAGATGCAGAGATCCTCTCTATGATGATCAACAAGAAAGCACCTGAGGGACTCGAAATAGAAGATGTGAAGGAGGGATTGCCGAAATTGTTATGACTTGTTAAGCAAACAGGAGTCGCCTATGGTAAATCATGAAACCCAATTGAACAATTATTGTTCGGAAATGAGTAACCAAATCAACCGTCTTATAAGGAGAGGCAAAACTAAAAAAGCGCACAGAGTCAAAAGGGAGCAGGAATTTATCCGCTCTACAATTTCAGAATTACAAAACTGGAGGTGATCCTATCTCGTGCCCTCACAGGGACGTGAGGGTATCGTCAAAAAAGATCAAGAAAGTTGTTGTCTTTTGAGTGGAGATGCTTAAAATAAAAGACATCGCTGCCTGGGAAACTAATACTATGCCAACATACGACATTCGAACAAAAGATGGAGAAGAGCGAGAGGAATTCTGTTCTATCTCTAAAATGGAAGAAATGGTAGCGAGCGGAGAATGGACTATAGTTCATAACAGTGCTACTACTCTCATCTCACACACTGGCAATATCATTAACAAAACTCCCGATGGTTGGAAAGATCTTCTCAAGGCAACAAAGAAAGGATCAGGGAGAGGCAACAGCATCAACCTCTAATACTAAATAGGAGAGTCTTACTAACAGGATTCTACTATGTCCCCCGAAGCAAGAAACCGCGTATACGAGCAACTCAAAATAGACGAAGGAGTCGTGTATGAAATTTATCTCGATCATCTGGGTTATCCTACACTGGGCGTCGGTCATCTCATCCTTGAGAACGATCTGGAGCACGGGCAAGAAGTGGGTACTGAAGTATCGGAACAACGAGTCCGTAACCTCTTTGGAGTGGATTTAAATACCGCAATTAAAGAATGCGAAGTTCTATATGATGATTGCTGGCAAGTACTGCCAGAAGCGGTCCAAGAGATCCTCGTGAACATGATGTTTAACATGGGTCGACCACGCCTATCTAAGTTTAAGAAGATGAATGCAGCAATTCGCGAAGGCGATTGGAAAACTGCATCTGTAGAGGGTCGTGACTCGCGATGGTACCATCAGGTTGGTAATCGTGCAAACCGTTTAATGAGTCGACTTGAATTTGTAAAATAAGGATACCACTTTGTTATGAAATGGTTAGGTATTGGAGGAGAGTGGTTCCACGACGCGGGTCTCACTCTTATTAATGAAAATGGTGAAGTAGAATTTGCGACTCTTGCTGAGAGATACAGCGGAAAGAAGCACGATCCACACATCCCTCATGATCTTCTGAAGAAATACATGCAAATTCCAGACACGAAGTGGATATGCCACGACGACTGGGAATTGCGAATGAAGTTCCGCAACGGTGCGTACGATCCGGTCTTGCAAGATCCAGATTATTATCATGCCGAAAACCATGATGAACCTTGGAAGCAGCATCCAGTTTTTCGAAAGAACTTCCTCTCGACCAATCACCATTACTCTCACGCTGCTGCTGCTTTTGCAACTCGCCCCGAATCTTTCGCTAAAGAAGACGTCGTCAACGTTGTGATCGATGGTATTGGTGAGTATCGTTCGATGCTCATCCTCAACAACGATTTCGAAATTGTCCATGAAGTATCGTTCCCGCGATCGATTGGGTACACCTACGCCAATTTCACAGACAACCTTCCTGGTATGCACCTCAATGCCAACGAGGATGAGTATGTGGTAATGGGGTACTCTTGCTATGGCGAACCCACTCACTGGGAACAATTTTACGAGATGTTCCAATGCGTCCCTTCCTACACCATGGAAGATCAAGACGGTTGGGACAAATTCGATTGGGCGCAAAAATTTTCCGTAAAGAAAATGCATATCTTCAAGATGATCGACTACCTGCTCGAAAATTGTAAGAATACCGCTGATGCATCAGCATCCCTCCAAAGGGGAGTGGAAGAACTCATATACGACTTCATGGTGAAGGCAAGGCAATACGGTAGCAAACTCTGCTACAGTGGCGGCGTAGCGCAAAACATCATGGCAAACTCTCGTATGCGCGACCTGTTTGACGATGTCTGGATCGACGTGAATCCTGGAGATGGTGGAGCGAGTCTCGGTGCTGCAGCATACCATTACATGAAAGACACTGGCGCAGAGCGTATTCAGTGGTCACATCCCTATCTTGGTCACAATATCGAGGGCGATCTCGACCCCGAGAAGGTTGTCGACTATTTGATGAAGAAGCAGGTGTGTGGTGTTGCCAATGGTCCTGCCGAGTTCAGTTATCGTGCCTATGGTAATCGCTCACTGATTGCTGATGTTCGCTATGAGGTCAAGGACACTGTCAACGAGATCAAGCAACGACAGAAGTATCGACCCTTCGCTCCTGCGATTCTCGAAGAGCACGCAGATGAGTACTTCACGGGACATATGAACCGCTGGATGCAATACACGAGTTATGCCAAGCATGACTTCTCCTCGGTCACGCACGTAGACGGATCCGCGCGAGTACAACTCGTGCACAAAGACTCGCAGTCAGTGTTTCGCCGTATCCTTGAGTGCTACTATGATCGCACGGGCATTCCTATGCTTCTCAACACCTCACTCAACATTCGCGGCAAACCCATGGTGAATGATGTGACTCACGCTGAAGAATTTGAGCAGAAATATGGAGTCAAGGTTTTCACTTCATGATCCGCATGATCGCCCTATCGGACTGTCCCAAGTCTCAATACTACTCTAAGATATGTGTTGAAAGATGGGGAGAATTAGGGTATAATATAAGTCTGTTCCAGGGAACCACGCCCGACACTCTTGGCGATGAGTTAGAATTCGCAGATATAAAGATGACGTCTAAGACACCGTTCACTCCAACAGAGAAAGCAATATGGTACAGTCACTTTCGGGTATGGCAAACTGTGAAGGAACCAACTTACATTATTGAGCACGACACGTATCCATTTCGCTCACTCCCTGAGTTCAAGGAAGACTACGGATTGTTCTCAGTGTTTCCAAGAAACAACAGAGCGTGGTTAAAGATGGAAGAGCATATTTCTCCTGGAAGCGGTTACTATATAAGCGAGAGGTTTGCTGCTATACTAACTGCTGCAGCATTAGAGGATACCATTTCGCAAAATGTAGACGGTCATATCCATACGCACTTTGAGAAAGAGTTAAACATGAGCAAAAACAAGACAGCAAAGCAACGCATGGAACAACTAAATCAAGTATACTGCCCCAGAGCATCTTGTTTTCAAATAGTTAATTATGATATCGGAACGTCAGCGGAACACAAATTATGAAACGTCTAATCTATCAAGTTTGTCTCGGCGAGGCAAAGGACTCCAAACTCTATTCTACGTGTATCGATTCGGTAACAGATTACTGCAAGAAACACGATATCGACCAATTTGTCCAGAGAGAAGCACACCTCAAAATCCAACCCGACCCGTTTGTGACGAATCGAAACGCAGATTCATATGTGAAGCATGGTGGATTTCTGCCAATCTATGAAAAAGAAAACGCCTTCGATTGCTTCGCGGAAGGTTATGATCAAATCGCAATCATCGATGCCGACATTTACATTCGTGCCGATGCCCCTAACATCTTCGACGATCTCGAGGATGAGTATGACATTGGTGCTGTTGTTGAGCGCAGCATGCCCATCAGTGGGCAGTACGCAATGAAGATCAAGAACTACTCTCATATGCAGTACAATAGTCTCACAGATGTGCAGTGGGACTGGCGAGACTGGGGAGCACATTTCTATAATATGGGAATGATTGTGATGAATAAGTCTATTGTCAAGTATCTGAAGGGACAGACTGCAAGAGAGTTTCTTGACCGCCCCCAGTTCTTGGACTTCATTGACGGAGTTGGTAATTGGAAATGGTCGACAGACCAGACTCTCCTAAACTATTGGGTCAAGAAAGAGAACATGAAGGCGAAAGACATGTCATGGAAGTGGAATGCCCTGTACTCGGCGGTCAAAGACGAGCATATTCCGGAAGCACACTTCATTCACTTCTTCCTGAAAGACAAGTTGCCCTCTGCGGGAGAGAACGTCGAAGCACTGATGGAGAAGATTGGAGTGGAGTATGAATGACGCGAAGATGGTAATCGTTTCCTATCCCAAGTCCGGAAGAACTTGGTTGAAGGTTATACTCGAATGGTATCGAGAGTTCAACGGCATGCCAATGCCGAAAATACTATGGACTCATCTGGGTTATGGTCACGACAGTGCGGTTGAGGTCAATAAGTTTTTTCTCAGGCACCGAGATGTACCAAGAGTTCTACTCACTCGCGATCTCGCCGACTCACTCGTCTCGTATTACCACGATGATATGTTTCGCAATCCATCACGTCTTGTCGGTTGCCCTGACGTCAACGACTATGTGAGAGAACATATAACACACATTAAAGAATTTTATCGCAAGGCAGGTTCGCTCAATTATGACCTGCAGTTGTCGTATGAAGAAATGCATCACAAAACAACTGAAACTGTGGCACCTATCATCGAATTGTTAATGGGAGAAGTTGATCGCGAAGCACTGAAGAGCGCAGTAAGAGAATGCGAGTTCTCTAAACTGCAACAAAGTGAGCGTTCGGGTAAGGTCGACATGAGAGTTTCGAAGGCGCATATGTCTCGTGGATTTTATAAAACCCGTAAGGGCAAGATCGGTAGCGCAAAGGAAGAATTAAACATCGATACATATGACTGGTTGCAGAAGGAAGCACAATTATGATGTTCGGGAATAATAAGCACTCGGTAGACGTCATGCATCTGATAAAGAAAGGATCTGTCGGTGCAGAGATTGGCGTCTGGAAGGGGTTGTCGTCAAAGAAGTTTCTCGCGAAGAAACCGAAGGAGTTGCACCTTGTTGACTCTTGGAGCACAGTCGCGTACGAAGAGTCGGACGAGCACGGAACATACCAAAACTACTTGGACCGTTACGCTACCCTGACTGGCGGCAACACCGAGGCAGAGTTCTCCGCATTCTACGAGGGAGTTTATATGGGTGTCGAAGCGACTCTGGGTAAAGATCCAGCAGTGACGATTCACCGTATGACATCCGACGAGTGGTTCGAGTCTTTCAAAGGCAAACTCGACTGGATCTACATCGACGGTGACCACTCGTTCAAGGGTTGTTACCGAGACCTATGTAATGCTGTTAAGGTGGTCAAGTCGGGCGGTTACATCCTCGGTGATGACTACAAGTGGGCATTCCAGAAGTATGGTAAGGATGGCGTGACACAGGCAGTCGAGAAGTTCAAGACGGTTTACAATATGACGCCAATGCAAGAAGGTATGGGAAGTCAGTTCAGCATACAGGTGCCGTGATGATAGCATATGCGATTGTGATGAATGATAACGAAGACTCGCTGGCAGGGTATCGCACTCTGTCGCAGAGTATTACTGACACCGAGTCTAACGTATCGTTACTGCCCTTCATTGCGACGCAACCCCACACCATTGGTGAGGGGATTCGAGAAGTATTCGGGCAAGAAGATATTAGGTGGTCGTGGTCCAACAGTCCAGCAGAGGACAGAATGGATCTACGAACAGGTCTGTTCAAGAGGCACTATCAAGCAGTTGACCAGAACAGGGTCATCGCTTGTGCCCTGAGTCATATGCGACTCTGGAAGAAGTGCGCACACGGTGATGAACCGATAATGGTACTTGAGCATGACGCAAGATTTATCAGGAAGTTCAGTTTATCTGACCTTGCTGGTAGATGGGGAGCAGTTGGGTTGAATGACCCGCGAGGTAACACTCGAAAAGGAATGAAGTTCCACGATTTAGTCGCATCGTACGGGGAAGGCATACACCGAGTACCCGTCATCGACGAACCTACTGAACCACCTCTCCCCATGGGACTGGCAGGAAATAGTGCCTACATAATTAAACCAGAGTTCGCGAGTAAACTACTCGAAGAAATGCGAACGATTGGTATTTGGCCAAACGACGCGATTATGTGTCGTCAGTTATTCCCGTCACTCAAAGTAGTTTATCCATACTATACTGACGTTGCGAAGAGAGGGTCGACCACAACAGGAATTTGATTATGAAAGGTTATGTGATTACGATACAAAGTATGCCGCAGTCAGTAAAAGCAGCAGAACGATGCATCAAGTCAGCAGTAAGAAATGACGTCGAAGTAGAAATGTTCGCCGCAACCACACCTGCTGATAATCCCCAAAAATATCTAGAAGAACGAGGCATCTCCACTGAAGGATTCCGTGAGGTGTATTCTCGTTTCGCTAACTGCGTCGCCGCATTCACCTCGCACTATCGCTTATGGGAGAAGGCATACAATGAGAAAGAAACTCTTCTTGTCCTTGAGCACGATGCGTATTTCGTTGATCAAATCCCGAACGTCACTTTTACTGATATCCTGTCTTTCGGTCACCCCTCCTATGGTAGATGGCAGACCCCACCCAACTTGGGCAAGAACACACTTGTCTCCAAGCAATACCTTCCAGGTGCCCATGCTTATGCTGTGACGCCACAGGGAGCAAAGAAGTTGCTCGAAGCAGCAAAGGTGTGCGCCGGACCGACTGATATTTTTATCAGCAACAAGAACTTCGATTGCGTTGAGGAATACTACCCTTGGCCAGTTGAAGCAAAGGACTCGTTTTCTACGATTCAATCTGACCGAGGAATCGAGGCGAAGCATCAGTACCAGAAACTCGGTGACCGTTATGAATTGTTGGGGGTGAAGTGATGTTTCTAACTGGTTGTGACAAGAACACAGAGTGGCAATTGCCGTGGTTTGTGGCGAATTATACGGAACACACTGATATTCCTCTCGTCATTGCAGACTTCGGTATGTCCGATGTGATGCGTGACTGGGCGACTCACCAAGCACAGGTATTCGATTGCGAACCAAACGGTTGGTTCACAAAGGTAGAGTCAATGATTAAAATGGGATCCATGTTCGGACCCAAACAGTTTTGCTGGATCGATACGGACTGCCAAGTTTGTTCGGATCCTTCCGGCATCTTTTCTTATGTGCAACCCGAGAAACTGACCATGGTGATCGACCATCCTTGGTCAGCACGTCGACCACAACTCGGTCACTGGTATAACTCTGGCGTGGTGGCGTTCCAGGGCACACCCAATATTCTCTACACTTGGCACAAAGAGTGTCGTCAGGGAACGCACGTTGGCGATCAAGAGGCACTCTACTCTTGGTTGGGTGGCGACTTTATGAAGATCGCAACCTACATCTCTGAGGCACCTCATCGTTATAACACCCTGCGAATAGATCTGATAGATAAAACCGCACCAGAGAACCCAATTCTTATGCATTGGACTGGTGAGAAAGGTAATGATGAGATTCGGAGACAAATGGCATGACGAAAAAGGCACACATACTCGGTAATGGCGACATGGCGCATATGATGCCTCAGGGTGTTCGGGATAAAACGGCACGTGACGGTAAACTCATTGCCTGCAATCAACCACCCTTTGCGATTAAAGACCCTTGGTGCACTACGATTGTCGACTTCAAGATGTGTGGTGCGTTGACTGAAGGATCGATCAATCTAGATGCATTTATGTGGGTAATGGGTAATCGCCCCCGACTCTGGATGGACAAGAATCCTAACTTCTATATGAAGCATGCTCACCACATTCGAGAGTTCTATACGACCGTGCCTAAATACTGTGGAAAACGCGCAAACGAGGCAGCAACTGCATTTAACTGCGGGCATATGGCGACTCACTATGCTGCAGCGAGATTGAAACCTGACGAGATCCACATGTACGGGTTTGACTCTATCTTTGATCATAATATGCGGTCATACACTGACGTTGTTCTCAACTCGGACAGGAGCAAGACCAACAATTACCGCCTGTTGGATGTCTGGCGTCCCATATGGAATCACATATTCAATGAGTTTAAAGACATTAAATTCGTCCTATACCATAAGCATCCGAACCCTAAAATAGAAACTCCGAAGAACGTGGAGTTCTTTACTGGTTCGTAAGTTGTTGATTTTGTTCAGGTTTCTTAAACTTGTCTTTGTACCCCAGATGCGGGATAATAGACCCATAGTTGAGTGAATAGGACACTACAATGATGCAAGAAGATATGTTCGCCGATGAGATCAAAGTTTCACGGATCAAGGCAGTCGGTTCAAAGTTGAAGTTTTGGGGTTCCAAGACCAAAGATGTAGCAATCGAGGTCAGCGAGAACGAGCACGTTCGTGAAATCGGATCCGCAACCAAAGAGGCAACAGTCGAAGCGATCAAGTCTCCTGCCATGAAGCACGTGCTCGGCGGTATGATTGCTGGTGCCATGATAGGCACTCTTGTCCCCATTCCGTTTGTGGGCACCGTGGCGGGTGCTGGCATCGGTGCTTCCCTCGGTCTATATCGATGGTTCACGCAGTAGTTGACTTTTCAATCTCATTCAGTAGAATATCTCTTATAGGTTAGAGGAAAGACAAATGGCAAATCACGTATCAGGTTACATCACTCTCGAGAATGCGTCCGAAGAAGGTCAAAAAGTTTGGGACACGTTCGTTCTGGGAACGATAGCAGAGAACAGAGATAACTATGAGACCCATTTGGGTCACTTTCTGTTCGAAGAAAAAGACGGCGAGTTCGTCGACTGGGACTTTAATAGAATGTGCGAAGAAGTTGGTGCCAAGTGGGCATATGCAACTGACGCTGACGAAAGCGGATTTGCGTATTACTCTGCTTGGTCTCCCCTCAATGCTCTTTGTGAGATGATTTCTCAAAAGATCGGTGAGGTCGATAAGGACTTTCGACTCATTATGACCTATGAGGACGAGATGCCTAACTTTGTTGGTTGTGCTATCTACGACCACAGCGGTCAAGATGAAGAAGCATACATGGAGCACGACGATCTTCTACAACTTTTGATGGAAGAGGACGCCGAGTTAAAGGCACTGTATGACGAAGATGAAGGCGACTGGAAAGACGGTAAGGAAGAAGAGGCATGGGAGATCTTACATGAGATCCAATACGACTTTATCTCCGACTGGCAATCCAAGTTTGCATACGGGGAATAATATGCCCATTGCGAAGAACAAACTCCCAACTAAGGAACTGATACTCAAGCACATGAAACACGGTATCGTTCAACTGAAGTTGGGTGAGGATCTTGAGGAGTACACTCTGATTCGTGGCGCCATACCTGACCATCTGGCAAAGATAGGTTCCGCGAATCCAAACAGTGCTCCTGCCGAAGAGTTCACCGCATTTAATATCTCAAAGAATGAGTGGGAGACTTTTCAGATCGCCGAACTGGTTGTATACAAAGGAATGGTGCGAAGATATGTCGGATGAAATGGACCACCTACTAACTCCTGCGCAGAAGCGAGCAAAAACTCGCGAGAAGAAGCAGAAGGCAATGCTGGAACGTATGGGGGTTGAACCAAGAAAACAACCTAAGAAACCCCGCAAGAAACGTAAACCTATGACCGAGGAGCAACGTGCTGCTGCTGTCGAGAGACTCGCCAAAGCACGTGCCGCCCGAGCGCCAGCGAAGAATACAAACGTGCATCCTCGAGTGCAGGAACTTCCAGACGACCATCCTCTGAGTCTTGTCAATACAAAGGCAGTGCTCAAAGAGTGGAAAGAGAAACTGTCAAGCATTCGTCAACAGAAAGTGTCGAAGGACAGCGAACAGAGGATGGAATATCAGATCACAGAGAACTATGTGAAGAATCTACAGATCTGGATTAGGGACGGTGTCTGGTTAGACCATAAGTATGGACCGAAGCGAGCGAACACGATGTCCTACGTTTGCTATGCTCCCTCCAACAAAGAAGATGGTACAATCGACCGTGTACAGGGCACATACTATTCAGACATCGGAGCAGTGTGGACTCAGGAACTACAAAAGGAGTACAAAGGTGAGTAAACCAAATTACTTGGGTGTCCCTGAAGATACCCTCAACAAGGTGGTCAGTTATCTGCTCGACCGCCCGTATCGAGAAGTTTCTGAATTGTTGAAATTGCTCGAGTCAGAAATTGTCACAATTAAAGGTGCAGAAACATTACCAGAGGAGGCAGATAGTGTCGGAACAGAATCCAGCGAACGGTGAAGATCAACCTGAGTTTATGACGAAACCCAAGTTTCGTAAACTCGTTGACGCAACCGTATCGCGTCACAATATGAGTTACATGGATGCGGTCATCCATGTTTGCGAAGAACACGGCATTGAGTTAGAGGATGTCAAACGATATGTGAATGTCGTTCTAAAGCAGAAGATCGAAGCAGAGGCGACCAAACTTAATTTCTTGGAGAGGCATGCTACATTACCAGTTGAATAGTGACCTCATTCGCGATTTTATCCTTGATGATGCACAAAAGAATATTATCTGGGAGAAATACCAAGATGCGTTAGAGGGAAAGGAATTCGAACGTGCTAAGGTGCATGGCGATAACCCATATTCTGAATCCAGGTTTTGCGAAAACTTTTCATTCAATTACAAACAAAACCCCGAAATATTCGACATATCGTCGTCAATGCTCGAGTTCACTGACGAATTGGCGTATGATTACCCAGAGGATCTCTGGTTCGCACAATACGAGTTTGTAAAATATGACGGTAATGGAGAGACATTTAAACCGCATCAAGATGATAACATAGATGCCAGTCAACATAATCGTCTATTCACTTCTGTTACCATGGTCGATAAAACGGACGACCTGGAAGGCGGTCACCTCTACATTTGGCCAAAGACTAGAATTTATGATGACGGATATCGTTACTACGATGAGAGTCTGCGTTACACTGTTGACCTCGAACCATGGGAAACTGTCATATTTCCCGCATATTATTTTCACGAAGCGAGTCCTGTTCTACAGGGTCGCCGAACAATACTCATTAGTTGGGCACAGTTTGAAAGTCTTATGCCCCGCTATTGACTTCTCATTCTACTTGCGTAGAATTATAAATATGGTTGTTCCGCTGATACAGGAACACCATACTAAACCATACTACAGTCATACAAAGGATACACGATATGGATATTTCATCTCTTAAGTCACGTCGATACGACATCAACAAACTCGTTGCCGCAGCACAAGAAGGCAACGGTTCCTCCGATAACCAACGCGAAGATACCAGCAACATCTGGAAACCGACTGTCGATAAGGCAGGCAACGGTTACGCTGTCATTCGTTTTCTCCCCGCTGAAGCAGAAGTCCCATGGGTACGTTACTGGGATCACGGTTTCAAAGGACCAACTGGCAAGTGGTACATCGAGAAGTCCCTGACCTCATTGGGTAATCAGGATCCTCTCGGCGAGTACAACAGCAAGTTGTGGAACTCAGGCAACGAAGAAGATCGCGAGCAAGTCCGCAAGCAGAAGCGACGACTCCATTATGTGACAAACATTCTGGTTGTCTCTGACCCCTCTGCTCCTGAGAACGAAGGTAAGGTCTTCATGTATCAGTTCGGTAAGAAGATCTTTGATAAGATACAAGACCTGATGCAACCACAGTTTCCTGGAGAGACCCCCGTCGATCCGTTTGATCTGTGGGCGGGTGCTGACTTCCAACTGAAGATTCGTCAGGTTGAAGGTTATCGAAACTACGACCGTTCAGAGTTCAAGGCACCTGCGCCTCTGCTCGACGGTGATGAAGTTCAACTGCAAGCAGTACTGAATCAGTTGCACGACATTAACCAGTTTCTTGACCCCAAGAACTATAAGTCGTATGAGCAACTCGAAACAAAACTCTTTGAGGTTTTGGGTCAGTCTGCTCCGCGTACTGTGAAGGAAGAGGTTGCCGTTGACACGGTCGCCGCACCTGCTCCTGCTCCCGTAGCAGCAGCACCAGAAGTAGCAGTATCCGCTGCTGCGACTGCTGAAGCATCGGACGAGGATGGGGATGACGACGCATTCTCATACTTCCAAAAGTTGGCAAACGCTGACTAACTCTTGCTTGGAAAGTGTATGGGCGACTTCGGTCGCCCTTTTTTATGTCTGCATGCCATATAAATAAGTGTCATGGACCCACTCGATTTCAAATCGTTAGAAGCAGAGATGCAGCAGAAAGGAATTTCTGCTAATACGGAGAAGTCAGCAGAATGGTTTCTTGAAAAGGTAGAAGAGATGTCGGGTCAGAAACCGCCCGATCGTCGCGCTGTTAAGAATAATTTTCCCTTTGCAAAGAGACAGATCGTCGGTCAAATGTTCATGTTCTTCTATTATCCAAAAACTGCGCAGCAGTTGCCTTACTATGACCGTTTCCCGTTGATATTTTTATTAGAACATTCTAAAGAACACTTCATGGGATTGAACCTACATTATTTGCCTATCGACTTGAGGCAACAGTTGTACTACCGCCTATTGCCGAGGGCAACAACTACCGTTTTCACAGAATACACAAGATTAAAGATAGATTACAATTTCCTGAAGAGTAGAAACTCATTGCGCGCATTTAAAGCGTGCATCAGAAGATATAGATACGAACAGATGATTGGCAAAATGGCGCATGTACCTGCTAACGAGTGGGAGTTGACGGTGCACCTACCACTTGCCCTCTGGAGAAAGTCCAGCGAACAGAAGATTCATCAAGATAGTCGCAAAATTGCGAGGAGAATATCGTGACATTTAAGACGGATGACCTCCGGTCATTTCTAAACACCGAGAACGGAGTCGCGTCCGAGTCTCGTTGGAAGATAGAACTTCCCCAGATATCCGGAACACCAAAACCTGGAGGCGGTAGTGCAGGCAGTTATACCACTTCCGATTTGAATCTGGTCTGCACCTCTGTCAAGATGCCTGGAGTTGATGTGGTGACTATTGACCGACAGATCGGTATGGTCCCGCAGAAGGTTGGTATCGGTAAGACACTCAACCCTGTCACTTTGACCTTCTATCTCACGAATAAATACACTGCCAGAAAGTATTGGCAAGATTGGATGGAATGCGTTGTCGGTAGCGGCGCACCATACACAGCAGGTTTCCTGCAAGAATATGGAAAGCAGGTGACAATTATACAGTTGGATAAACTGCAGGCACCCGTTTACAAGGTCAAGTTGACCGAAGCATATCCAGTTAACGTCAGTGAAATCGATCTGACAAATCAGGCAGCAACAGCAGCAGCGGAGTTTACTGTCACCCTACAATACACAAATTATGAAGCGAGTTGATATCGGAGTTAAATTATGGCATTACCAAAAATTAATGAGCACCTAAACTTTGTCATGACAATCCCATCACTGGGAAAGCAAGTCAAGTATCGACCATATCTGGTCCAAGAAGAAAAGGTTCTACTTCAAGCATTCGAGTCAAAGGATGCCTCAACTTGTTTGCAGGCAATGACGGATACTCTTTCCGCAACCATTGATCCAAGGGAAGGCATCAATGTCGCAAAACTTGCGACCTTCGACGTTGAGTACATGTTCACGCAGGTACGCGCGAAGTCGGTTGGCGAAGTCTCGACGATCTTGATCAACTGTAAGAAGTGCGAAGAACAAAATGAATACCAAATCGACCTCGACGAGTTAGAGATTGAGGTTCCCGTTGGACAAAATCTTCGAGAAGTCACGGACAACATTCGCGTAGAGATGCGGTATCCCTCGTACGACGTTATGCTCGAGCAAGAAAAGGAAGGCGACGAATTCGAGAAGGCACTGGAAGTGGTCGTTAACTGCATGGTTGCTATCCATACGAACGATGAGAGAATTGACTGCTCTGATGAGAGCAGGGAGGATATTCTCGACTTCGTTTCTTCTATGACCGCCGCGCAGTTGAAGAATATCACGAGTTTTATCGAGGATATGCCCGCACTGAAACATAAAGCGGAGTTTCTGTGTCAGCACTGTACTGAGAAGAACGAACTGGAGTTAAAGGGTCTATCTGATTTTTTCTGATATGCCTTTCTCATGATAATCTTGTAAACCATTACAAGACTAACTTTGCCCTGATGCAACACCACAAGTATTCCTTGTCAGAGTTAGAAACTATGTTACCATGGGAAAGGCAGGTCTATGTGACTCTTCTCATCGAGTACATCAAGGAAGAGAAAGAGAGGATGGAACTCGCTAAACAATCGCAACGATAGTATAAATAAAGCAAAATAATAAGAGTCCCAAAAATGGCAGAAGAAGCAACCATCCAAGGCGTTGTCTCCGAACTCCAAGTGATAAATCAGTTAATACACGACACAACTGATATGCACTTGGAAGCACTTATCGGTATTGAAAGTGTTGCAAGCGCAATCGACGTAAAGGTTGGGCGTATGCTAGAGCAACCTGCCATACAAGAGTCCCTCGAAAAGTTTTCGCAAGATATCGTTGAGGGTATCACTGGTTCCTTCGACGCTGCTCTTGAGTACCAAAAGCAGCAAGACAAAGAAAGAGATCGCGAAGAGAAGGGTGAGGTGCAGAGTGGAAAGAAGAAAGGGTTCGGAGAGTCAGTCAAAGATTCTTTCCAGTCAGGATTGAAACGCGGTCCTTCTGGATCAAAGGCACTTAGTGGTCTTGGAAACACCATAAAAGAGTTGATAGAAACAGCAGGCGAAATCGCTGCAACAATGATTGTCGCCAAACAGTTTCTTGGAAACAAAGACACTTACTTAAAACCATTCAGGGCAATAGGCAACTTCTTCTCAAATCTGGGTAGCAGAATCTTCACCTTCTTGTCCGGATTTCGGAACATGCAATTCTTTGAAGTCCTTAAGAACATGGTCAAGTCCCTCAGCAAATTAGCAATTCCGCTAACGCTGGTCATCGGAACGATTGGCGGTCTCATAGAAGCATTCAACTACTTCAACGAAGCAGGTGACGGTATGCAGTCCAAGTTTATGGCGGCACTCGAAGGATTCTTTGCTGGATTCCTTGGTACTCTACTCGCTCCGCTTGATTGGATTATGCACGCCATTGGCGACTTCTTTGGTATTGAGTGGATGCAGAAACTGTCCATCGTAGAGGAAGCAAAGTACGCAGTCGAAGTATTCTTCAATCTGTTCGAAGACTTCGGTCAGTCGTTGAAGGAAACGTATGATATGCTCGCAGCATCACCTGTGGGTCAGAGTTTCAAGCAACTGTGGGAAGATATCACAGGGGCGATCGACAAAATGATGTCGGCACTCAAAGCAGTATATAATAAAATCGCAAAGTACGTTCCTGGACTTCCCATGATTGGCGAGGATACTCGCGAGCAGGGTAAGACCGCAGCAGACTATACAATGGATAGAAAGGAGCAACGGGAGAATGTGAAGGCAGCAAGGAACAGCGGACTGTACGACTCAAACATCTATGGTGACTCTGAGATCAATAAGGAAATGATCAAGGAAGCACCGACGAGTCAGTTAATCTCTATCGTAAAAGACGATGACCTCTCGCCCGAAGATGAGAAGATGGTACTGCAAGAAATCGCCAGTCGGGAAAAGCGAAAGGCAGCATTAGACACTCAGATGGGCGCAACAGTCGAAGCACCCGCAACGCCAGAAGTTGTCAACGATGCCTCGACTTCTTCAGTTCTTCAGGAAATCTCTGTACCGACACGGGAAGCAAAGACTATTCCTGCTGCAATGTCTCGCGAACCGAAAGTTGCAAAAACTGGTTACGAACTTGCACAAGAGAATCCGAATGTGATGGTCATGCCCTCGAGTGGCAAGTTTAGGGCGACAAACCCAGAAATGCCGTTAGAGACAGGAACAAAATTCTTCGACACGTATGCAGAAGCAGCAGAATGGGCGAGTAAAGATCCAAGTAAACGTGGTATGGAGATTGGTGGACCCGATGTTGTACAACAGGGCACGGTTGACGGCACTGCTGTTCTTTCTGGCAAACCCACCGTCGCTGGCGGTTTAGAAGGCAATGCAGCGCAGAGTGCAGAGTTGGAATCAAGACAGAACGACCTTGCTGACCAACTGGCGACGAACATCGCGAACGATAATGCCTCAAACGTAGTCGTTGCCGATAATTCCCAGCAGCAGTCTATCGTTCAGAATAATGTTACGTCAGGAGTGAATCCTGGTCCGTTTGATAGAAGTGACCGTACTCACCGTCGCGGGGCATATCGAGGAACCTAACGCTTCTTCTTTTTGAATGCTGGAAGCGGTTTCATTTTCTTCAACTTCCCAGGTTGCCTCTTGAGTATTCCCTGTGCCTTCAACTCGTCCTCGGTCCAGATAACAAACTTGTATCCGTTATCCTTCGCAACCGCCTCTGCTGCTTCCCACTTGTTCTGATTCTTAATGTAGGTGAATGCCTCGTTGAGCGCACGCTTTGATTTGGGGTTTTTGACTTTGGGCGGTTCGGTTTGCTTCTTGGGTTTGACTTCGATTAGTGTAACTCCACCACTCTTCCATTTGACCCAGAAGTCAACGTAGTATGTATGGTATCGTTTATCGACGTCGTAGAAGTATCGGACCTTGAAGTCCTCGCTGTTCCACTTCTCTACAGCAGTATTCTCGTCAAGGAAGATCATCACCTGCTTCTCCCAACCTGAACGATACACAACATCGTCTGCGTTGCCGTTGTACTTTCCACGGTTCTTGACTTTATACTTGCCTTTATAAGTGTTCGCCATTGCGTATAAATAAACTCAAAGATAAACCTATTTAGCGAGCATACGAATGGCACTGGTATTCCCCGAAAATCGTAATATGTATGAAGGAGTGATTAACTTCACAGTTGTCACAGGTGCCGAGTCATCGAGCACTCTTGGAGATACTTGTACTTTGTATATGCCTGTCGGTCTACAAATTGCGGATAAGGTAGAATACGAGAACGCACAACTTGGTGCCATTGGAGCAGCAATGGGTGGGACGTCAGACCCTAATGCAGCAGCAAGCGAGGGTAATCTCGCTGACACAGCAAAACAGTTAGTCTCTCAGGCAGTGGCGAAGTTCAGTGAACGTGCGGGGGCAGCAGCAAGAGCGAGAAATCTGAACGCGCCAAACCCCAACACTCGTGCTCTGTTTAAGCAGGTCAACCTGCGCCAGTTTCAGTTCACATTTAAATTGATCCCCACCAGTCAATCCGAAGCACAGAGCGTTCCAGAGATTATCAAGTATTTTCGTACAGAGATGTACCCTGCCAATATCACCTATGCAGACCTCGCACTCGGTTATAAGTTTCCAAATAAATTCAAGATACAATTTCAGACAGGTGGAAGCAATATCGTGACTAAACTCTCAGACTGCTACCTTGAGGCATTCCAGACAAACTACAATCCATCTAATGCTGCTTTCTTGCAAAGCGGAAGTGGTCCCGCACACTTTTCTGAGACTGACATTTCCCTGACATTCATGGAAGCAAGAACTCTCAGTAAAGACGATATCCAACAGGGTTTCTGATATGCCAACTAATTTCTTTCAAACTTTTCCCAAGGTAGACTATCGTTTTGGTGACAACGAGCAACCAGTTCGTTGGCAAGACCTCAGCGTGTACATTGATGCATTCGATCAGGTTCAAGAATATGGTTCATTTTATATGGACTATCAGATTCAAAATCCCGAGAGACCAGATCAAGTTTCGATGAAGTTGTATAACACGACTGATTATTACTGGACCTTCTTCTTGATGAATAACCACCTGAGAGAGCAGGGTTGGCCATTATCGAACACCCTGTTGTATGCTCAAGCACAGAGATACTATCCGAATATTTGTATCGTGACAAACGGTATCTTTATCAACTTCCCTACTGGAAATGTCCGACCTCTTGGCGTCAGCACCACTCTCGTTCCTGGACAGTATGTGCGGTTCAAGGCAGATGGTCTTGTGGGCAAAATCCTGCGCGTAGACTATGACCTCGGCATGTACCACATTGCATGCGAAAAGTTGCCAATTCGATCTAACCAGATGGTCAGCATAGGTAAGGCAGAGGGCGAGGCAATGTTCAACGGCGAGGAAGTCGAAGAGCAATTCATCAACGAGATTGATGGTGCCTCTATTGTTCGAAGATATAATCAGTGGGATGCCCCGCATCACTACGAGGATGCAGAGGGCAACTGGATCTACCCAACCTATTCTGCAGAAGCACCTCACCTGATGGACCAAGAAAGTGTAACCACGAGGCAGTCAGTTTCTTACTATCAAAGACTTGAGGAAGAAAACGATATTGCCAGAGGCATCAAAGTTCTCAAACCCGATACCATTGAGCAAGTTGTCGACGAATATAAGAAACTATTGACGCAACCTAGAGACTGATACGTTGAACCAATTAACTCAAGAATTTAAGATCACTGAGGCGATCATAACAGCGGATCGCCTTGGTGACGAAGGTTATGATATAAAGCAATACATTATGGAATTGTCTTGCTTTGAAGATCTCGACAAACCATATGTCACAGGACAGATTGTGTTCATGGATGACATTGGTCTCATTCAGAAAATCAAGATACTCGGCACTGAGAAGATAAAACTGACGGTAGCAACAGCAGAAAAGGATACTGTTGGTGAAGTAGAATGGACGATGGAGTTCAACATTGTCTCTATTATTCAACAAGAAAAGACAGCAGAACGAACAGAAGTCTATCATGTTAATATTATCTCGCCTCATGCCTACCGTGATCAAAACATTAAGATCTCGAGGTCATACACAGGCAGACTCACCAAGATATCAGAGGCAATCTTGAAGAACCACCTGAGTGTCGAAGTAGATCGTTCCTATGGCGGCGATCAGGTTGAGTCGCAAGATCCCGTTAGAATCATCACTCCGTTCATTAGTCCTCTTGAGGCAGTTAAGTGGTTGATGGATCGCGCTACGACAGACGTTGGTTGCCCATACTATGCATACCAAACTTTGTATGATCAAGTGGAGGGTGTCGACAAAATCCGCATAGGTAATCTTGAGAAGATGTTCAGCGCCGAGGCATTTAATGAAAACAAGCATATGCTCTACTCGCAAGCACGTGGTATGATGATCGCTGGTCAAGGGCAGGACAAGCAAGATGTGATTGTGAAACGTGTTCTTGTTGATAGTATTCAAGACACCCTAAAGTTGACGCAAGAGGGAGCACTGGGCGCTAACCTAATGTACATTGACACCTACACCTCGCAAAAGTTTGATCGACACTTTGACGGAAAGAAATTACTTGAAAGACTTGCCTCTGTCGGAGTGCTAGGAACAGGTGGCGTAGCAGGTCAGAATGTTTACGACGTTGAGCAGAAGATTGAAGTAGAAGGTGAAGAGAAAAAACTACCAGACTGTGAGTCTCGTTACATCAGCACAATATCTTCACTCGGAACATATGGTTCGGTCCATAGTTATGCTGATGATCCAGACCAGTTACAGGCAATGAATAAAATTCGAGCAAACGCAATCAAGAGTCTACTGAATAAAAATATGATTGAGGTTACGATTCCTGGTATCTCGTTCTTTAAGTCAAAGGGTAGCGGTGGCAGTTCGTTGCCTTCTGTGGGCGACGTTATCTGGATCGACTTCCTACAGTCCGACACTGGTGAAAGCGGTAACCGCAAGTTGAACCAAGAAATGTCTGGACTGTACCTAATACATAAGTGTAGAAACTTTTATCGTAATACGGTTCATGATGTTATTATGCATGTAACTAAACTCGCCAAGAATCCTAAAGATGAGGAAGTGCCAGCGAGATGAAAACATATAATAAAGAATTTTACGGCGATGACGTTCGTTGGTTTGTCGCCAACGTAATTGACGCCACACCACCCCATGGATACGAAGGCAGGGTCAAGATTCGTATACATGGTATACACAGTGGCGACGTCAACCAGATTCCGCAAAAGGATCTGCCTTGGGCGCAGGTGATGCTTCCCTCGGATACGTATGGTGTTTCTGGTTTGGGTACGATACCGCACATACAGGCAGGTGCCATTGTATTCGGTTTCTTCCTTGACGGTATTAACTCCCAGGTTCCTCTCATCGTTGGTTCACTACCACACGTTGAGTATCCTACGTCTGTGCAATCACAGTATCGTATGGACCCTGCAACCAATCCTTTCGCGTATTACTTCCAGCAAACAAATGCTCAGATGGAAGATCCCATATTCGAAACAGAGGGAATACCTGCAGCAGATGTCGCTCGATACTTCATTGACAACGGGTTCAATGCAAAGCAGGCATCGTCAATCACTGGCGTACTACAAACGATCAGTGGACTCTCTCCCACTCAAGAGGGTAACGGTTTTGGAATCGCGGGTTGGCCAAAAGACAGCGCACGGTATGCGAGATTCAACTCATATATTAAGCGACTCGCCCCCACAAAGACCGCAAAAGATTTCGATGGGCAACTGTTATATGTACTACACGAGTTACAAACAACGAACTCAACCGCACTCTCTAAGATACTTCGCGCTCGAGAGATCGAGGGCAGTTTGTATGGAGAAAAGATCGACGGTATTGAAGAGAAGGGCAACGGGCAAGTTGCCGCACTCGTCAAGTATTATGTCCATCCCCTGACCACCTGTTCAAAGGGTGCTGCTGAAGGAGCAGCGAAGGGAATCTACGGGGGATTAGGAGCAAGGTAATGGCAACGATCAACCTATCGGAAGTTAATCAGTACATTAAGAACCTGTTTGATAGAATCAATCTACGGGATCTTGAGGCGCATCATGCTGATCGAATACGCAAGTGGTTTGTCAACAACCTTTCAAATGTCGGACGATATGCTGTAAGGGATTTCGAGAGGTTTGGTAATCTCAATTCTTTAGGTAAACCATACAACGATAATCGCCCCAATCACTTTGACCGTGCTGACGGTTGGGTCTCCCTGACGGAAGAAGTTCCTGACATTGACCACCTGACATACGGCACAGGTATTTTATATGTACATGGCGAGATGGAACTCCCGTTGTATTGGCCAGAGCAGAGCAAAGACGGATACGGTGAGGCGGGTGATCACATCTATGATGATGAGTTTCACCAGACAAACTACAGTGGAACGCAGAAGCATATATTCCAAAGAACAAAGAACGATCCTCCTCCCGTGTTCTGGTATGAACCTGAACCCACAAAGGACAGACCTGCCAAACGACTCGGTCCTGCACCTGACTGGGGTGATCAGGGTTGGGAGCACGGTTACTTGTGGCATGACACACCTGACGTAGACCAAGATATTCTACAGGGAACTGATACACCAAAGGGCGGTACGACCGCAGCGTACTCCGAACCAGATTGCTGGATGATGGAGACCATCACGTATCATACAGGCAGTGATATCGTAAAGGAGAAAAACGGCGAGGCATCAGATGCAGATAATGATGATGCCATCTATCATATCGGCAACGAGCGTAATCATTTTCCTTATAGAATTTTCTGTGCCTCTTCTCCAGAAGCGATAAATGATATGCTCGACCGATATGTCGACGAGTATAAGAATGGTATGTACGATGGCAAAATCCCCGAGATCATTGAAGAGGTTGGGACATACCCGCCAATTCCAGGACACAGATTCGTCAAGGGCGGTAAGAAGGCGATACTCGACTTCTTGTCTCCGATCAACGAAGTGCCCTCTGGTTCGGGCGGTAAGAACAGCGTCGAGTATGCTCGTGCTTACTTCTACAGGACGGGTGTTGACGTCACTGACCCAAGCACCTTCCCGCCGAACGAAGTTCCGGTCGAAGAGAGAGCACAGCGAGGATTTAATCCGAACAATGTTCCATATGGTGAAGGCACGTGAGTATCCCAGATCAATCATATCTCAACGAGATAATTGCTCAGAGTATCAAGACTGGCACGAAGGCAGGCGTTGATCAGTTCTCTAATGGCAACCTTGATCCCGTAACAAGGACGAACCTGACCAACTACATCTCGGATATGCAAGATCGCATTGGACCAAACGGTGAGATACCTGACGAGGCATACACGGGAGCAGCAGACATTCTGCTCTCGCAAACTCCTGGAATGACTAGATCTACCCTCACGAATGCGTTGAGGTCTAACGGTGTGTTTAATAACTTTGGTGTAGAAACCGATATCGACTTTGTTGTTTCTCGTTCTCTGAATGCCGCGATAAGTCGTTACAACGTTGACCTTCTTGAGAAGTCGGGCAAGGTAGACGAGGTTCTCGATAACTTCGGTTTCAACGGATTTATGCAGGGTATGGTCGCGGACGCAACAAACCAAACGAGAAAGATATTGAATCAGTCGGTCCAGGGCATATTGGATGGTCAAGGTAATCAAATTCGCTTTGACAACGAACTTACCAGTGCAGTGACAGACCTTTTGGGTGGCAACGGATCGTTGAACACCGATGCAATACCTGCTGCTGTAGTTCGTCAGTTTACGAGCACGACATCACCGAGTGGTGCTCCCATCCCCGACACTATCCCTGTTGAGAATCTTCCGCAGAGTTTTAGAAATGCGGTCGCCGCAGAATTAGTTAAGTCCCAGACAGGCGCAGTGGTGTCAACAAACAGTTTGGCAAATACTTTTGGATCCTACCTTCCCACCCTCGCTGGTACGGTTGGTGCCAGCGATGACCTTCCTATGCCTCCTCCCTACGAGATCGGTATCGGTAGTTTGCAAGCAGGACTTGGTGACAATAACATTAGTTCGCTGGAAGAGTTAGAATCAGAGATGTCGTCAATCACAAGAGACGTCAGCGAAATCATTGTTCATTATTCTGATACATATACTAACGCAAACCTGACAGCAGAAAACCTGACAGATCTGACTGGTAGTGGTGATAACGCATACCACATAATTATTATGAGAGATGGTTCGATACAGAGAGGTGTTCCCGTTAATTCAGTAGGATCGCATTGTCCACCAAACAACCATAACGCATACTCTATTGGTGTGTGCTTGGTTGGTGGCGTGAACGTTGCCTCGGGCACCGAAGATTTGTACGAAGTGTCTGGCGCGAGAGGAATTACTTCTACCCAGTACAGCACCCTGTACTGTGTATTCAAGACTTTCTTTGATCAATTCCCAGGAGGTCAGGCACTCGGTCATATGGACGTAGATGCCTCACAGGATGATCCAGGGTTTGACGTTCGAGATTATGCATATAACAACTTCAATAAACAGAGTTTATATGCAGATCCGCTAAATGACCCTGCCCTTTCACCCGATGATATCCTGAAGGCACTGGAAAGAGAAGGTCCGCAGGTATCAGAGAAAGACCCCGACGTACTGGATAAGAAGTTTTAAATGACAACAGGAAATAACAAGATAACGCAACGCGCCAAAGAAGAAGGTGGTGAAGAGAAAGAACTCACCACTGGTATACCCATCGATGGATTTGCTGACCCCACTGGAGAGTTTCCCCGCAGAGGAAACTGGTTCGGTACAAGTCTCAATCGTGCGAGTATGGGAATCAAGATTAATGAAGTTTGGAGTCGGGGCAGCACGGTTGGCACAAACTTCGACGTACCCATGGCGACAACCTCCATCTACCCATTCAATCAGGCAAACGAGACTCTGACTGGACACTCGTTCGAGATGGACGACACTCCAGGAAACCAGCGCATATTAATCAAACACCATACGGGCGCAGGCGTTGAACTCAAGCAAGACGGTTCAGTACTGATCTCATCTCGTTCACACCAAGTACAAGTCGTTGGTGCCGACCACGAACTTGTGGTGCAGGGAGAAGGCAACCTGACCTATGACGGCGACCTCAACCTGACGGTCAATGGCAACTATAATATGCATGTCGGTGGCAATTATAACGTCACTGTCGGTGCCAATCAAAACCACTCGGTACACGGAACGTTGATCACCGAAACGGGTGACACGCACTCAACCATTGTTCGGGGTAATATGGACACAAAGGTTTGGGGCGATCGCCTTGACTATGGTTCAAGTGAACATAAGATCATCACGAAGAAAGATCTACGGTTGATCTCTGGTAACGATATTATCCCCAACGCAAAACGCGGTATTCGTTTCTCTGCAATGTCTCATTTCACTGCTACCAGTGGCGGGTTCATGACATTCTCTTCTGAAGACACACGCGTGATCGGCAAGAAGGGAAAGATCGGTGGTCCGGACTTCCATTACTTTGGTTCACTTTACACTGGCGGTGAAGACGGTCAGGGCAAGGACACGGTATTCCACGGAAACCTCGTCGGTCGCGCACTCGAGGCATGGACCTCAAAGTTCGCAAAGTATTCTGAAGAGGCACACAGCGCGCATATTTCCAACTATGCAAATTACGCTGATCGAGCAGATGATTGCTACAGGGCAGAACATGCACGTGCTGCTGATCGTTCTCTGATGGCGGTTTCTCTCGGCGGTAGTCCAGGTGCAATTAACCTGCCTATCGACCACGACTACCCCGCACTTCCCATTGCAACTAATGATTGGGACGACACCCATGACGGTTCTTCAGACATGAAGGGCGAAGAGAAACCTGAGTACATCTTTGACTGGGGTTGGGAAGCAAAGAACAATCACGTGGTCTATGCATCTGTTGATATGTGGTCTGAGGGTTGGACAACTCCAAAGGATCCCGATGCGGTCAACCTGATGGCGCAATGGCCAGATGCCAACGCACCGCATGAACCTCTGTTCAAGAACTACGCCAATCCCCCTCAGTGGTGGGAAGTGTGGCAGAAAACTTCACCGTATGCTGTGCGTATGGTTGAAGTTGACGAGGATGGTTATCTTGAGGACAAGATCGCCAAGATCGACACATACAGTTACTACTTCAACTGGACTCCCAACACAATGGAGATACGGTCGAAGTTGCGTACGATGGATGGGGCGAGCGATATCGTTACCGCACCCGAGATGCAGACCGACGGTCCGAAGTGTATTGAGTCCCTATTGAACGAAAATCGCCTGAATCCCTTGTATAATATCGGAGCACCTCCTCCTCCGTACGAGGTCAAACGAACAGGTCAGAGTGAACCTATTCCAAGGTTCGGTTACACGCTTCTCGGAAACCCTGTCGAGAGGGCGAGCAAGACCTTCCTGCCCAAGAACAAGCAGGCGCTGACTCGTACGATTCTTGCAGATCCCATCTACAACCCAGACCGATACGATGCCCCGATTACGAGCAGCACCAAGTTGTCGAAGTCTTGTACGGTTTCGAAGTTCTTTGGTGCTCCTGGATCCATGACCAGTCTTGAGTTTGTGCCAATCATCAAACATCGACAAGACCTTGCCCGTCAGTATTACCTGCATGCGTGGTTGATGGAAGGCATTGCTGGATGCGCAGACTTCAAGCACCACAGATTACAAGTCACCGAAGCATACTATAATCCTGCCAACGGTATCCGAAGAAAGTATAAAGAGAAAGAACCAGTACAGAAGAGATACTGGCGCGAACCATATCGCAAAGAAGATGGTGGAAGTACCCAGAAGTCTATCGTTGCTGGTGCTTTCCCAATCAACCAACTGAAGTACGAAGGTCGTGCTGTCGTATACACTCTCTATAACACAAGAGGTAAGATCGACTATCGCGCCACCTTTGACCTTTCTTTGTATATCCGAGACACTTTCTTCTTCGACCAGTTGAGTCTCGATTATGATATCACTCGCCCCGATGGGAATATGTCTCAGCAGTTGATTGTCGTTATGCCAAAGATCGAGAAAGACTACAAGGCGACTTTCGAGCAAAAAGTTTGCACATACTTCAACAGGAAGATGTTCTCTGGTGCCGACCTTGTTGAGATAACTGACTGATAACCGTATAAATAAACCCATACAAGGTGGGATAACGAAATGGCACTCAAACGGGTATCACCAGGATTAAAAAACAAGACTCTTGCGACGTCCAGAGTCCGCAGAAACAGGGATATCGATCTACGATTCCAACCAAAACCTGGAACTGTACAAGACCCTGTCTATCGATGGGATGTACGGTCAGGAAGAATGGTTCTGGTTGATGGTCAGATGGTTGGCGACATCTATAAGAAAGAAGATGCTGCTGCTGTCGTACAGTCTGTCGAGAATATTCTTCTCACAAACTACTTTGAGAAACCATACAATCCCTACTTTGGCGCTAACGTCCGTGCTATGCTCTTTGAGACGGTTGAGAACTACACCGAAGAATTAGTGCGAACAGAGATTACACGAGCGATTGAAAGGGACGAACCAAGAGCAACGATCATTAATGTTGAATTCTGGGATAGCAATCAAAAGATACCGCAGGGAATGACTATCCTGCGAGAACAGATACACAATACTGTTGTGATCAAAGTAGAATTTAAAATCGACAACTATCAAGAATCTTTCGTAGCGAAAGTCAACATGAACAGGTTACGCTGATATGACAACACCAACAACAATAAAATCGTCAGAATTAGACTTTCAGAACCTCAAAGAAACTCTCAAGACTTTCCTGAAAGAAAGCGGAGAGTTTGCGGATTACGACTTTGAGGGAGCAGGTCTCAGTAACATCCTTGACGTTCTATCACACAACACTCACCTCAGCGCACTTATCGCAAACTTTGCCCTCAACGAGTCATACCTCGTCACCGCACAGTTGCGACCCTCTGTTGTATCGCTCGCTGAGTCATTGGGTTATATCCCTGACTCAAAGAAGTCAGCAGAAGCAACGGTCGACCTAACGATCAACGCGGTTGGTGTTCCTGGACTTGCCGAAGTCGCCGTACTTCAACCTGGAGAGTTGGTGCTCCGTGGTAGTAAGGACGACATCGACTATACGTTCACAAACCGTGACTCGTTGGTCGCTAACGCACAGGGAACAGGCGTCTATACTTTCGCCCCCTTCGATGCGCCTGATGAACCCATCAAAGTTTATGAAGGTATCGAGCGCAATCAAGACTTTATCGTTGGCACAGAAGAAGATACCGTGTACGTTGTGCCTGATCCGAATATTGATATCGAAACCGCACTTATCAAAGTGTTCACCGACCAAGGTTCTGCTGTAGTTGACGGCGGTTCAGCGTTCAACATTTACACTAACCTTCTGGATGCTACTACCATTGACGAGACTTCCCGTCTCTACGTTCTGCGAGAGGCACCGAATGGTTACTACGAGTTGACGTTCGGTAATGGTAACTCACTCGGTGAAGCACCGACAGCAGGTAATGTCGTCAACGTAAACTACCTGCGCACCAGAGGTGAGGAAGCAAACGGTATTCGGTCACTGGTTCTAAAGACTCCTATCAGTCTCAACGAAACCGGAATCAGTCCCGATAACATCTCAGTTACAATGTTGTCTACTACCGCTGGGGGTGGCGATAAAGAAACAATCGAATCAATGCGCAAGAACGCACCGTTCCAATATGCTGCGCAGAATCGAATGGTAACATCACTTGACTACTCTGCCTTGATCTTGAAAAGATACTCCACCTTCATTGAGGACATCAAGTCGTGGGGCGGTGAGGACGACCCCAAACCCGATTACGGAAAGGTGTTCACCTCAATCGTTTGGAAAGAGGGTCTCGATAATTCAACTATCGCTGACGTCCGTAAAAAGATTCTTGCCCTCGCTGATGACTTCTCAATTGTTTCCTTTGATCTGAAGTTTACTGATCCAGTTACAACATACATTTCAACACAAACTTTCTTCCAGTTTAACCCATCGTTGACTGGCATCAACTCTTCTACTATTCGTAATAATGTAGAACGAAATATTGCAAAGTATTTTGAAGAGAATACAGGAAAGTTCGATCAGGTATTCCGTCGCTCAAACATGCTCACACAGGTTGACGCTACTGACCCGTCAGTTCTTTCTTCTAGATCGAGAACAGTTATACAACGAAGAATACTACCTCTGCTAAACTTTGAGTTTAACTATGAGCAGACTTTCCCGACACCATTACAAATCCCTGAAGAATCTGACGAAGCGTCTGTTTACTCTTCTCTGTTTACATACAAGAATCAAATCTGCTTTATCCGCAACAAGTTGCTCGACCGAGTACGACTCACCGAAGAAAATGCGCCCACGCAATTTCGTGTTGGTCCTTCGCGCGCACTCGAGGTTGTAACTCAGTCAGGTCGCGTGCTCATAGAAAATGTCGGCGAGTATTTCCCTGAGACGGGTAGAGTTGCAATCACTGGACTAAATGTACAGAATGTTCCAGGCGGTAAGAACTTCATAAAACTGTTCGCTGTACCTGCGAATGAATCAGTGGTGGTTTCGGAACTAAACAATATCATTAAGTTTGACCCCGAAGAATCATTTACGAAGGCAATTGTTGTAGAGACCAGATAATGCCGTTAGATAAGACACTAACAGATAACTATCGGCGCGCGCTTGACTTTGACAAGTATCACGTCTTTGAAGTTCTTCCAGGACATTTTGATGATAAGTATCCGGAACTCACCAAGTTCCTGATCAAATACTATGAAGCACTTGAAGAAAATAATATGCCGACGGAGGCACTCAATGACCTCCTGATATCGAGAGATATTGTAATAGCACGGCAAGAGTTCTTGACGTTCATTGCGAACGAGTTGTTGTTAGGCAAACCATACTTTGAGTCATTCAACGACAAGAGAACAGCACTACAATACTCAAACCTACTGTATCGGTCAAAGGGCACCGAGTATTCGATCCGTCAGTTCTTCCGTATCTTCTACGGGTTTGACATTGATGTTCGGTACGGTAAGGACGAGATATTCTACGTTGGTGATCCTCTGGAAGAAGTTCTCATCTACGAAGGTGAGGGTCAGTTGGGGGGCAGTAACTTCCCATACACTTTCTTGGGCGCCGATGTAACGGTCGAAATTAAGAACACCAAGGGCGAGTGGGTCATACTACGTCAAGACCTTGACTACATCATGGACTTCACCAATCGATTCATCACTCTGAGAAGAATCGACCGTACCTTGGTGTTTGTGGGAACTTCCTCTTCTCAGAAAGAACCTGCTGAAGAGTATCTGGCGCCAAACGATGCCATCATCCGAGAGATGAACGACAATGCTTGGTTGCCCGAAGATGCCGAGTTGAAAATCACTACGGTGCGGGATACTCCGTACACGACTATCGGTTCAGACGTTACCGACAAAAAGATTACCAACGACAAATTCTATCAGTTATATGCCCTGTTGATCGAAACACCCGTTGGCGTCAACACTTGGAAAGAGGCATACAAAACATTTATCCACCCAGCAGGAATGTATCTTGCTGGTCAGGTTGTTATTCTGTCGGAATACGACTTTAACCTTGGACCGCAACCTTCCATCATCGAACCGCCACCGCCAGTAGAGATTATCGAGAGGGCACCGATCGGAGACAAGTGGCGCAGGAAGAGACCTATCTTCCATACTGATATCACCGAGATCGGACCTGGACCTGCTGACATACAAGAGCGTGGTGCACAGATACGAACGCAACCAAACGATATGTTCTCCTACAGGAATGTCGAGAAGTGGCACTTACAGTATCCAAGCGTATACCGTGCGGATATCGCAGATGGTCGAACGTTCGACGAAGTGGCGCCAGACCTCTCCAACACTATGAACTTGTTGGATGAGAACAACTATCACTGGTCGTACTATGATAGTGCTTGGAATTCTAATCACAATTCAGAATGGGTTAATTATCCGACACCCCCGATTGGAACGCCTAGAATCGGCGAATTCGGAGAGATAATAATTACAGAGCAGGAAGATTATATTACTACTGAGTTTGCCGATATCTTCGGGAATCCCATTGCCCTAACGACCGAGATATATTCGCAAGCAGGTTATGCGAACCCGATACTCGACTACAACCAGACGCCTGGAATCCTAGACTCAGATTTGAGAGAAGATAACTCAAACTGGAGTTACAAAGAAGATCCTCACACCTACTTTGATAGTGATGAGTAAACAGTATAAATACAAACATAAATTTACAGGACAACAGTAATGGCAACACGATCAATACTAAACAATGGGGTAGTCGCGAATGACGGCAAGGGTGATACACTCCGTGATGCTGCTACGAAGATCAATAACAACTTTGCAAATGTTTGGAGAGTTTTAGGATCTTCCGACTCATACTTGTCCCAAAACATTTCGTTCGACTCTGCGGGCGCAATTATATTCGAAGGCACGAACAACTACGTCACCAAACTGGTAGCGGAGGACGCAACTTCTGCCAACTACAACATCACTCTGCCAGCAGCATCGGGCACTGTGGTACTCAAGGACACAGTTGACATTCTTGAAAACAAGACTCTGCTACACCCCGTTGTCGACGACATTCATGACTCTGACGGCGACATACTTTTAGCATTCCGGAGTAGCGGAACACTACCGAACCACGTGGTGCTGACAAACGGCGACAGCATCAGTGGCGTTAGTTTGACGGTCGGTGGCGACAGCGCAGATGTTGACCTCCTCCTGAGCGGTTTGAATGGTGGTATTGTTCGCGTCAACGGTCGGGTTGTTCTTGACAACGAGACGATTGTAAATCACGAAGCAAGAGCATCACTTGCAAAGGCGACGACTCTACTTAATAAATCATCTACTCCGTTCCGAGTTTATCTCGACGATGGCATTGATATCGGCGACGTTAAAAGGTTTGTGAACATTAATGTAGCAAAGTGCTACCTTGAACCCGTAAACTTTGCAAACGGTGCACAAATCGATGTTCTGCAGAACGCAGTAGTATCTTTAATATGGACAGGTAATAACTGGCATCTATCAAGTGACACAGGTGTGACCGTACAATCTGTAGTCGGCGCATCATAAGGAAGGGCATAGAAAATGGCAGCAACAGTATCAGACTTTTTTAAGTGGGACATCCTCGATAGGATCTATGCAGATTATTTGAATCTGGACTTGGATTCCGACGAGGATTCTGATCGATTCTATATGGCGATTGGTCGTACCGAGGAATGGGATTCCGATGCGCAACCACCTATCCCCAATAGTTCTCGTGGCGAGACTCTGAGGTTCCAAGAAAGCATCCAGTCAATGAAGTTGGTTCCCAACGTAACATACGTTGTTCCGCGATGGAACTGGACTGCTGGTCAGGTCTACGAAGCATGGGATAACAACTATGGTTCGAACACTCAGATCGCACCCTTTGGCGATATACAGTATCCCTACTATGTCCTCACCGATGAGAACAACGTATTCGTCTGCTTACAGCAAGGTCGAGCATCAAACGGAACGCCAAAGAACTCATTGTTTAAACCCAACGATATTTCGGGGTATCCCTTCTCGGTTGGAGACGACGGATACATCTGGAGATACATGTACACTGTCGGTACTGTTGAAGCAAGAAACTATCTAACTTCAGGTTATATGCCTGTTGAGAGAGTTTTAGATTCTGAAGAAGGTGGACCGCCCTACGACGAATTGTCAACAACTCGCCAAAAGCAATTAGAGGTTCAGAAGCAAGCAATCCCTGGAGAACTATTGGGTATTGCTATTGACTCGGCAGGTGTGGGTTATACTTCCCGTCCGCAAATCGAGATCGTGGGCATTCCCATTTATGGAACACAGATTGTCGAAGCAAAGGCATATGCCAATATCACTCCAGGAGGTCTCATTGGTGAGATCATCATGAAGGATGACTCATCAGACGAGTTGTATTCATTCGGACAAAACTATCACCACGCATCAATTCGCGTTTCGGGTGGTGGTGGTAGCGGTGCTGAACTCCGTGCCATCACCTCGCAGAATCCAGGAATGGGTGCTGACCCTCGACGTGACCTCAACTCCTCTGGTCTGATGTTCCAGACCACACTGACTGGTGTTGAGGGCGGTGACTTTAACGTAGAGAATGACTTCCGTCAGATCGGTCTGGTGCAGAATCCGTTACGCGACTCCGCTCAGTATGGTGACTTCCCGATGACTGGAAGAGACTCTGCACTGTCTGCCCCAACCGCGCAGGCATACAAGCAACTTTGGGTTACCAGTGGTCTCAATGCAGACAACATTACTGGCGACCAGATTGTGACTGGAACTACTACTGGTGCGCAGTCAATCATTAACTACTTTGATGATGAGAATAACATTCTCTATGTGCATCAAAACGGAAGGACAGGATTCCTACCATATGATAGTGCTGAGCAAGTAACTGTTAATGAAGGTGGTGGTACTGCAAGTATTCGTGAGAATGCATTCGGTCCAAACCTACGACCCGCAGAAGTGAATAACTTCTCTGGAAAAGTTATCTACATAGACAATAGATCGCCAATTGAACGTGACGACGAACAAACCGAAGACATTAAGATCGTCATCGACCTTTAAGGAAAGAAGAGATGCCAGAGCAGTTTACAGGAACAACATTCAGGGAAGTCTATAAAGACGACTTCCTCGACAGCGACGGATACCACAAAGTTCTGTTCAATAGTGGTCGTTCTCTACAAGCGAGGGAACTTACTACTCTGCAAACAATATTGCAGAGACAGATCAGTCGATTTGCGAATAATATCTTTCAGGATGGTGCGGCAACTTCTGTGCCCTCTGCTGGTGGAACACTATTCGACGTAGAGTATGTCATTGTCGAAGAATGGAACAATAGCACCCCCTCAAGTTATGTTGGCGTCATTTTCCAAGGTCCGGCGATTCCTGGTATCACGGGCGGTTTGCAGTTTGAGGTAACGCATCAACAGACTAACTTCTACGAAGATGATAACACTGAGTACACAACGCTGTACGGTCGATACGTTTCTAACAATCAAGGTCAAGAAAACGACGACATTCAACCGCAAACTCTGCGTTTCTCTGAAGGCGACACAATCACCGACATCCGAACTCTCTCTGGTTTCGTACCGCAGGTTGGTGAGTTGGTTGTACGAACTAAACCCGCCAACTCCCTTCTCGAGTCTGTCGGTCAGGGTCTCGCATACGGTATGCAGAGTGCTGAGTTCTATGTTCAAGAGCACTTTGTCTATGCCCCCTCACAGAAAATCATTGTTGGCGAATATATCCAAGACCCAGACGCAATCGTTGGGTTTGAGGTATCACAAGATGTTGTAACGGTACTCGACGACAATAATCTCTACGACAACCAAGGTGCAAGACCCAACCTGTCTGCTCCAGGTGCTGATCGATATCGCATACAGATGGAGTTGATTAAGAAGGTAGACGTCGCTGACGTTTCTAACTTTGTTTCATTCGCTTGGATCCGTAAGGGTACAATCATTGCACAGAAAGACGCGAGCAGTGGATTCAATAAAGTCGAAGAAAGATTGGCGATTCGTTCAAAGGAAACCTCCGGCGACTTCATTGCGCAGGATTTCTTGATTCGATTCGAGGAAGATGATAGCGACACGTTCACTCTCGATATTCCGCACATGGTTGCGGGTAACAACCCTATTGCATACGTTGACGGTTTCCGACTGATACATGACCTTCCTAAGGAAATGAGTGTCGAGAAACCCCTGACGTTCTCCAACGACTCAGATACTACTTCTGACGTTGAGTATAAGAACTATGTACAGATACCTTATATCGACGATTCGAATACAGGACTCGACCTCTATAATGGCGGCGACCTAAAACTTCAGACAAATCATAAACTTTGGGACGGCACCGAAGAGGTCGGGACCGCAAGGATTAAAACTATCCGAAATATGGGTACTCAGGACGAAGATCATATCCGCGTTCACCTATATGACATACAGATGCAAGATAATAAAAACTTGCGGAACGTGACTGGTATCAGTCAATACACCGATGGTTCTGCGGCAGTAATGGAACCCTATCTCGAGGACAATAACCTCTACGTTGTGGAACCTCGCGAGAACGATTCTCTGTATTTGATTCCTGGAGGTAGAGTTAAATCGGCAACAGATGTGCAGTTTGTTGTGCAACGCCAGTTCTTTGATCAGTCAGTCAATAATCCTGACGGCACCGTCACTGTAAGCATTCGTTGTGGTGCTAACGAGTCGTTTGAAGACGAAGGTCAGTGGACTCTGTTGAATGTTACCACCAACAGTACTGAATATCTCCCTGCGGGCAAGGTCAAGATAACTAATCAAGACGCAGTAATTACTACTTCTGGTGCCGCAGGTTCCGACTATGTTGTTTGGGCATACGTGCGAAAGAACAACGCAACTGCTAAGTCCAAGACTTATACAGAAGATTGGGTGACGTTGACTCGTTCTTCTGACCCCGACCTTCAAGCAGATACGTTTGAATTTGATGACCCTCTGTATGACGGTCTCCAATTGTTGAGTCTGACGGAAGTCGACTCAGCAGGGACAAACTACATCAATGCCGTTACGTTTGATGGCGGCGCGAGAGATAACTTCTATCAACCTGCTGTGGTCAAGAGCACGTTGATCCCTCAGGGAGTAACCACTCTTTTCGCGAAGGTCTCTTACTTTGATTGGGGTAACGACGGAGATTACTTCTCGGTCAACTCATACGACCTGTCTGACCGTAACATATTCGACTATGGTGACATTCCGACATACCAGTCTCGTCGAACAGGTCAACGCATACCTCTTCATGACTACTTTGATTTCCGTAGCAAACTTGATCCCGCCTCTGATACTATGCCAGACGGTGATCGTTTTGAGTTGCCGCGCGATGGCGATCAAATTACTTATGATGTTCAGTGGTATCATCAAAGAATCGACCACGTTTGTATCGGATATAGTAGGCAGAATTTCCGAAGGAAGATGATCTACAACAAGGGCATTCCCGCGTTGCAACCACTTCCCCCCGCGAAGAAACCAAATGAGATGATTCTGTATACCGTCTATATGAACGGTAACACTAAGAACGTCGAGGACATGGACATCGTGAAGATGTCTCACAAGCGATATCGCATGACTGAGATCGCAAAACTCGACAAGAGAATCACCAACCTTGAGGATACTCTTTCGCTCACACTGTTAGAGCAAGAGGCAAGCACTTTCATTGAATATGACTCAGACGGTAACGTCCGTGTCAAGTCAGGTTTCTTTGCTGACGACTTCACCAAGGGTTATGCTCTGACAGCATCCGTCCGAGAGAATCGGTACATTGAAGATCGAGGCGTAACAACCAGCGCAATTGATCCGATGCAGAGGCAAATCTATCCCAAGCAGTTGTTGTCGCAGACCAACTTAATGTGGGACTCAGATAACCTTGCCCTAACCGATAACTGGATTGGTATCGAGAGACAAAGAACCACACTGACAAATCAAGATATTGTACGCAAAGGTGACCTGATCATGCTCGAGCACGAAGAAGTGCTTGACGAGACCATGAAGCAGGAAGTTATCTCTTGGTACTCGGACGACCGCAGTTACGAAGAGCGTGGTTACTACAACGTAAACCCATTCAACGTATTTGCTAATGAGGGTTTCTTACAGGTACGTCCATCTGTTGATAGGTGGATCGATCAACGAAGACTGCCCGATAATATTATCAATGGTGGTACACAAGTCGTAAACATCGGCGCTGTTGATGTTATCCCCAGAACTTGGGAAGAACAGATTCCTGCCCTACACATTGCCGGACCTCGTGCTGGTCAAGGTGCTGGGCAGAGTCAGGGTGGTGAACCAGGAAGAAGAGTTATTCGTTGGAACGGTTTTGAATTCTGGCAACCAGGAGTACGAACAGTTCGTGAAACGATCCGTAGCGAGGTAGTCAGCGATCAGGTAGTACAACAAGATCTTGGTGACGTTACAGTATCTCTTGGTGCCCTACCCTTCTTGCGACAGAGACGCATTATCGGATCTGCAAAGGGTCTGCGTCCGTACACTCGTTTTTGGTTGTACTTTGGCGACGTTGACGTATCTCAGTGGGTAATCTCTATTCCCGACGAGTCTGGATATCAGGCACTCTTTAACCAGGGTGTGATGAACCGCAACTACGAGGACGTGGACGTAACACTTAACCGTCACCCCTTTGCAACCGCAGCGACCTCTAATGTCTTGAAGACAGATGAAGAAGGTAAACTCTGGTTTGACTTCTGGTTGCCCAACACAGCACGTGTTCCTGGCGGCGACACGTTCACTACCCTTGATGAGTGGGAAGGTTGGATTGCCGCACAAAGAAACGCATCAGCAAGATACGAAGGTTCTAAAGATGCTCGCGTCATGAACGATATCGGTTGGAAGTTCCGTGCTGGCACACAGACTGTCAAACTACTTGACGTTTCTGACAACGCTGAAGAGTTTGCTCTCTCGCGCGCACGAACGACCTACAGTGGTCAGGGTTCACTGAATATTCTTCAGAGACAGGTTCTATCAACTCGAGTGATCACCAATGAATTCTTCCTCGACAGGGAAGAGACAGTACGATGGTTTGATCCTCTGGCACAATCGTTTACGGTCGATCCTTCTCTTGGAGTTCCAGGAGTGTTCGTTACTTCTATTGATGTATTCATCCGTAGTGCGCCAAAGACTTCCACTAACGGTGGAATGGATCCTGCTATCCCATTACAGATACAAATCCGACCCGTTGAGAACGGAGTGCCCGTCAATAACTTTATCAGCGAGCAGCATCGTGCATACGTTAGTGCTGACGAAGTTTACGAAGTCGTACAAAGAATTAAAGACGGTGCCGGACTCGAAGATCTTGATGAGGTTCTGGCAAACCCTGTCACCTTCACGTTCCCCGAACCATTCTACTTACAGGCAGGTGCTGAGTTTGCGTTCGTGCTGCTCGCAGAGTGCGACAAGTATCAAGCATTTTGTGCCACGACCTATGACCTGCACCTCGGTAAGACAAACCGCCGAGTGCACAAGCAACCAGCGAAGGGTTCATTGTTCCTGTCGCAGAACGGTTCAACTTGGACGCCGAAGCAGAACCAAGACTTGGCATATCGAATTAAGACCGCTAAATTCAAACCAAGCGGTACGACCAACTTCTACAACGCACCGTTGCCGAAGTTCCGTCACAACAGACCGACTACACTCAACGTTGACGAGAACGATCTGACAAGGTTCCGAGTAAATCACTATGGTCATGGTCTGGGTGTAGGTGATGTTGTGGGTATGACTGGTCTTGACTCTACCGAAGAATACGCTGGAGTTACTGGTTCAGAGATTATGAATCCAATCAACCAAGTTGCCGAAGCAGACATTGGTGGGTACTTTGTAGAACTCGCAGGTGGTGATACATTCACTGCCAATTCTGGATTCTTTGGTAGTGACTCCGTTCGCACCAACTACGGTTTCAACTTCGACCTCGGTTCTATGAACATGGAAGCAGTTGAACTGACCAGCACGTTTATTCAATATGATGCATCGTTCATTACTGGATACTCTTGGGCAGAGGCATATCTGACTGAGAACAACGACCCCCGTTACGATGTTAAGAATCAGTTGATCCAGAACCGTATGGTGCATCGCTTTATCAAACCTCGATACATGGCATGCGAGGATGCAGAGAATGATGTGCAAGAGGGTAAGAACCAACCATCGCTGATTGTCGGCACTACGCTAAACAGTGTACAGTCTTCAAACTTTGGCATCAATGATGACTCGAGTCAGGGTCTATTTGGTCGTGGGTTTATTTCTGATGTTTCGCCGTTCATTGATCTACAGGGTATGGGTTATACGATGAAAAATAGTCTCATCGATAATCAACCTCGCGACTCTGCTAATACGGCAGGCGAGTTGTTCCCCAACGTGCCTACGATCTATGTTCCTGAAACACACCCTGTGGCGGGTACATCGCCATCGAAGCACATCACTCGAATCATCGGTGTGCCGAGTGCCGCGAATGGATTACGGGTCTTTGCCCAGATCTATCGACCCCCAGCAGCAAACATCGACTTCTACTATCGAGTTGCAGCGGACTTAGATACTGACCTTTATAGTGTGCCTTGGACTTACCTCGAACCAGAAGTCTACCCTCGTGCTAATCCTGAGATGACTGAGGTAATTGATCCTCTCATCTTCAGTGAGTACACTTGGTTGGCGGGTGGTCCTGGAGGAGATCTTCCTGACTTTGTGCAGTATCAGATGAAGGTTGTATTCAAGACTACGAATACCACTCAGACACCAGTTCTCCGAAACATTCGAGCAATTGCGGTAATCTGATGGGTTCACAGTACAAGAAAATTGTGCATCATCCAAATCTATATAAGGATGAGACCACGGGTGCTATTATAAATACCAATGTGAGAGAGATACAACGCGCCCGTGAGCGCAAGGAACAAAAGAAACTAAAGAAGATAGAGGACGCGAGAATGAAGTCGGAGGTTCAAGAACTCCGTTCTGAGATCGCAGAACTCAAAGAACTTGTCAAGGAATTGGTAAAATAAAATGGCATCGAGCAATCCTACAGAAGCAGTAAAAGTTCCTCATATTATATACGAGACAACTGATACTTTCCAGCAGATGATCTTCCACATGAACGATAACGCTGATGTGGTTGATAGCGATCTGCGATACTTGGATAGTGCTATTGGTGATCGTAACATGCTCACCACAGAAGCATTGTCAACGGTCGACCGATATGGTTGTACGACCGACATGCTTCCTATCCATGGCAAGACTGATCTGGTAGTCGCCATCAATGAGTTGGATAGTGACCTGCACGGCGCAGGTGGCGGTAACTTTGCTCAATTGACTCACACAGAAGCAAAGACTGTTGTTGGTGCTATCAACGAGATCGAAGCAGTCTTTGATGCAAACGCTGGGCAGATCATTACTGACTCTGCGTTAGACATTATCACGAACGGTGATTGGAAGAATACGGTCAACGGCGACTTCATACTCGACGTCACTGGAAACATCACTCTTGATGCTGACGGAAATCATATCTACTTCCGCGATGGTGCCGCAACAAGACTGACTCACACGATGGGTCCAACTAACACTGTCGCATCAAATGGCAACTATGTCATTGATGCCACTGAAGACATCGTTCTCGATGCTGACGCAGGCACAATTGTATTCAAAGACGATAATGTAGACGTCTTCCGTTTCCTCTTAAACTCTACCACTATTGAGGCGGTTGGGTATATGAGGATCAGCGGCGACGATGGTGTCGAAATCGATGCCGAAGATGATATCATTCTCGATGCTGGTGGCAATAACATCAAGTTTAGGCATGGCGGTCAAGAAAGAATCAACTGGACTCTGGGTGCCACTAACACTGGATATGTGACAGGCGCATTTGTGGTCGATGCCTCCTCAGGAATCACCCTTGACAACGGCGACGGGTTCCTCACTTTGAAAGAGGATGGCACTACCTATGCGAGACTAGTCGATAACAATGGCGAACTTAGGATACAATCTGGTACAACAACTGCCATCGATTTCACTGGCGCCAACGCAGAGTTCTTGGGAGAGATAACTATCCCATCTTCTGGTCCTGGTAGTATAACTAATGGAAACATCAGTTCGATTACTATCCACGAAATAGTCGACGAATTAAATGCGAGGATTCCAAACGTATACGATCGTTCTGGCGTGTTGTTGAATCCATAAGAGCGTAGATTATGTCATCATATGAATCAATACCGCTGACTCTAAAGACGGGCGCTGGAGACGGAAGTGTACAGCAGTCTGATGCCGCATTAGAAGAATGGATGGCGTATTGGGCATCGGAAAAGATAATCACAACTTATCCTAATACGACTGACCGATACAGCAAGAGTCTAACCCTTGACTCTGACAATGCGGATCTCATCGGCACATATGTCGATACCTTCTATAACGAACCTGTCGGGACTCACCCTGGAACTTCTATCAGTGAAGGGACAATCAGCACCAACCTATATCAAATGGCAGACTCTGCCAGCACTACTCGATATATCCGTTCCTACCCCATTCCTGTCGTAACAGATAGTGACGGCGAAATATATGAAATGCAAGATGCGGGAATACTCGAGTTAGCGCAGAGAATCGCAGGGCAGGTTCATGTAAACACATTTGCTGGTGCCTTTAAACTCTCTCAGTCATCTCCAGGTTCTGGTTGGACAAAGTGGATTGATTCTGCTTTCACCGATACTCGCACTTCCGGCGATATCATCTATCATATCTGGAGACTGACACAAAATTCTATTGTAGAAGAACCGAATATTCCCGTGCACTTCCCCGTTGCTCTCAATGATGGCGTCAGTCCTGACCTAAGAGAGATAACGAAGGAGGAGGCGAAGGAGATAGCACGAGAGATCCTTTTGATCGGTCAATCAACAACTGGGGTGGGCGATTACGAACTACGCTCCTCGGCGCAGGGAGCGCCTACAGCAAGCGGTACGTGGGTTGCAAGAGGTACAGCAACTGACACACAACATATCGTACAAGATTTGCAGTATGCCACGGTACAGTTTACAAGTCCTCAATACACGAGGCAATACACTGGGCAGTACACTGGTCAGTATACAGGCGTCTCTTTCGCTGACGTCGACACTCAATACTCTGGATTCCGAACATTTAATTTCCAAGGTGACAGAAACTACACTGGCAGTTATCAAGGTTCTCGGAACTTTGTAGGCACCTATGCTGGACAGAGAGACTATAGTGGTGACTATGCTGGAACAAGGCAGTTCGCCGGAACCAGACAGTTTTCGGGGCAAAGATCTTTTAGTGATGATTATACAAGACCAATTCAGCGTGGGGGTCTTACACCACTTACGAATTTCGTAACCTCATATTATTCTGGTGCGCGCCAGAAAGACAGAACATTTGCTGGGGTGCGCCAGATCTCATACGGTGGCGACTATGCCGGATTTCGTACAAGGGCATTTAGCGGATACAGGGTTCAACCTGGAGGACTTCAACCATTCGCTGGGTTCGGGGTCACATCTTCCTATGCCACAAACTATAGAACACTGGGTCCATACCCCTTTGCTGGAAACAGGGCAACGCCTGCTCAACGCACAGTAGGTAGCAATTTCGGTGGCGGACCTCAGCAGTTCCAAGGACTATATCGTCCTGGACAATTACCCTTTGGAAGAGGAGTTACACAGTCTTATACTGGAGTCCGCTACAATAGTTCTCCAACTCCAAGTCCAAGACCAACTCCAACTCCAACCCCAACTCCGTTTTACTACTTCTTCAACCCGATCATCCCCGTGGTTGACGAAGGGGATGACAACCTCAATTTCTCCAGTGGTGGCGTTCCGATTCAGGGTCGAGAAACATATCAACCTGTTAGTGTCAGGGAATCTTTTTCGACTTATTCAGTCGTATACTATAACGGTCAACGGAATGTGTTATATTCTTCTCCAGGATATTATGCAGGATCACGTGCCTTTGCTGGGGTGAGATTCGTTCCAAGTTTCTTTACAGGTCAACGTAATTTCATCTCCAATTACCCTGTTGAGTATTACTATCCAAGACCATACCAAGGTTACAGATTATACAATTATGCTAATAACTTTGGCGGTCCGTTCCCATACCCCTTCCAGGGAAGTCGACAAAGAAACACTCCGCAGCAATTTGCTGGGCAAAGAAGTTTCAGTAATAACTACGTGAGAAACCAATTATTCTATACTCTTGTGCCTATTCAATATGCTGGTGTCCGAAGTTTCTCTGGCACAAGAATAAAACCTGGAGATTTTACTTCTCCGACACAACAATTCGTCAGATCTACTCAGTTCCAAGGTAAAAGGACATACGGTAAGCAGTACCAAGGGGACAGAAATTTTGCCTCGCGCGGGGACCAGTATCAGGGCGATAGAAACTATATCGGAACCTACGCTGGTCCTCGTGACAATCAGTTTACGGGTCAAGTTCCAACTACATACACTGCGCAATACAGTGGAACTTACACTGGCGTCTATGCTGGAAACTACACTTCACAGTATTCAAACCAGTATACTGGTCAAACGATCACATCACAAATTCAGACAATCGACACCTTCACTCTGTACTGTAGGGTATCCGATACCTGATATACATAACACTACATCATTGCTTTATGATAGGAGAATGAAATGAGCAAAAGAAAGTGGTTAGACAATGCCTTCTGGCATAATGAAGAGAAAGAGATCGCAGAAGCGATTCTCGTCATCACAGACTCTGAAGGTCGGGAAATTTCTCAGGTTCTCACGGTCCGTAAATTCGACACCGAAATGAACGTCAACCCCGATTGGGAAGAGTTGATGGAACAGGTCGGTGAAGAGGCGATCGACACGAGTACTGAAGAGCGCCGAATTCGTAAGGCAAAAGAGCAAGAAGTCGAGGAACAAGAACGCAAGGCAAATCAAAAAGCAAGGGAACTTGAAGAACTATTTGATGCCAAGATAAGGATCCTCGAAATCGAAGAAGTCAAAAACACCGAGAATAAGAAATTGAAGAGTAAACTTCGAAGATCTAAAAGTTTGCTCGAGATGCAATGTTATGCACAATTGATTATGATGGAGGAAATCGGTGTCGAGTTCACAATCAAAGACTAGGGGTTATGTTGTAGTCGGATCAAGGCACTATCGCTACTACTCCTTTGCCTGTAATGTTGTTGAGTCAATTAAAGACTATCACCCTGAAGCAAAGGTTTGTCTCGTAACTGAAGAAAGATTTCTAGACCAGAGAGCAGATCTAGCAGATGATCTTCTGCTTTGCGGTAACGGCGTGCGAGAAAAGTTGTGGGGAATGGCGAACACTCCATACGACCTCACATTCTATATCGATGCTGACTCTGAGGTTATCCACGAAGATATCGCAAAGGTGTGGGACGAACTTGGCGACCACGATATGATGTTCACGGGATTGCCGAGGGATCGGTGGTATGTGTTCAAGGATACTGAGTTCCCTGGAGGAACCTTCACGCTTTGTGGTGCTGTCTGCCTGTATGATAGCAGCAATCCGTTGGTGATGGAGTTTATGAAAGACTGGCACGAGTACTTTATTAAACAAAATAAGAATCAGTGGTGGCCAACTAACGAACAGGGCGAACCTGACGACGAATTGTATCCTCGTGAAAACCTTTCGATGTGGGATCAATTTACCCTTTGGTGGTTAACTGAGAAAGAACCCAAGTATAAAGACCTAAAGGTCGGAATCTTCGAAAATGATTTGCGCTGGAACTACTGGGCAATCCTTGATAGAACGAAGCAACCGATGCCAGAGAACACTGTTGTATATCACCTCTCCTGTCAAGCAAAGAAATTCGATCAGGAGGACGATAATCCCTAAACTAGACCTGTATAAATAAGGACTAGCATAGATTAGGTCATTGAAAAAATGTCTCAAAGTTCAACTCCGGTCGTATTAAAGGATAACAACGGTAATCTAAAGAGGGCATCTTCTTCGGACGCCAATTACCTTGCATACCAAGCAGGGTTACATCTGGCAACCGACGTAGATTCTGCCACCTCAATTACGTTGAATGTTGAGGGAGACACTTCCGACAACCTCATAGGCAGTTTCGTCAATACTTTCTATGAGCAACCTGTGGGCACGCACCCAGCATCATCCCTCACGGTGGGAACAACAACCACCAATCTCTTTCAAAGAAAGGATGGTACGGTAGAAACTGATGAGTTGTCGGCGTTCCGTCGTCCAGTGGTGGATTCCGATTCTGCCACAAGTATTCGTGACATGAATTCGACTACAATGTCAACCCTCGGCAATTCTCTGCTTTCTATTATCGAAACTCAAGAATATCCTGGAGTATACAGACTCTCTGCATCTGCCCCAAGTGCTGACTGGACCGCCTCTATTAGTGATGTATTCACCGATACAACTACTGATGGCGCAGTAACCTCATATACAATCTGGCAGAGAACCTCTGGAACTATGCCAGACTCATGCTCTCCTATGTACGTGCGCAGGGACGCATACGGTGTCATTCCAATGGCAGACTACAACGATGGTCTGCAGGCGATGACCCAAGACCAAGTGTCAACCACCTTTGGCCAAATGATCAGGAAACAGTTTGATCAAGGGCAGGTTGGTTCTTACCAGTTGAGAAGTTCAGCGCAGGGTGCACCGACAGATACAGGAACTTGGGTTTCGAGAGGAGCAGCAGTAGATACTCGATACACTACTGAGAGTCAACAGTATGCTGGGCAGTATAGCGGATTCTCTTCTGTACAGTACAGCGGTGATAGAACTTATGCTGGCGACTATGCTTCTGACCCCACTGACTTTGCGGGAACGAGGCAATTTGCTGGAGACAGAACGTATTCCTCTGCTTATGGTGCTCCTCCCGAACAATTTTCTGGAGTTCGGGGATTCTCTGGTTTCAGAGATAATCCAGGCGACTTCACTTCTGCCCTAACAGACTTTGCTGGGGTTCGTTCTTTTGCTGGCACGCGTGACTTTGCCGGAGACTATGCAGGAAGTCCTCAAACCTTTGCTGGGGTTCGTACCTTTTCGGGTCCAAGAACATTTTCTGGCCAGTATGCTAGTGCACCAGAAACCTTTGCTGGGGTTCGATCCTATTCTGGACCAAGAACATTTTCTGGCGAGTACGCGGGAGGTCAACAACCATTTGGTGGGGTTCGATCCTTTTCGGGACCAAGAACATTTTCTGACCAATACGCGAGAAGTCCACAACCCTTTGGTGGACAGCGGGCATTTTCAGGACCAAGACCAGCATACAGACCTGCAGTAATATATCAATATTTTGCGGGACCGCGTGGGATAAATTACTCTCGGGGAGTTGCATACTATCGCCCTGCGTATTTGCCCCAGCAGTTTAATGGTCAGCGACAATTTGCTGGATACCAGATCATTTTCCGACCTGGAGTGGTATCGCAAAATTTTGCTGGTGGGCAACAAGTCTTTCAAGGGATACGGTATTTTTCGGGCGTTCGTGGTGGTTCACCCTCGAATGGGTCGTTCACCGCCGTGTACTACTTCCCAAACGGATCGTTTGTGGGACAAAGATCTTTTAGTTCGGTGTACTATGTTCCACCGATTTCCAGTCCCCTGGTCAACCTTAGCGGACAACCTATCGTCTCGGTATTTTCTGGCACACGTAGTTTCGCGGGGAGTCGCACAATTGTGCTAAACTGGTCTGGTGTTCGACCTGGAGCACCAAGTCCTGGAAGTTTTGCAAGAAATTCTTCCTTCACTGCACCAAGGTCTTTTGCTGGTCCTAGGGTGGTCTATTATACCCAAAATGTTCCTGCTCAATTCGTTCGACCTGGAGTCTTTGCTGGGAATCGACCATTCCAGTACCTCGGATACACAACTTGGTATCGTCCTGGAGTAGTGTACCAACCATTTGGTGGAAACCGCGCAGTACAGTATCTTGGGGTTAGGGATTATGCTTTCACGGGTCCAGGTAACTTCACTGGAAGTCGACAATTTGCTGGTAGTAGGTCAAGGACGCAACCATTTGGTCGACCAGGAGACTTTACTGGACCTCGACAATATTCTGGTAGTAGGTCAAGGACGCAACCATTTGGTCGACCAGAAAACTTCGTTGGACCTCGTAACTACTCTGGCGATCGTGCGCCGTCGCAAGCATTCAGTACTCCAGGAGACTTCACTGGTCCGAGACAATACTCTGGAAGTCGAACCAAACCAGATACTTTCAGCACATCTGCCAACTTCCAAGGAACAAGACAATTCGCTGGAGTGAGAACATTCTCGACCGATTACACAGCAGATAACCAGTTTGTCGGAAACATACAGTATCAAGGCGATCGTGTATTCTCTTCGCAGTATACTGGCGCGAGCGCGTTCACAGGACTTCGGTATTTCTCTGGTGATCGCACATACAGCGGAGATTACGCTGGATCCTATACCAACCAGTACACTGGGCAATATGCTGGTGACACTCTTATAGATACTTCCGAAACAATAGAAACATTTACATTATACGTCAGAGTGAGTTAATCATGATCGAAACAATTGAGAAGACAGATATGATGCAATCTGTCGAAATACATAATGAAGAACTTTTAGAAATTTTGGAAGAGTTTGTGCAGTTCTTCAAATCTACACCCATTGAGACTCACAGAAATTGCCAACAAGATATGTTGGAAAGGCGCGATGAATTCTGCTCGGATGAGTATCTACATCGAATCCGTAAACTGTGGAATGCCCATGATGGGTATCCAGAACTTTTGACGGGAGTTGGGTTTGAAGGCGGTAGAGCGCCAGAGTTAGATTGCGATAGAGGCGAACTTATGGCAGAATATGTTCGCCTGATGTCTAAACTCAACTCTTGGACTGGTTCAAAAAGAAATGCGCTGTTTGCCATTTATCCACCTGGAGGTTATATCTCTTGGCACAATAATGCAAACTGCGATGCATACAACGTCCTCTTCACTTGGTCTGAAGGGGGCAAGGGTCGGTGGAAACACTGGGACCCAAAGAAAAGAGAAATAGTAACCATCGAGGATACACCTGGATGGCAATGCAAGTTTGGTTATTATGGCGCATATGAGACCTCTCCTGATGGAAAGGAAATAGTATATCATATGGCAGAAACGGAGTGCCTCAGAGCAACAGTCGCTTTTATATTCAATGTAGATGAAACAGGCAAAAAAATGGTTGAGATGTTGCTGGAGGAAATTCAAACTCCCTAAATAGATCTCATGGACCGCAATAATAAGAAATAGGTCAGTAAGTGTCAACTTACCAACTGATAGAATACATTGAAGACGGATATGTAACCCACGGGTATGTTAAACGCATACACATTTTGGGGGTTACACTCGATGCTCAGGATGCTTCTGTTTCAGCAGAGGCACGTAACGGTCCAGGAGACGCTAAAGTACAACTGTTTAGCAGTCCCTCCTTTGTTCATGGCAAGGGTGGATCTAGGAGCATCGGTCCTGGTACACTCGTATCAGGCGATTCTACTGTCAACGGCGTTGCTGAAAATAAGGCAGTCGCTGCTGGCGACCTCACTTGCTCTGATTCCGAGGTAACAGGTTCTGCTGACCTTGTTCATGTTGCATCTGGTTCCCTCCAGTCTACCGATTCTCTCCTAGTTGGCACCACTAAGCGATCTGTCTTTGGTTCGGGTGCCCTCAAATGTAGCGACAGCACTACCGACGCATTCGCCACAGCAGGTGATACTGGAACACTCAAAGCATCTGACTGCGTTGTCGTTGGCACAACCAAGATAACCCGCAAACCGATTGTTGCTGCTGTACAAGCACAAGAGTCAGTAGTTGTAGGGACAACGGAACGAACTATTTCCACCGTCGAAGGTGAAATCAGGTCTCAGGCATCCAAGGTTACGGGTGTCACCGAGAGAACGGTTGTCGCCGGAAAAGAGGGTCTCGCCCTCAATGACATCGATTTGGACGGCATTGAAGGACCACACGGCAACGGTGCCATCAACAACATGATCGCCACCAGTTCCGGAGAGTTTATTGCTACCCAAGGCGGGGCGAGTCAACTTCCTCAGATCTTCAGATCGACCGACGATGGAGAAACCTGGACAACTTCTCGTCCGACTGGTATTTCTGCTAACAGTAATACTCTCGCTATAGTACAGTCACTTGCGCAAGTATCGAACAATGCATTCGTCTTGGTCGGTGGAGGAAATCGTTCCCCTCAGGGGACGATAGTTGGGGCGAGGTTATTCTTAACCACTGATAACTTCTCAACAATGTCAAGCATCGACCTTGACACCGTACTTGCCGATGTACATAAAGGTAATGGAAACCAAGAATCATTTGGTGATACACTAAAACTTGTCTCTGTTGCTGTTGGTGGGGGCAAGGTTGTTGTTACTGGTAATTTCGGTATTGTCCTTGTTGCATCTACTTCTGATCTGACTTCTTGGACTCTGGTCGATACACCTCAATGGTCACCTACCATTCCTCTCAATGCCTCTTTAGCGATGTACGTCGCCTATGGCGATGATCGGTTTGTTATTTCCACGCAAAACTTCCGCACAGCATATTCTTCGAATGGTTCTACATGGACAGTTGGTGCTGAAAAAACCAGAGCAAGCAACCCATTCGGTATTGCATATGGTGATGACCACTTCCTCATCGTAGGTTCTGACGGCGCTGTCTGTAAAACTGACAATGGCACCTCCGTTGACGTTCTTGTACAGGAAGATGCCCTCGCCTCTGTAAGACTACAATGTCTTGATTACAATGCAGAAAAAAATACATGGGCAGTGGGTGGTACAGGTGGCAGCATACTCATCGGAAAGAGTGGTGGAACTGCTTGGTCATATCAGAACACTTCAGATCCCAACCAAAGAGATCTTAAAGGAATTGCCTTCAATGGCACCAATTGGGTTGTCTCAGGTACTAATGGGTATCTTGCTTATGCCGATGCATCTTCTTTCCTTCCTGCTGTAGCACTTTACTCAGGACAATCTCGGGTCGAGATTGAATACTCAATTTCTCGAAACCCGATCGACGCAACTGTTGAGGCACAAGATGCCGAAGTAATAGGCGTTGCCTTCAGGAAGTTCGAAGATGCCGTTGTCTTAAAGTGCAGCGACTCAATTGTCGTTGGTGCTGTTGAGAGAGAAATAAATGGTTCTGGTACTCTCGTTTGTTCTGATAGTACTGTTACTGGTTCAGCAACAGCAAAGATATCCGGATCGGGTGTCCTTGTATGCAGTGACTCGAAGGTCACTACCGTCATCGAAAGAACGATTCACGGCACTGGTCAACTTCAATGTAGCGACGCTGAGGTGCACGGAGAAACGACAGGACTCAGGTCAACTGACGTTGAGTTGATTGCATCTGACTGTCAGGTTGTAGGTGTTGCTGAACGCATTATCGAAGATGGTGGCGTGACACATGCACTGGTTTCCGGAGACTCTATCGTTGTAGGATCATCAAGTGTTGTAAGGGAAACCACCTCTGCTGATCTCGTTGCTTCAAATTCCACTGTTGTTGGTGTTGCTGCTCGTCAACCAACAGTATCTTCGATTGAACTACAGTGCTATGATTCTCAGGTAGTTGGCGCAACCAAACGATCTGTCTTTGGTTCTGGTGCCCTACAATCCGGAGAATCATCAGTTAGTGCAGATGGTGCCGACCGAGGTCAGGATGCTACTGGAGCATTGGTATCGGGCGACTCAACCGTAGTCGGTGCAACTTCTCGAACAATTCATCTCGTTACTGGTATCGGATCTGGTATATCACTATCATATAAGAGACCCCAATTTGGGGACACTGATATATCTAACGACGCCAAGATTCTATATCCGTATGAAATTCAGTTATTCGCCGTTGGTTATACGGACGAAGCAGAAACCTTTGTTGGTGAGTATCTGAGGCAACCGCTATACTACACAATCGACACAACAGATAATTCTGTTTCAGTCGACACCACTTCAACTTACATTGTATTCACCAGTCGTATCAGTTACCTCTTGTTGGGTGGATACAAGAGCATTATCTACGATACAAATAATGATGAGTGGGTCGGCATCATAACACTCAAAGTTCCCCAAAATTGGGAGACCACGTTTGACTATGGTGGTGCGCCGGAAGGTCTCAGAACACCATGGTTTACCTATTCGGGAACTCCACCCAAGATTACAGGTTACACTCAGGACCATACTGAAACTGGCGAGACAACTTCTTCTGCACTTATAGAAGGTGATGGAGAAAGATTACTCAATAACGATGGATTAGGTCAGGCAGTATATTCCGGAGATTCGAAAGTAGTTGCTACTTATGAGATTTCCCGTAAACCGATTGTTGCCACTCTTGAGTCCGGACCATCTACCGTCACTGCATTAAGTGAAGTAGAGAAGGGTGCAGGTAATCCTGCGCTCAAGGCACAAGATGCTACTGTTGTTGGTCTTGGCGAGAGACTACTGAACAATGCTCCGGTCGGACAACAACTACAGTCAGGCGATTCTACCATTGTCGGTCTTGCCAACATTGGTCGCGTAACGAATGATATTGCTCTGAAGGCACAAGACGCCACTGTTGTTGGTGTAGCAGACGTTGTCCATTATACCGTTGGTACACAAAGACTGACCACAACCGATTGCCTCGTCACTGGCGTTGCCGAGAGAACCGTGAATGGCACGGATACTCTCGTTTCTGGTGACTCACAAGTAACAGGCGAAGGTATTCGTGGAGTTGATGACAACGTTGCCACCCATGCGCTAGAGGTTGGCGACTCAACTGTCGTCGGTGTTGCTGAGAGAGAACACAGGACAGCAGTACAACTCAAGGCAGGTGACTCAACTGTAAATGCTTCTGAGATCTATCGAAGGATCATTGCTTCGGGGGCATTGAAGGCAGGCGACGCCACCGTAAATGCTGACGTGGATCAAGAGTTTGAAATCCGTATTGCTCTGAAGGCACAAGACGCACACGTAAATGCCACCGTTAGTCGATCTTATCCTGGAATTGATGTAGAACTTCAGGCAGACAACTTTGTAATTCATGCCTCTAACGTCGATTACTCTGATGACTTCATACAGGTCAAGAGAACAGTATCTGCTGCCCTCAAGTCTGGCGCCGCAAGTGTAACTGCCACCACTGAATTATCAAGTAACCTTCTCGAATCTACCGACCTACAGGCGAGCGATGCCATTGTAGTGGGTGTTGCCGAGCGTGTAATGCGCACAGCAGTAGATATTCGCATGACTCCGTTCAACGTTGAGGCATTTGGTATCGCCGAACGTCAGATCGACGGAGACGATGCTGCTGTACAATCTGGCGATGCAACTATAGTCGGTGTCGCGGAAAGAACTATCTGGCACTATGGGTTGGGTCAACAACTTGGTAACGGTGTTGCGTTAGTCACTGGTCGTGCCGAACGTGTTATCACAGTCCAATCAGCGGACCTTGTAACTGGCGACTCGCAAGTGGTAGGTGCTGGTGATCGTGGAGTTGATGATGAAGGTCGAACGCATCGACTGGTGTCTGGTGATGCTGCCGTAGTTGGTCGCGGTTTCATAGGTTATGAATCTCAAACGATCACACTCAAGTCAGGCGATGCCACTGTAACGGCAGTTGTAGAGATTACGAGCAACTCTCTCAGTTCTTCCAACCTCAAAGCGTCTGACGCAGTCGTCTTTGGTAATGGCGACCGAGTCGTAGATGGCGATCCAGGACTAACTCTAGAGTCCGGACCATCTCAGGTCACAGGTCTCGGTATCCGTGGTTCAAACAGTACTGGAGAACTCGCCTCTAGTCCCTCCACGGTCGTTGGTGTCGCAGAAAGGGCATCTGTTGGGTCTGGCGATATCGTTTCTGGAGACTCCTCTGTCGAAGGGCAGGGAGCAAGAGGCGGTAACATACTCAGCAGTGCTGGAGTCAAGGCACAGGATGCACAGGTCACTGGTCTGGCAGAACGCACGGTCGTCCGTGTACCCGACGAAGTCGAGAGTGCACTGTCACCGTCGAATACGAATAGCAAAGTAAGTTACACTGGCAGCAAACTGGTACTGAGCGGATTCACTACCACGAACGCCAAGTTCAACGGTACATACGAACTTCTGCCTGAGCATGGATTTGTTGTAGATTCTCAGAGCGATGGTGATTACACATTAGCAGTAGACAATGATTACAACTTCTATCACAGAAAGGTTAGTGCTTCTCTGTGGTACATTGTCGTCTATTCGGAAGCAACCAGTGGCAATGGTCACTTCGCGAATCACTGGTACGTCACCGAAACAGGATACGATCCGAAGACTCTGTACAATGCTGTCAACAGTGGTTACGGCATCCTCGGAGATGCTCAGACAGAAGAAGTAGAAATCGAAACAGTCTCTATGTACAGAGACCGACTCACTGGTGGTTTCAATCCTGTCAAGGCACAAGACGCCACGGTATCTGCTACTGTAGAGATCGGTTCTAACCTGCTAAGTTCGGCAAACCTCAAGGCAGGTAATGCTCATGTAACAGCAGTCGTCGAGAGAACCATTAATTCGATTAGTGCCGCACTGAAGACGAGTGACTCGAAAGTCAACGGTATCGCTATTGGTATCGAGGATCTGTACGAAACTATACAGTCTGGTGACTCTAAGGTTGTTGGTCTCGCCAAACGTATCGTCGAAGATAATGGCGTAACTCACGCACTACAGTCTGGTCCGTCTACAGTTACTGGTGAAGTATCGAGAACGATACACAACGTCGGTGACGTTAAACTGGTTGCCTCTGATGTACTGGTTGTTGGCGTTGGCGATAGAGTAATCGATGATGCGGGTGCTACTCATGCTCTCGTCTCTGGCAACTCAACCGTTACTGGCACAGCAGATATCATCAAGACTCTGGCAGAACCAATTATACTGAAGGCATCTGATTCTACAGTTAATGGTGTTGGTACACGTATAGTTGAGATCAATGATCTGCCCGTCAACATCAAGGCGTCTGATTCAATAGTCGTCGGTGTCGCTGAACGTCTTATCACAGAAGATCCAGACGATCAGTCGTTTGCTCTCGTCGCATCTGACTCTATTGTTACTGGTGTCGCTGAACGTCTTATCACAGAAGATCCAGACGAGCAATCATTTGCTCTCGTCGCATCTGACTCTATCGTTCGCGGTGTCGCTGAACGTAAACTGAATAACCATGGTCTTGGTCAGCAACTCACTACCACTGATTCTATTGTATTCGGTGAGGGCATTGTAGAACGTAAGATACGTGCTGACCTCGTAACCACAGACTCTCTGGTCGTTGGCGTTGGTAAGGTATCAAGACTGCCAATTGATGCAACTCTTGAGTGTACAGATTCTATTGTAACTGCGGTCACAGAGATTACTTCTAATCTTCTGAGTTCTGCAAACCTGCAGGCATCTGATGCCGTAATTGTATGTAATGCTGAGCGCGTAATTGATCAGCAAGAGCAAACTGCTGCTCTACGTGCTTCAGAATCGGTTGTCGTTGGTGTAGCGGAACGTGCGCTCAACAATGATGGACTTGGGCAATCTATTGAGTCCGGCGAATCTACTGTTGTGGGTGTCGCCGAAAGAACCATTAATGGTACGGGCGATATAATTGCTTCTGATTCGATCATTGTTGGGCGTGCGGAACGTGTCATTGAAGAACATCCGGACCAACAGTCGTTCAACATCAAGTCGACTGACTGTCGCACCACTTCGGTCACGCAACTTATCCGCAAGGCATCGGGCGCACTCAAGTGTAGCGACTCGCGCACCAGAGGTTTCGCGTTCGGTATCGAAGACATCTACGAGGAGTTGGTCACTACCGACTCAATCGTCGTCGGTTCTGGTTTCCGAACATCGAAAGACCATACCTCTGAGCATAATCTCGTCGCATCCGATGCTATTGTACGCGGACGTGCTGAAAGGTCGATTGATACAAATGACATTAATCAGGATCTCGTTGTCGATGGCAACGCTGTTGTAACGGGCATTGCTGAAAGAATTATTCGCAAACCTGGATTCGGTACTGATAAGCAACGACTCGTCAGTGGCAACTCTACCGTTACTGGTCTCGGTGAGAGAACGGTCAAAGAATTCCCAGAAGACTTTGCCAATGCTCTCACGGTCACGGACTCACTCGTTACAGGTCTTGCTGAACGTACTGTTGAAGACAACCTCGCGAATCACGCACTCAAACCAACCGAGAATAATATTGTCGTTGGTGTTGCTGAGCGCATCATTGAACAGAACGAACTTAATGCTGCATTCCGACCGAACATTGAGCATATCGTCACAGGTGTTGCTGAACGCATAGTCGAAGACGGTGGCACTACTCATGCCCTCACCGTCACGGACTCAATCGTTAGTGGCGTTGCTGAGAGAATTATACCAGCAGAAGATATTGCACTTCGCCCGACCGAATTTAACATCGTTGTCGGTGTTGCAGAACGCATCATCAATAACGACGGATTGGGTCAGGTGCTCACCGTTACAGATTCGATTGTTACTGGTCTTGCTGAGCGTATTATTGAAGAGCATCCAGATGATCAGGGTGATGATCCTGTATCTGGAGATTCGAAGGTCACTGGTCTCGCGGAACGTATTATTGAAGAGCATCCAGATGACTTTATAAATGCTCTTGTATTAACAGATTCAATCGTTACTGGTCTTGCTGAGCGTAGCATTACTCTGCTTCCAGGATTTAATCATATCGTTTCTGACGATTCCAAGGTTGTTGGTCTTGCAGAGAGAACAGTTGAAGACAACGGCACGATACACGAACTCACAGTTAGTGACTCTATCGTCACTGGCGTTGCCGAAAGAACGATCGTCGGCGCTGGCGTACTGGTTGCCTCTGATAGTCAGGTCGTCTGCGATGCTGAACGCGAGATTAGAACGTCTGCTGCCCTGCGTCCGACTGAATACCACATCGTCACTGGTGTCGCCGAGCGACTCCTTAACAACGACGGATTGGGTCAGGCGGTGCAGTCAGGTGACTCGCGCGTTGTTGGTCTTGGCGAGAGAACGCTCAACAATGACGGTCTTGGCCAATCAGTTGAGTCTGGTCCCTCCACCGTTACTGCTGTCGTCAAGAGAACAGTCAAGGATGGCGGTAGGACTCATCCTCTCGTCGCATCTGACTGCATCGTCGAGGGTATTGCTGAAAGAATCATCACAGGTGCTGGTGTTCTGGTTGCCTCTGACTCGATCGTTGTCGGTGACATGGATCGCGTCTCCGATGATCAGGGTGGTGCAAACCTACGACCCACAGAGTATCACATCGTCACTGGTGTTGCTGAGAGAATCGTCACTGAAGAACCTGACGAGGTCATCACTGCCCTCACAACCACTGACTCGCTCGTTGAGGGCAATGGTAAGATAAGTCGCCTCCCAATCGAAGCAGCACTGAAGTGTTCTGATTCGCAGGTATTCGGCACCAGTGAAAACATTATTGTACCTCTGCAGCGACCCATACGTCTCAAGTCTGGTCCCTCGCATGTAACTGCGGTTGTAGAACGTACAAGCAATGACATTGATGCCTCTCCGAAAGCACAAGACGCGCATGTAACTGCAGTCGTAGAGAGAACAAGTAATGCTCTCGATGCTTCTCCGCAGGCGCAACCCTCCACGGTTGTTGGTGTTGCTAAACGCACGGTTGAAGACAATGGCGCTACTCATGCTCTACAGGCGCAACCTTCTACTGTCGTTGGTGTTGCTGAGCGTATACTTAATAATGACGGTCTGGGTCAGGCAGTTCAGTCAGGCGACTCGCGAGTTGTTGGTAACGCTGAACGTGAGATCGATGTTGATGCTGCGCTTCAGTGTAGCGACTCGAAAGTTGAGTGTACAATCTACCAGACTCTGGGCGAGCAGCAAGACATCCCGCCATCTTCTACATTACGAATAATGGAAGAAGAAGTTCGAACAATTCTAGTTCGCACTGCCGCATAAAACCAGTATAAATACATACAAATTAAACTGCGTAGAGAAATCTTATGGCGCATTATGAAGACCTATCTGTCGATCAGGGAGCATCCGTCAGATACAGACTACAATTACTGTCACCCGACGGAAGTATCCGTGACCTCAGTGACTTCCGAGTGAGGGGAACAATCAATCGTTCTCAATACGCAGACAGTTCCGAGGCAACTTACTTCCTTACAAATATCGATGCACCCCCGTCGAAAGGTATTATAGATATCAGTCTATCACCGAATGAAACCGAAGGTCTCGTTCGTAGGCGATACATATATGATGTTGAATTGGTAAAAGGTGATTCTGATTCTGAGATCGTGGAGCGAGTTTTAGAAGGTAATCTTCTGGTAAGTCGTTCGCCGCGTGGCACAGGATCAGGAACACCAAGAATTGCATGATGGATTTATTTTAAAGATTTGAGGAGTATAAATAATGGTTGTACAATCAAAAGACAAATTTGGTAAACTTCGAGGCGTTGCCACGGTCAGTCGTAAAGACGGTTCGGTTGAAGAGGTTCCCTTCGTTGTCGACAATGTACATCCTGATCAAGTGGATAAATACTTGAAAGGGAATGAAAAGACCAAGGCAACGCGGTCAAAAGAAGTAACCAACAACGACACTTAATTAAGGAGTTCCATTATGGCAGTAACACATCCCGTAGACGTCCGAAATGGTGTTGCAAACTACGTTGTCGACCTTATTGACAACGGTGGTGCAGGCAGCATCGTCTTTCAAGACGCAACCCAAAACGACAGCGACATTGCGACGCTGGCATTCTCTAACCCCGCATTTGGTGGAGCAGCAAATGGTATTGCTACTGCAGCAACCATTACTGATGACACTGATTGTCACGCAGGTACGGTAGGTAAGTTCACCGTATTCTCTGGTGCAGGCGATTCTTGCTTCACTGGTTCAGTTACCGCCACTGGTGGCGGTGGTGACATCATCTTGTCATCTACTTCAATCGGACAAGGCGATACCATCTCAATCTCGTCTTTGACGTACGAAGCACCGAACTGAGTTAGACACTCGATTTATCGAGAAACGGGGGGACTTATGTCCCCTCTATCTAATTCTATATCTTTTTAAGGAAAGGAAATGACCACTTTAACTCTACGAAATGAAAAAGGCGAAACTCTAACATTCGATGAGTTAGATTCAAACTTCCTTGCCCTTGATTCTTCAATTAATAATACCCTCAACAGTATTGTTAATCTGAATCAATCTTATGTGACCCTCGGAACCGAGCAAACTATTACTGCCGATAAAACTATCATCGGCAATCTTACAGCAGACAGTATCGGCACAGACCTACTGACACTCAACGACTCTGCTACAATCAGTTATAATTCTACAGACCACGTTTTGCAGGTTTTACAAGACGGGGTTACACTGGACATGGGATCGAACTGGTTCTATGCCAAATCAGACACAGCAATCTCTAAGGGCGAAGTAGTATACCTCGACTCAGCAGAGAACGATACGCCAATCATCATCCTTGCAGATGAGACTGGTGATTCTGATTTCAATCGAGACAGAGTGCTCGGTTTCGCTGCTGATGACATCTCTTCGGGAGCATACGGATACGTTGTCGAAGAAGGCAACCTTTCGAACATAGACACAAGTGCCTTCATTGTCGGTGATATTGTTTATCTTGATCCTACCACACCTGGTGGACTAACAAAGACTGTTCCCACACCGCCCGATCCTGTTATTGAATTGGGAATTGTGGTAAGGTCGGACGCCACAACTGGTCGAATACATACTCGCATTGTCCACAACTATGCAACGGACGATACACCAGAAGGTTCTAATAACCTCTACTATACGAGTACTCGAGTTGATAGCGATATTGATGTTCGGGTGACTAAAAGTTTTGTCGATGCTCTTGGAGTCAATGCCGCAAGTGTCGACGGATTCAACGGAATTGGTATCTACGATTCAGTTGGAACCTTATTGAACGGAGCATAATATCCAATGGCAGCAATTTCGTCAAGACTCGGACTGATCAACTACTGCCTGCGGAAACTCGGTGAACCTGTCATCGAGGTCAATGTAGACGAAGATCAAGTCGAAGATAAAGTAGACGATGCGCTTCAAGTGTATCAAGAGTTTCACTCCGACGCCACATACCGAACATACTACACTACTATTGTAACTGAACAGAACATGGAGGATGAGTACGTTACCATTCCTTCTGACGTTTTGTATGTGACAAGGATGATGAAAGGTGGTATGGGAATGATGGGTGGCGGTTGGCACAACTTCCCCTATCAATGGTGGACCTCTCAGATGGGAGGCATGGGCGGTAGTTCCTGTGGCGGCAACCAGATGTATGGTGGCATGAATATGATGGTCCAGTCATACATGTACATGAGTATGATTGACACTGTCCTCAATGGTGCACCTCTTATCGAGTTTGTTCGAAGAGCAAACCGCCTTCACATTCAGGGAGAGGTTGACTCTGGTGGTATGAAGGTCGGTCAGCATATGGCATTCGAATGCTACCGAGCACTAGACCCCGAAACCCACACTGCTATCTACAATGATATGTTCATGAAGGACTTTACAACTGCCCTAATTAAAGAGCAGTGGGGTATGAATATGTCGAAATTCGAAGGAATGCAACTTCCAGGTGGCGTTACGATATCTGGTCGTCAGATACTCGAGGACGCAAGGTCAGAAATCGAGATGCTGCGCGATCGCATGCGACTCGAACAGGAATGCCCGCCCGAATTTTTTGTAGGTTGATCTAATGGCAACCTCACCATTTTTCCGACACAATGTAAAATCTGAACAGGATCTTTACGAGGACTTGATTGTAGAGTCCATGAAGTTCTACGGTGTCGACATTTATTATCTTCCTCGTGAAGTTGTCCACAGTGACATGATCTTCAACGATGAAGTTCTATCCAAGTTCAAGTACTCCTATGTCGTTGAATGCTACATTGATAACATCGATGGGTTTGACGGTGACGGGAATCTCTTTCAGAAGTTTGGCGTTGAGATCCGAGACGCTGTCACGTTTACGATGGCACGTCGGCGTTGGAATACAGAGATCCGTCGTCATGCTCTCAACGATAATGACGGACTTGATCGAGTCACTGCTGATAAGAAATACTATCGACCAAGAGAAGGTGACCTTATACACCTGCCTCTGTCGAATCAAACCTTCGAAGTTCAGTCGGTCATCGACGAGAATCCATTCTATCAGTTGGGTCAACTGCCCACATTTAAACTCCGTTGCGAGTTGTTCGAATTCTCTAATGAGGTATTCGATACCCTCGTACCAGAGATCGATCGAGTGGAAGAGTTTGCTGCCTATCAGTACGAACTTCATACAGACTCTGCAAGCAATGGTTTCCTTCGTGGCGAGATCGTTACTCAACAGAACAACACATATGAAATCTCTGGAGAGGTTGTCCACTGGTCAGACTCAGACAATGTTTTGAGACTGACCAACATTCATAACGATACGGGCGAACTCAGAAACTTCCAGCGCAATATCCCGATCACAGGCGGTACGTTTAACAGCATTGTTACGCCACTGCTTGTAAAAGAAATGCAGAATGTGCAACCTGGAAGTCCTGGAGGATCGAATCCGACTGCGCCAGACGACTTCGATATTTCTGCCTTTGAGTTCGTTGACTTCAACGAGAGTAATCCGTTTGGGGATATCATATAATGTTTAAGCATTTCTATCACGAGAGAGTCCGAAAGTCTGTCGCAATCTTTGGCGCGATGTTCAACAACATCTACGTTGTGAGAACCACAAAGGCGAAGAGCAAAGAAAGGGAGACGCTTTCTCAGATGAAGGTGCCTCTGGCATATGGTCCCCAAAGAAAGTTCCTCGAACGAATCGCAGAGATGTTTGATGGTGAGGAAGAAGAAAGGCAGTTGGCAATTAAGTTGCCACGAATGTCATTCGAGATCACTAACATCGCATACGACCCGCAACGACAGTTGCCCAAGATGAATTACTTTCACAAGAAGCATGTGGATAACGATCAGTCAGGCGCAAAGTTTCAGGTGTCGACACCATACATTATCTCTTTTGAGTTGAATGTTTATGCAAAGCAACAGGACGATGCCCTACAAATCGTAGAGCAAATCCTACCCTACTTTGCACCACAGTATACCGTTCCTGTAAAACCGATCGAAGATTATCCAGACATCGTCGAGGACGTCCCCGTAATCCTAACGTCGGTTGCTTTCGCTGATGACTATGAAGGACCACTAGAGAATCGTCGAACGATTGTGTACACCTTGTCCTTCGAGATGAAGATCTCTTTCTTCGGACCGAAACCAGACGAGGGTGCGATCATCAATCGTATCGACGTGGACTTCTGGAACATGGATCCCGAGTATTATCTCGAGACTCTCAGGGTCGAGACCGAACCTCGCCCCGTCAGTCCCGATAGCGACTACAACGTCAACATCGATGTAATTGATATTAACGATGCATTTATACAGAATCCAGTTGAGGTGCCAGTTCCTTATTTCAGTAGTGCTACTTTCGACCTCCGGATCAACTCAAAGTATGACTCTGGCACAACAGCATACACCTTGGTCGACTCTGACATCAACAACCTCAAACCTGATGTGGGCACTGTGTTGAATATTTCTACAGCAGGTTTATTATCAGCAAATTCTACTGAAATCCCAGCAGTTGATTTGACTAAATACACTGTATTGAATCCAAGAGGAACGGAAATTGACGGGTATGCCGTTGTGTATTCCGCAGACCTCTCGCAGATGTTGACAACAGAAAACCCAACAGATGCAGATATCGTTGTTCTCGAAATGTCAAACGACTCAGGCGAACCTGTAGCAATTGTACTCGAGGACTCGTCACCATAATAGCATAATAAAAAGGGGCACCCATGGCACTCATTAAGATTTCGCAACTGCCACCTGGAGATTCCGATATATCTCCACTCGACGTAGTACCATTCGTCGATAATGAGACAATGCGAACGAAGAAAGTATCGATCCAAGGACTAACAGATTACATCCTTGGCGCCGATTCTTCTTCAACAATTGAATCCTCAACTACGGATGATCTGGCAGAAGGTTCAACCAACCTGTACTACACGGATGCGAGGGTAGACTCTAACTTTGCGCAGAAGTCTACAGATGACCTAGCAGAAGGTTCAACCAACCTGTACTATACTACTGCAAGGTTCGATAGCGACTTTGCTGCCCATGATCCCTCTGACCATTTAGACTCTGAGCATGCATGGAACGTAGCAGAGCATGCTGCACTACAAGCAAGCATTGACTCAAACGAAGCACGAAATGCAGCAGAACACGCTGCACTTCAAGCAAGCATTGACTCGCTTGATTCAGACCTGTCCGATACTTCCGCAATACAAGCAAGTCTAGACTCTGAGCATGCTTGGAACGTAGCAGAACATAACGCACTGCAATCAAGTATTGATTCGATGCAATCAAGTATTGACTCAAACGAAGCACAAAACGCAACAGAGCATGTAGAACTTGGGCAGAGGATTGATAACCTCACCACGGATTCAGTGGCAGAAGGTTCGAACCTCTACTATACCGATGCTCGAGTAGATGCCCGCATTGATGTGGCAATTGACTCGGACTTCCTTGATGAACGGATGCCAATTGACAATCTTTCTGACGTTCAAATAAACTTCCCTACTCTCGATGCTACTGACGTTCTTCAGTGGAATGGTAGTGTCTGGACAAACACGAATATTGGTATCGCAACTACTGTCACTTTTAGGGGAACAACCGACGCAACCGTCGAGACTGCTCCATCAGCGGATAATGGCGACCTCTATATCAACACCTCCTCTGGTACGGCAGTCGCGAGTTGGGTCGGACTGACGAGCGTAGATTCTGGTGACGGTCTTGTTTGGGACGAAGATGATACAAGTTGGAGAAACGTAGGGCACATTAACAGCGGTTCTATTGTTCGTGTTCAACCTGGAACGGGTATTGAAGTCGACGAGACTGATCCTGCTCGCCCCACGGTTTCTATCAACAAGACTGTAACCGACGGTTGGTACTATACGCAGTCACAAGTCGACTCGGATCTCGCCGGATACCTTCCCCTCACTGGCGGAACAGTGACAGGTTCGGTAATTGTAGAAGGTGAAGTTGCTTCAAGTATAGTGTCCAGTCTCACTGGCGAAGATCTGCGCCTTCAGAAATCAGGATCTTCAGGTATCATACTTTCGAGCAGTGTGACAGAGTTTAGTAATAGACCAGCAAGATACAACTACCTTGCTTCTCAATCGGCGGGAAATCATGAGTATGACTTGATACACAAAGCATATTTAGATGCCACTGTCGACTCTGAGCATGCGTGGAACGTAGCAGAACATGCTGCTCTTGACAGTGGCAAGGTCTCAAAGTCTGGTGATGCTATGTCGGGGACTTTAGCATTTAATGGTGCCCATCAGACCATCATGACCATTGATCCTGATTCTGCCCAGCACATCGATCTCTTCAACAACAACCCATCAGCATCTGATGTTACAGTTCGACTCACAGGAGGAAGTTCTGGCAACAGTCTGAAGATTCGAGGAACCGAGTCAGAATTTTTACCATTTGGAAAGATCGTCTATAGGAGATCGACGGATACAGTCGGTGCAGGAGATATCCAGGCAAATCTGGGTGGTTCTCGAGACCCGTCAGAAATCACTCAATGGAAATTGAGTTTCACCAGTCGCCCCGATGGTAATACGATCAACACTCCCACCATAGGGACCATCATTCGATTGTACAAGGCAGGTCAGTATGCGGACTATGGAGTTTCTTCTGTCACGGTAGATGGATCATTCTGGGTCATGGATGTCAATCACATCCAGACTGTTGGATCGGGAATGACATTCTTCACTCAGGACAATCTGGATGTAGAGACTAAAGACAGTTCTACTGTTAATGTGGACATGGTAAGTTTCAATGCAGACGCATCGATAGATTACAATGTAAACATCAGCATGAACAGTCATCGTATCACCGATGTGGCAGATGCCGTTGATTCATATGACGCGGTCAACAAGAGAATGCTCGACTCTGCTTTCGCTAACATTTCATTCGACCAAATGGATTCATCACAGTTTGTAGATGTGACTGGCGATACGATGACTGGTAAACTGTCATTGCCTGAAGTTCGAATGTATCGAGATTCGTCCAATGCCTTCAGATCTGCAGTAACCTTCGCGGGTGGTTCCGACTCAGACTTCGATTTAGAAATGAAGACAGAGGCGAATTTCACCGATGCTTGGATGCGCCACTTGTCGACCAAGACTGGTCAGAGTTTAAGGGCAGTTGAATATGCTAATGGTAGATGGGTAGCAGTATCCATTTCAAAGAATGACGACTTCGAAGGTATCATCTACTCCGATGACGGAATTAATTGGACCACTGCAACCACTGCCCATGAGAAAAGCGGATACTATGATGTCGCAACAGATGGTAACGGAACTTGGGTAACAGTAATCTACAGTTTCACAAACAAGATTCTCTATTCAACAGACAACGCAGAAACATGGCAGGAAGCAACAGGTTATGCTCCAGGTGACGGAAACGACTACGGTGGATACTCAGCAGTCACATACGGTGATGGCAAGTTTGTAGCAGTAACGAGTAGAGGCACATATCAAGTTTCTACCTCGACAGACGGTATCAATTGGAACAACCACAATGCACTGGCAGCAGAGTTCCAAGACATTGCATATGGCAATGGCACTTTTGTAGCAGTAGCATACGATGATTTCCCAACCAATAATGGTTTTGTCATCTACTCTACCGATGGTGTAAACTGGAACACGGCAACAGCGGGAGTAGAAGAAAATCAATGGTTCGGTATAACATACGGCGACGGAAAGTTCGTAGCAGTATCATCTGATGGCACAAACCGAGTCATGTACTCGACCGATGGTATCAACTGGACTGCGGCATCTGCAGCATCCGAAAAACGTTGGGTATCTGTGGCATATGGTAACGGACTTTGGGTAGCAGGTAGTCGGGAATCCAGTGGAAGTTCCAAGATAATGGTGTCAAAGGATGGCATCAACTGGACCCTTGTCAATAGGCAATTTAAAAGTTCAATGTGGGGCGCAGCATTCTCCCCTCTCGACAATTCGTTCCTCCTTAGTGTTGATGACGGTAGTTTCCAGAGACTCGTATGGGATAAGCATCAAGTTGGACTCTACTTCGACGATGAGTTAGTCGCAACAGAACAGAATCTGCAACCAATGTTCCAGAAGTTGGGCGATCTTGAAACTGAGACCAACGAATTACTGCACAAATCGAAACGCAACATGGTGAAAGAAGAATTCAAGATCGCCGATTCAGACACAAATGATGTGTTCATATCGGTAAGCAATGGATCTCTGGGTTTATACCATGTGAAGTATCCTAATATGGATCATCACGCGACTAATAAACAATACGTCGACAGTGCATTGAATGCTATTACGGCGGGTGTCAGCGACAGTGATAAGGTTAATAAGTCGGGCGACACCATGACTGGTAACCTCATTTTCGATAGTGGTAACTCTATCTATGTCAATAATGGAAACATTGAGGTGTATGATCAGGGTAAGATCAGAACCAATAAGATCTCCAGTGTTGGTGATAGCAATCTCACCATACAGAGAAACACCAGCGCAGCAATACAGATCATTAGTGGCGCAAACAAGAACTTCCAAAAGGCAACATACAATGCCGACTATGGAGTTACCGACGACCTCGACATCCCACATAAGAAGTATGTCGACTCTGCTATCGCAGCGTTGTCAAGCGAAGATGCTGACCTTGGTCAGAGGATTGATAACCTCACCACGGATTCAGTGGCAGAAGGTTCGAACCTCTATTACACGGATGCGAGGGTAGACTCTAACTTTGCGCAGAAGTCTACAGATGACCTAGCAGAAGGTTCAACCAATCTTTTCTATACTGATGCTCGTGTTGAAACATTCGTAGACTCGGCATATGTACAAGCACGTGTCAACTTTGATAGTGCGGGTGTCGTTTACATTAATAAGGACGCGCCCACTGCCCCTAACATGGGACAACAATGGTTAGAGACACCCGATAGTGGCGACGCAGTCATGTGGATCTGGGATGGAGTCTACTGGTTGGAGAGTCCAACAGGTAGAGACGGAGCAGCAGGCAGGGACGGAGTTGACGGTAGTTCTATCGCAAGCACGGATGATCTGGCAGAAGGTTCAACCAACCTGTACTACACGGATGCTCGAGCAGATGTCAGGGCAACACTGATTGTCAATAATGCGACAACAGATAACATCGATGAAGGGTCAAACAACTTGTACTTCACCGATGAGCGTGTAGAAACAGTTGTCGACTCAGCATATGTAAATGCTCTGATAAGTATCCCGACTGGATTTGATTCAGCAGATGCAATCAGTGCGGTCACATCGAGCACTCTAGACATGGGAGGAAACAAAGTTCTCTTCTCCAATGTGTACTCTGCGGAGGGTGACCTACCATCTGCTACAGACAACCACGGCATGTTTGCTCACGTCCACGGCACTGGAGCAGGATACTTTGCTCATGCAGGAAATTGGGTGAGACTAGCAAATGCATCTGAGATAGTCTCCGCACCGATTGACACTGTCAACGGTCAGACGGGGACGGTTGTCCTCGATGCCGCAGATGTTGGCGCTCTCGCGGATACAACTTCTTATGTGTCCAGTGTGAATGGTAGCACTGGTGCTGTCACTGTCAGCACCTTTAGTGGTGCTTATGATGACCTGACAGGTAAACCAACGCTGTATACTGGTTCCGATGCAGTGAAGACTTCTGGTGCTCAAGATGTCGGTGGTATCAAGAGGTTCACTTCCGAACTCAGGTGTACATCGAATATTGTCGCCTACTACTCTGATGAGAGACTCAAGAATGTGGTTGGCAGTATCGAAGACCCAATAGAGAAGGTCAAGTCAATCGAAACTTTCTACTACACTCCCAACGACAAAGCACACGAGTTGGGTTACGAGGGTGACAAGAAAGAAGTCGGTGTGAGTGCACAGTCTGTAATGGAAGTGGTGCCAGAGGTAATCCATCGCGCCCCAGTGGATGATGACGGCGAGGGTGGAAGTGTGTCCGGTGAAGAATACCTCACTGTGGACTACGCCAGACTTGTGCCACTTCTGATTGAGAGTATCAAACAACTCTCCGCAGAGATTGAGGAGTTGAAAAAGTAATGAGTGGCGATTCTGCAACAACAAGTGCACTACCGACTGGTCAGATATCTCTGAATGAGATACATATTGAAGCAGGCGGCGTAACGGGCACTCAGTGCGGAATAAATGATGCTGATATACGAGCAATCATTGGCAAAGGCGATGCCACTCAGATGGGGTTTAATGAGTGGCAAGGTGCATCAGCGGAAGTTCCTTTAAGTTTCGTATACTTGGGTAGTGTGATCAACGCCACCTCTTCATTTTTCAGCGGGAGTGTGAATGGTTCAACTGTAACCGCCGACGACACCATTGTTGTCTGCGGTGGAGTGGAGGGTACTGGTACCTCCGATCAGACTTACACCTTGAACTCCAATAACTGCACTCACCATGCCCGCACGCCGATGTCATCTGCGGATCAGACCAGTGTATATGTGGGAAGTCGCGCAGCAAGTGGTAACCTGATAGGGGATAGTACTCTTACAGTCGCACAAACCACTAACTCGGGTGGATTCCGTGGTGGTGCTGCTGCGTTTAGACTTGTTAATGGTAACAGAGGTTCAACAGCACTTCAGTCAAAGACCACAGCAAAGGGTTCGGGTTCACCTATCTCCCTTCAGATGACTGCAACTACCGATGATATAATCTTCATCGCTGGATACACCGACTTTGGCACCACATCGAGCATGCAAATAACAACCAGCACTGGATCAGTATCTACCTATGCTGGAGTCGATAATTCCTTGGGTTCAGGTAGGTTCGCTGTAATCACAGGAGCATCTAATCCAAGTATAACATTAACAAATACGACTGCTGGATCGTCGCCCAGGTGCGCTATCGCTGCAACTGTTTTCGGGTACGCTTAATGTGGCATTATGTATGGCGCCAAATTCGCACCCAATACCCAGGATAAGTAAAAACTACAATAGAACTCAGGAGTTTCACAATGACCAGTGAATCGATTACAGACCCCGCCCAAAATGGATGGGTACTTGTCAATGGAAAATGGGTGTGGGAGGAGTCAACCGCCGAAGATGAACTCGCACAGAGGATTGATAATCTCACTACGGATTCAGTGGCAGAGGGATCTAATCTCTACTATACTGATGCACGAGTAGATGCCCATATAAACACGGCAATTGATTCTGCCTTCCTCGATGAGAGAATGCCAATTGACAATCTTTCGGATGTGCAAATCAACTCACCAACGCTTAATGCTACTGATATACTGCAGTGGAACGGAAGTGTTTGGACAAACGCAAACCTCGGTATCACCTCGACAGTTGAGTTCAAAGGTTCAGTAGATGCTACTACTGAAACTGCCCCTTCTGCATCGAATGGTGATCTCTATATCAATACCGTTGACGGTACAGCAGATGCCAGTTGGACAGGTTTAGGATCTGTAACCGCTGGTGACGCCATTGTTTGGGATAACGACGACTCAACTTGGAGAAACGTAGGAAACATTAACAGTGGTTCTGTAGTCCAGGTTCAACCAGGAACGGGTGTCGAAGTTGATGAAACTGATCCTTCTCGTCCCACGGTTTCTGTTGACAAGACTGTCACTGACGGTTGGTACTATACACAGGCAGAGATTGATGATAAGGATAGCGATAATCTAGAAGCACGTGCCGCACTACAGGCAAGCATTGATTCTAATGAATCGCAGAACGCAACAGACCACGCCGCACTACAGGCAAGCATCGACTCTGAGCATGCTTGGAACGTAGGAGAACATGTTGCACTTCAGGCAAGCATAGATGGTATACCAGCACAGGTCGACTATGTCACAAAGGTTGGATATAACCTTGCTGACCCAACTGACACTACTGCTATTGTCCTCGATGCTGGGGATGTCAATACCGCTGCCACATACAAAGGCAACTTGATTGACGGTAGTGCAAATGTGATCGTCGATGCTGAAAATGCAATCTTCTCCGGAACAGTATATGGTGCTACTGCTGGTGATGTAACTACTCCAGACGGGTTACACACAATCATCGACGCTGGTACTGACCAGACTGATGGTACTCTGGATATCGCTAACATTACGGCGACTGGAGATGTTGACTTCACTGGAGCAACAGTGACAGGATTACCTGTTCCGACTGATGCTTATAGCAAAACAGAAGTTGATGCTCTCCTCGATTCTGAAAGAGGACAGAGCGTATCAGATGATGCGACTTTGCAGACCAACATCGATGCTGAAGCAACAACTCGTTCGAACGCTGACTCCGATTTAGGAGTTAGGGTAGACACAGAAGTCACGGACAGGACAACTGCTGATGCTGCTCTTCAGGCAAGTCTCGACTCAGAGCATGCTTGGAATGTAGCAGAACATAATACACTTCAAGCAAATATCGATACGAATGAATCGCAGAATGCAACTGACCATGCTGCACTACAAGCAAGTTTAGACTCAGAGCATGCTTGGAACGTAACTGAGAACGGTTCTATCAACCAAAGGATAGACGAACTGACTACTACCGATGTTGATGAAGGTTCGAACCTCTACTATACTGATGCTCGCGTAGACGCCCGTATAACTACGGCAATTGATTCTGCCTTCCTTGATGAGAGAATGTCAATTGATAATCTTTCTGATGTGCAGATCAACACTCCGACCCTCGCAGGCGATGACGTGTTGCAATGGAACGGAAGTGTTTGGACAAACTCGAATATCGGTATCGCCTCGACGGTTAGTTTCAAAGGAACGGTTGATGCTACTGATAACATTTCAGGTTACTCTACTGCTCCTGATGCTGGCAACGGGGATATGTACATCAACACTTCCTCTGGTACAGCAGACGCGAGTTGGGTTGGACTGTCAACTGTCGACTCTGGTGACGGACTTGTCTGGGATTCAGACGGTTCCACTTGGCAGAATGTCGGAAGCATTAACTCTGCCTCCGTTGTTCGCGTTCAAGCAGGCACAGCAATCGAAGTCGACGAAACTGACCCTGTCCGACCTACCGTTTCGGTTAGGCAGGATATCACCGACGGTTGGTACTACACCCAGTCACAGGTAGATGCACTCTTTGACTCTGAAAGAAGTCAGAATGTAACTGAGTATGTCGCACTACAAGCAAGTCTCGACTCTGAGCATGCTTGGAACGTAACTGAGCATAATACACTCCAAGCAAGTATTGACCAGAACACAACGGACATATCGAACCTTCCAGAGTTTGTTGTTCTTTACGATTCGGTTTGGTCTAGCGACTGGATGTCCGTCCGTACAACTGATTTTGGTACGGGTCAAGCAGTTACGGACGCTGGTGGTACTGTCGTAGGATCGAACAGCATAAGTATCACAAACGGAGGCGGTGGTGGCACTGTGTCCATTAGCGGCAATGAAGGTCCAAACGGCGAGATCGTGACGATCATGACCTCGAATAATTGGGGGATGAATGTTCCAATTGAAATGCTGGTATCTGGTTATGGCAAACAGTCTCAGTATGTTCAGTACAACGACAAGTTTCTTTTTGACGGAGCGCCTATTCGAGCGTCCGACTACCAGGACCTGAACGGCAACAGCATTGTACTTACCACCATTGATGCTGGTAGCGGCGGTGACGATTTCTGATATACATATAGTACAACATTACATGGACCACCATATGGTGGTCCATTAATAATAAACCAGAATACATATTCTTAGGAATTGACAAATGTCGAAGACTATACAGCACAAACGCTCAAGTGTAGCAGGAAACAAACCAGACGATACCCAAATTGCTGTTGGCGAATTGGCAATAAACTTTCCTGATCGGACCTTGTACACCAAAACTGCTGACGGAGAAGTAATTCCTCTTATTAGAGAAACAGAAGACCTTCCGTTGGAAGGTGGAACGATCCTTTCTGAACCCATAAACACTCACCCTGCAGGACCAGTGGAATGGAAAGGTTCTGGTGGCGTATTACTCACTGCCTTTTATCCTATGACAATTTCAGATGATGGATATAACTTCACTGATAAAATTGAGACCACTAATAACGATACCGAAATTTGGACGAAGTGGGCAGGCGAACCTGGATCTGGTGATGGTATCGACGGTCCACATGGTACAGTCATTAGCGGTAGTGTGACCGATGATATCGGTGGATCTCAATCATTTGAGTTGACCATCGACAAAGAGACCTCGTTTGTATTCCACAACTTCGTTGATAGTGACCAAACAGTCGGTGGTGTTTCAGAATCGAGAGTAGTAACTGCCTATAGTGTGAACAGTTATGTCTATCCCTCCGGAACGACCACTGGCACCTCTCCTGAGTACGCCAAGAATGGTGGTTCATGGACTGCGATGCCAGCAACAAATGCTGGTAGTGCGACAGACTACATAACCGAGGGAGATGAATTCCAACTCCGACATCAAGATGCCTCAACAAACAATACCGCAAGCACCTACAATTTTATCATGGCAGGTGACTCAGCAGACTGGACCACAGTAACTGCTGACATAGTACCAACTATTCTACAACCTAAGATAGCATCACCTGCTACTGACGGTGAACTCAGTATCTCGCCTGATGGACCATTCGTCTCATCAGACTTCGAAATGGCAGAAGGAACAGATACTCACACTGCATCCAGTTGGGAGATAATGGGTGAACTGGTGTGGACAAATCAACCGAGTCTCGCATCAGTAGTGGATAACAAAGATATGAATGCAGTCGCATGGTCTGGCACTCAGTTCTGCGCAGTCGGTCTCGATGGTAAATGTGCCACATCCCCAGATGGAGTTACTTGGACAAATCAACCGAGTCTCAAATCAGCAGTAGGATCGGGGGTAATGAAATCAGTCGTATGGAATGGTTCTCAGTTCTGTGCAGTTGGTGAGAGTGGTAAATGTGCCACATCCCCTGATGGAGTCACTTGGACAAATCAACCGAGTCTCGCATCAGCATTGGGGGGCAGTCTCTCTGAGGGTATGCGCTCAGTCACATGGTCTGGCACTCAGTTCTGTGCAGTTGGTGAGGGATGTGCCACATCGCCTGATGGAGTTACTTGGACAAATCAACCGAGTTTCAAACCAGCAGTGACTTACGCGTTGATGAACTCAGTCACATGGTCTGGAACTCAGTTCTGTGCAGTTGGAATGAATGGTAAATGTGCCACATCGCCTGATGGAGTTACTTGGACAAATCAATCGGATTTCGAATCATCAGTGGGTTATAGACAGATGAGGTCAGTCATATGGTCTGGAACTCAGTTCTGCGTAGTTGGTTATGATGGTAAATGCGTCACATCACCTGATGGAGTCACTTGGACAAACCAACCGAATTTCACTACAGCAGTGGATTCAACATATATGCACTCAATTGCATGGGATGGCAGTCAGTTCTGCGCAGTTGGTGGTTGGGATGGCAAATGTGTCACATCTCCAGACGGAATTACTTGGACACTTCAACCGAGTCTCAATTCAGCAGTGGGTTATACAGAGTTGAACTCTGTCATATGGTCTGGCACTCAGTTCTGCACAGTTGGGCAAGGTGGTACATGTGCCACTGGATCTCAATCAGTAGCAGCATCTCTCGACTCAGACACCTCTGCTCTGACCTCTTGGGAACCCACTGGTCTGGACGGAAATGCAGATTACAAAATCAGAGTCAAGCATCATACTGCTACATTAAACTCTGAGTGGTCAGAAGAAAGGTCGTTTAGGACTCAGAATCTTATCGGAGAGAAATGGACACGTCAACCGAGTCTCGCATCAGTAGTGGGTAACAAAAGTATGAACGGAGTCACATGGGACGGCACTCAGTTCTGCGCAGTTGGTGGACCTGGTATGTGTGCCACCTCTCCTGATGGAGTTACTTGGACAAGACAACGGAGTTTCAATTCAGCAACGACCGGTGGGTTCATGTTATCAGTCGTATGGGACGGCAGTCAGTTCTGCGCAGTTGGTTGGAAAGGTAGATGTGCCACATCACCTGATGGAGTCACTTGGACAGCACAACCGAGTCTCACTACAATAGCGAGTCCATACGATATGTACTCAGTCACATGGTCTGGAACTCAGTTCTGCGCAGTTGGTTATGACGGTCTATGTGCCACATCCCCTGATGGAGTTACTTGGACAAATCAACCGAGTCTCGCATCAGTAGTGGGAGGTCAAAGTATGTACTCAGTCACATGGGACGGCACACAGTTTGTCGCAGTCGGTCTCGATGGTAAATGTGCCACATCCCCAGATGGAGTTACTTGGACAAACCAACCGAGTTTCACTTCAGCAGTGGGTGATGCATGGGTGAAATCAGTCATATGGACTGGCGCTCAATTCTGTGCAGTTGGTAGTGGTGGTAAATGTGCCACATCCCCTGACGGAGTCACTTGGACACTTCAACCGAGTCTCAATGCAGCGGTGGGAGGTGAAAGGATGGAATCAGTCATATGGACTGGCGCTCAATTCTGTGCAGTTGGTGGTGATGGCAAATGTGCCACATCCCCTGATGGAGTTACTTGGACCGAACAACCGAGTCTCAATGCAGCGGTGGGAGGTGAAAGGATGGAATCAATCACATGGTCTGGCACTCAGTTGTGTGTAGTTGGTTATGAAGGCAAATGTGCCACATCACCATAAACAAATACAAACAGAATACATATTCTGAGGAATTGACAAATGTCTAAAACTATACAACATAAACGATCCAGTATTGCTGGCAACAAACCAGACGATACCCAAATTGCTGTTGGTGAACTGGCGATCAACTTTCCTGACCGGATCTTGTACACCAAAGATGCTGATGGAGAAGTAATCCCTCTTATTGGCGAAATAGAAATCAGACCATTGGAAGGTGGAACGATCCTTTCTGAACCCACAAACACTCAACCAGCAGGACCAGTGGAATGGAAAGGTGCTGGTGGTCGAATTCTTACTGCCTCTTATCCTTTAGTGATTTCGGATGATGGATACAACTTCACTGATAAAATTGAGACCACTGACAACGACACCGAAATCTGGACCAAGTGGGCAGGCGAACCTGGATCTAATAACGGTATCGACGGTCCACACGGTACAACAATTACTGGTACTGTAAGTGATGGTCTCGGTGGATCCCAATCCTTCGAACTCACCATTGCGAAAGAGACCTCATTTGTATTCCAAAACTCCGTTGATAGTGACCAACCCGTGGGGGGTGCTTCAGAATCAAGAGTGGTGACTGTTCATAGCGTAAACAGTTATGTTTACCCTTATGGGTCAACCACTGCGCCAACCAGCGATGCCCAATATGCTACAAATGGTGGCGACTTCCGCGGATTACCAATTTCGGTCAATCCAGTACTGAAACCAAACTTCAACCTGATTGCCGGAGACGAGGTACAACTCCGTCACACAAATGCTTCATCAAACAATACTGCAAGCACATACACTTTCAAGGCGGCAGGCGACTCAGCAGACTGGACCACAGTAACTGCTGACATAGTACCAACTATTCTACAACCTACTATTGAGTCTCCTGCCACTGACGGTGAACTCAGTATCTCACCTAATGGACCTTTCCGATCATCTGACTTCGAGATGGCAGAAGGAACAGATACTCACACTGCGTCGAGTTGGGCAATCGTGGACCTTTCTGGAAATGTCGCAGCATCTCTCGACTCAGACGCCACTGCCCTGACATCGTGGGAACCCACTGGTCTGGAAGGAAATAAAGACTACACAGTTAAAGTCAAGCACCATACTGCGAGTCTGAACTCTGAGTGGTCAGAAGAAAGGTCGTTTAGGACTGATTACCTACCTGGACAGAAATGGACATTCCAAGATAATCTCGGGATTGCCATGTCAAGCGGTATAACCAGCGCAAAGGGAATCGCATGGTCTGGCACCCAGTTCGTCGCAGTTGGAGGAGGCGAAAACCTCCACCAGCAGAATTGGCCAGGGGGTATGATCCTCAACTCACCCGATGGAGTCACTTGGACTCTGAATGACAAATATCTTTCCACTCCGCTGATTACTGTGGCATACTCCCCAGAACTCTCTCTATTCGTCGCGCAAGGATGGTGGGGGTCCACCTATACCTCCTCTGATGGAGTGACTTGGACGTCAGTTGCCTCCCCCCCAGGGGTCACCGAGGCGTCCAGACATTCTGTGATATGGGCACCAGAACTTTCTCTATTCGTCTCAGTTGGTGATGGGGGAGCAATTTCTTATTCAAGCGATGGTATCACTTGGACTGCGGCGTCCGGCAGTGCCTATGGTCAAGTTTTATTCGATGTTGCATGGAATGGTAGTATGTTCTGCGCAGTTGGTGGAAAAGTACCTCAGGGCAGTTGGGATATGACCAATATCGGAGAAAAAAAGTTCAAAACTTCTACTGATGGAGTTAATTGGACGCCAGGAAATGATAATCTCGAAACAGCAGTAGGCGCGAAGGAGACCCTTATGACGTCAATTGCATGGTCTCCAGAACTCTCTATATTCTGTACAGTAGGTGAAGGTGGAGAATGTGCCACCTCACCAGATGGAACCACTTGGACAAATCAACCGAGTCTTGCTTCAGCATGGGGCAACGACGTTTCTCCCCCATTTACTGGGGGACAGACGCCCCCAGTATCTTATAATTCTGGGGGGCAAGTCATATGGAATAGCGACGCGAACCATTTCATAGCAGTAGGTCGAGATGGTTTATGTGCCACCTCATCTGATGGAGTTACTTGGACAAATCAACCGAGTCTGGGTGCAGCGGTGGCGGGTAGTTCCGATAAAAAAGGAATTATGAGGGCAGTCGTATGGGATGGAACTCAGTACTGCGCAGTTGGTGATTATGGATACTGCGCCACCTCATCATAAACAAATACAAAATATGAATCCTAAATAGGAGAAACAGCAAAATGTCTTATTACTACGAAAAGACCAGTTCTTACCTCAGCAATCATGCGGTCAAGAGCACACTTGGGGCAGATGTCCTCGACTGGTCAGAAGAAAGAAAGCAAGAACTTGGACTCTTTCCAGCAAGCAATGTGAGATATGAGTACAATCCGTACACTCACACACTCTCAACAACGACTTGGACAAAGTACACCACGGACTCAGACTTCCGTGTTGCTAATCCAGGTGCGATTGCATACGATACTTCATATTTCCCTGCATATTTCGGCGAAAGGAACATCGTATCTCTTTCAGACAGTGCCAAAGAAACGACGCTGATCTCTGCAAAGAAAGTTGTATTTGAAGAGACCGCCGACCGAATGGCACGTGTTGCTGGCGCGTCTCTTGCCTTGAGTTACAATGCCCTTTCTCTCTCTGATTCTGCTGCGTCATTAGCAGGCAACTTCAGTGCATCGGATAGTGACATCTTTAGTCTCGCATATGACTTGTCTCAAGGAATTGATACTGGATTTCCTACTCTGGATCAAGACTATCTGGCAACAACATCCATTGTTGAGGATGTTACTTCCTTACAGTACCTTGACTTCAGCGGATTGCCCACAACAGATCCAGAAGTTGTTGGAAAACTGTGGGTCCATCACGGCGATTTAAAGGTGTCTATATAATATAATGAATGATGATAAAGATAATGACTACGAGTTTGCAAGAGAAACTCTCTATGACATGATCTGTAAGGGTCGTGAAGGTGTTGAAGAGATGCTTGAAGTTGCCAAACAGAGCGAGCACCCTCGTGCATACGAGGTGCTCTCTAAACTGTTGAAGGATACTTCTGACGTATCGAATCAACTGTTGACACTACACAAGCAGAAAAAAGACATCGAAAAAGAAGATGTTGCTGCCCTTCCCAAAGCAGAAACTACAAATAATGTATTCATCGGTTCAACAACTGACCTACAAAGGTTGTTGAAAGATGTAAATAGTGAGAAGGATATAACTCCAGATGCAATCGATTCAGGACACAACTAAAAGTCGGAACGATTCTCATTATCTCGGCAATGTCAATGTTAAAAAGGATGGGATCGAAGAGGACTGGACCACTGATAAGGTTGCTGAGTATGCCAGATGTATGGCAGACCCATCCCACTTTGCCCGAACTCACCTCAAGGTAATCAACCTCGACGACGGACTGGTCCCCTTTGACCTGTATCCGTATCAAGAGGAGATGTTCACACACTTCAACTCCAATCGATTTAACGTCGTGCTCGCCTGCCGCCAGTCAGGTAAGTCTATCTCCTCTGTTGCATACCTCCTCTGGTACGCCCTCTTCAACCCAGAGAAGAATGTCGCGATACTCGCTAACAAGGGTCAAACTGCGAGGGAAATGCTGTCTCGGATCACTCTGATGCTGGAGAACATCCCTTTCTACCTACAACCTGGATGTAAGGTACTCAACAAGGGTAGCATCGAGTTTAGTAACAACTCAAAGATATTCGCCTCTTCTACTTCTGGTTCTTCTATTCGTGGTCAGTCGGTCAACCTGCTGTTCCTTGATGAGTTTGCGTTCGTTGAACGTGCTGCCGAGTTCTACACCTCGACCTATCCAGTAATCTCATCTGGTAAGGAAACCAAGGTGATCATCACCTCTACTGCAAATGGTATTGGCAATCCGTTTCATAAGATTTGGGAAGGTGCGGTACAGGGAGTGAACGAGTTTACTCCGTTCCGTGTTGACTGGTGGGATGTTCCTGGAAGAGACGAGAAGTGGAAAGAAACCACGGTCAATAATACTTCACAGTTGCAGTTTGATCAGGAGTTTGGGAACACTTTCTTTGGTACTGGAAATACACTTATCTCAGCAGACTGTCTACTGAATCTAAAGGCATCCCGCCCAAAACGAATTTTGGAGGGTGGCGACTTACTTGTCTATGACGAATCCCGTAAGGGATCTCAATACGTCATGACTGTCGATGTTGCAAAAGGTCGAGGACAGGATTATTCTACCTTCACGGTAATCGATATTAGCAGCAGACCATTTAAGCAGGTCGCTGTGTATCGCAATAACACGATATCTCCACTACTCTTCCCTGACATTATCTATAAGTACGCAAATGTCTACAATGAGGCATATGTCGTCATTGAATCAAACGATGCGGGACAACTTGTCTGCAATGGACTGTACCATGAGCGGGAGTATGAGAACGTGCACATGACTTCTTCTGTGAAGGCGACAGGTATCGGCGTGGAGATGAACCGTAAGACCAAGAGACTTGGTTGTTCTGGATTCAAAGACGTGCTGGAAACCAACCGCTTGGAAGTTGTAGACGAAGATTCAATTATCGAGATCTCAACTTTTGAGGCAAAGGGCAACTCCTACGAAGCGAAGGAGGGTTGTCACGATGACTTGGTAATGAACCTCGTGATGTTCGGATACCTAATACAAACCTCCTACTTCGCGGAGATGACAGACATCGACGTCAAGAAGATGATGTTTGATCAGAGAATGCAAGAGATCGAGGCAGATGTCCCACCATTTGGTGCGCACGATAATGGTGGGGTCGATGAGATAACGTATGAAGAGAAGATGCACCCTTGGGGTCTACTCTACGATAATCAGGGTCAACTTGAGGAAAACTGGTAACTTATAAATAATGGGTATTGAACACTCTGGTGTCGACCTTATAATGAATCATATAATATCTAATCGATAAGAGGATAACAAGATGGCATTAACAGCACCTTCATTGTCTCCTGCAATCATCGTCCGAGAATTCGACCTGACTCCTGTAGTCCCGAACGTCGACACCTCTCTTTCGGGATATGTTGGGCAATTCAAATGGGGTCCCGTGGATGTTCCGACTATCGTCCAAACTGAGGAGCAACTTGCTTCTGTGTTTGGCGTTCCTGATGAAGAACGAGCAGTGGACTATTTCTCCGCAGCACAGTTTCTTCGTTATTCAGGAAATTTGATAGTCAACAGGACAGTTCCTACGGGTCAAATAACTGGTGACTCTGCACTCAACGCCACATCAGGCGGTGGTGGTTTGCTTGTAAAGAACGAAGAGGACTTTGAATCTCAAAGCATTCTTCATATGTTCGTAGCAAAGTACCCTGGACTGGTTGGGAGTTCTATCAAAGTTGCTATGTTTGCAATTGAGTCTGGCGAAAGCGCAGAATCAGCAAACACCATTGTAGCATGGGATAATTGGGAATACGCCGACAAGTTCGACGCAATTCCTGGAACTTCCGAATGGGCGAAAAATCAACCTGGAACAGTATTGAACGATGAGACTCACGTCGCTATCATTGACGAGAACGGTTTGATCTCTGGCACTAAGAATACTGTTCTGGAAACTTTCTCATACGTTTCAGTCGCCAAAGGAGCGAAGACTGTAGACGGTGGCGAGAACTATCTCCCCAACGTACTAAATGGTTTCTCTAATTTCCTTTGGTTTGGTAAGTACGACTCAGATAACTTCGCCAATGGCGATAACTGGGGTAGTGCACCTTCTATCACTGGAACAACAAACTATGCTGACAACGTATCGTGGTCCGCTGACTCCGCAGCAATTACTTTGGGCGGTGGACAAGATCACCAAGCACTCGACGTAGGCGACTACATGATCGGTTGGGATAACTTTGAAGACGCAGAAACTCTTGACGTCTCAATGTTGATCGCTCCTGGTTTCAACGACCCCGATGATCAGGTTACGATTGTAAATGACCTGACCAGCATTGCTGCTACTATCCGTAAGGATTGTCTGGCAGTTGCGTCACCTAACCGTAGTGCTGTAGTTGGTTCAATCAACCCTGTACAGGATACTCTGGCAACGACCAATCGTTTCTCGGCGTCCTCCTACTTGGCGGTTGACAATAACTACTTGCGTGTTTACGACAAGTACAATGACAACTACATCTACATTCCCGCTGCCTCTACCACTGCTGGTATTATGGCGGCAACCGATTACAACTACGGTCCGTGGTACTCACCTGCTGGTGAGCGACGTGGTGAGTATTTCGGTGCAACAAACTTGGCATACAATGCCCGTAAAGCAGACCGAGACGAATTGTATAAGAAGGGCGTAAACCCGATTATCCAATATGCTGGTCGTGGTATGCTTCTGTGGGGAGACAAGACTAAACTAGCGCGTCCGTCTGCGTTTGATCGCATCAACGTCCGTCGTTTGTTCCTTGCCCTCGAGAAGTCTATCTCTGTTGCTGCTCGTAACTTCCTGTTCGAATTCAACGACGAGTTTACTCGCTCCGAGTTCGTAGGTATTGTTGAACCGCTCCTTCGCGAGATTCAAGGTCGTCGTGGTATTCAAGACTTCTTTGTACAGTGTGATGAGCAGAACAACACACCTGAAGTCATCGATCGTAACGAGATGGTTGCTACGATTTTCGTCAAACCCGCACGTTCTATCAACTTCATCACTCTGAACTTCGTGGCAACACGTACTGGTGCAGACTTTGAAGAGATCGTTCAGCGAGTCAACTTCTAAAGGAGAATTGAAAAATGGCACAAGTTCCAATTAGAGTCGACGATTTCCGAAGCAAACTGACTGGTGGCGGTGCACGCTCCAACATGTTCTCTGTCGATGTCACCTTCCCTGGTTATGCAGGTGGTGATACCGAAATCACGAGTTTCATGTGTCGTAGTGCACAGTTGCCCGCGTCAATCATTGGTCTGGTTGAAGTACCCTTCCGTGGACGAATCGTTAAGTTAGCAGGTGACCGTACCTTCGAACCTTGGACGATCACCGTCTATAACGATACGGACTTCGCTGTTCGAAGTGCATTCGAAAAATGGATGGACGGACTGAACACCCATATCGGTAACGAAGGCGAGCAGTCAAACAACTCGGGTCTCGGACGCTATGCGTCAAACATCGAAGTACACCAGTTGGATCAGAAGGGCAAGCAGGTAATGACTTATTTCCTGCGTAATGCTTTTCCGACCAACGTTGCTGCTATCGACCTCGACTTCGCGCAGGTTGGCGAAATCGAGCAGTTCCAGGTTACAATCGAATACGATTACTGGGTCAACGATAACACCAACTAATGGTGGTATAAGTACTGGGGAGGGGGGAAACCTCCTCCCCAATTTCACTAACAAGGTAATTCCTAATGGCAGAAATCAGTAACCCAAACGTCGGAAAGAATTTGAAGATATTTGGTTTTGAGATTAGGCGAGCAAAGAAAGACCAAGAAGCAATTGAACCTGTAAAGGATGCTTCGGTTGTTGCTCCCACAGATGATGATGGCGCTGGTTATGTTACGTCCCCATCGTACCACTATGGTACATACATGGACATCTATGCTGATCTCCAAATCAAAGATCAGGCAGATCTAATTCGCAAATACAGAGCAGTTGCGGTTCACCCAGAAGTGGACATGGCAATCGAAGAGATTGTTAACGAAGCAATTGTCAACCCACAAGAATCTCTAATGCCACTCGTCAAACTAAACCTTGACGCAGTGGAAATCTCATCTTCAATTAAAAAGAAGGTTGAGGAAGAATTCAAGAACATCCGTAAAATGCTGTCGTTCGAAGAAAGGGCACACGACATGTTCCGTAACTGGTACATCGACGGTCGTCTGTACCACCACCTTGTAATCGAGGAAGATAACCCGAAGCAAGGTCTGAAAGAAATCCGCTACATCGACTCAGTCAAGATCCGTAAGGTCAAGAATGTAAAGAAGAAGAAGGATAAAGAGACTGGCGTCAAGATAGTACATACGGTTGAAGAGTTCTACATCTATGCAGAGAATGCAGGTGGATGTGGTCCAGGTGGAGTAGCAGCAGCACAGAACACTAACACTGCTGTCAAGTTGAGCAACGACTCAGTGGTCTATGTAACCTCTGGTCTGCTCGACGAGATGAAGTCAAAGGTCATCTCTCATCTACAGAAGGCACTGCGCCCTATTAACCAGTTGCGTATGATGGAAGACTCGTTGATCATCTACCGTCTGGCACGTGCTCCCGAACGTCGTATCTTTTATGTCGACGTTGGTAACTTGCCCAAGGGTAAGGCAGAAGCATACGTCAACACACTGATGTCGCGATACCGAAACAAGTTGGTGTATGATAACAGCACGGGCGAACTGAAGGACACTCGTAAGCATATGTCCATGCTTGACGACTTCTGGTTGCCTCGTCGTGAAGGTGGTCGTGGTACTGAAGTGACTACGCTTCCAGGCGGTCAGAACCTCGGTGAGATCGACGATATCAAATACTTCCAGCGCAAGGTGTATCAGGCACTCAACGTACCTGTGTCTCGCCTTGAGCAGGAGCAAGCATACTCTCTTGGTCGTGCTACTGAGATAAACCGAGAAGAAATTAAGTTCCAGAAGTTTATCACTCGATTGAGATTGCGTTTTGCAAAGGTGCTTCTACAACCACTACGACAGCAGTTGATCCTCAAAGGTATCATTACTGACAGTGACTGGTTGGAGTTGTTCCACAACAAAATTATGGTAGACTTCTATAAGGACAACCACTATACTGAACTGAAGGATGCTGAAGTATTCCGTGAGAGACTGAATGTAATGGATCAGGCAGCACAGTATGTTGGAGAGTACCTATCTAAAGATTGGGTGATGCAGAAAATCTTCCGGTTCAATAAGGAAGAGATTGATGCAATGAACCGTCAAATGAAGAAAGAAATTGAGTCGGGAGAAGTTAATCCTGACGACCATGACGATAATGCAAAGGAGTAGATAATGAGTGAAGAAATTATGGAACAGGGAACAGTCCCAGAAGTAGAGATGAACCCACATGCCAACGTAACCCAAGACCCTGTTGTTGTCTCTGTTGAAGACCTTGTCGGTTCTATCGGTAGTGGCGACCTTACTCGGGGCGGGAAAGAACTTGCCGACCTGCTGGCACAAAAGGTTGATGCTGCACTTGATGCAGAAAAGATCGCAATTGCGGACACGGTATTCAATGGCGCACCTGAACCCGAACCCTTTGACGGAGAGAATACCGATCCTGATATGGAAATGGACGATGAGGGTGAGGTCGTAGACGAGATGGACGATGAAGATGTCGATCTTGATATTTCTGATGAGGAAATCCAGGCAGAGGTTGACGAAATCTTTGCTGAAGAAGATGAATTAGAAGAAACGGAATAGTATAAATAAAGACTATGATTGCATTTCGCGCATTACGAGAAAGAACTAGAACGAGAATAAAGGGAACGCCTGTTGACTCTGGTAGAACCAAAAGGGTCAAGTGGGAAATCTCTAAAGACTCTCGGGGTTACCATGCCTACATTGATGGTGATTACCTCGACAAGTTTCGTAATGCAAGGGACGCAAAAAAGTCAATCGATACTGCCATCAAGGAACTTACATGAAACTTATCGCAGAATTCAATGAGAACAATGTACAATGCATTGTCGAGAAAAATAAGAACGGTGAGAAGTCTTATGTCATTGAAGGCGTCTTTGCTCAAGCAGAGCAGAAGAATCGCAACGGTCGCGTTTATCCTCGCAAGATCATGGAGAACGCAGTAGCAAAGTATGTTGATGAGCAAGTATCAAAGAATCGAGCAGTAGGCGAGTTGAACCACCCTGAAGGTCCAACCGTCAACCTCGACAAAGTTTCGCACCTTATCACTGACCTCCACTTTGAGGGCAATGATGTGGTCGGAAAGGCATCAATACTAGACACTCCTATGGGTAAGATTGTAAAAGGTCTCCTTGAGGGTGGTGTCAACCTTGGTGTCTCAACTCGTGGAATGGGTAGTCTTGAGCAGCGTGGTGGATCCATGTATGTCAAAGACGACTTTGTCCTCAGCACGGTTGACATCGTGCAAGATCCATCCGCACCAGGAGCATTTGTTAATGGTATCATGGAAGGTGTAGATTGGGTCTGGGACAATGGCGTACTTACCGCTCAAGAGATATGTGAAGAACAAGAGACTGAAATCATAACTTCTCCTGAATACTCTTATGAGGATCAGGCACGGGAGTTCAAAAATTTCCTCTCATCTATTAAGAGAACCTTTTAAGGAGTCCAATATGGATAACATCGAAAATCCTGAACTCCACGCTGAGAGTGAAATTTCCGTGGAAGAAGGGCATGATATGAAGAACGCTGAAGCACAATCTGTTGCGTCTGTAGACAAGGCAGCAGATGGCACTTCTCAAGCGCCAGCACGTAAGGGCGACAAGAAGAACAGCGAACCTTCACATCTTCCAAAGACAAAGGCAGGTATGATCAACGCTATGTACGGTAAATTGAACGGCATGAAGAAGCAAGACCTTTCTGATGCCTACGGTAAACTGATGGGCGAATCCGTCGATCTGGATGAAGACTTTGACGAAAGTGAAGTGTCTTACACCCAAGATCTCGACGCGTTGGTTGAGTCTGAAGCGACACTCAGCGATGAGTTCAAAGCAAAAACTGCCGTGATCTTCGAGGCAACTCTGAAGAGCAAACTGTCTGAAGAAGTGGAGAGGATCGAGTCTGCTTATCAAGAGAAGTTAGATGAGGAAGTAGAATCTCATCGCACTGACCTTGTTGAAAAAGTAGATTCCTACCTTAACTATGTTGTTGAGCAGTGGATGGAAGACAACAAAGTCGCCATTCACAACGGTCTGCGTACCGAGATCGCTGAGACCTTTATGACAGGTATGAAAGACCTGTTCGTTGAGTCTTACATCGACGTACCAGAAACCAAAGTTGACCTCGTCGACGACCTCGCTGATCAAGTTGAGGAACTCGAGGAAGCACTCAACAAGACTACTACTGATGCAATTCAAATGTCTGAGAAGATCGAGGAACTTCAGCGTGAGGCGATTATCGCCGAGTCTGTAAGTGACCTTGCTGACACTCAAGCAGAGAAGTTAACTGCATTGGTAGCATCATTAGACTTTGAAACCGAAGAGCAGTTCCGTGACAAGGTAGAAACCGTCAAGGAATCGTTCTTTAACCAATCTGTCGTATCTGAAGAAGTAGAAGAAGATCAACTCGATCAGGATGCTGTTGGCGCAGTAACTGAAGACGTTGCTCCCTCTATGGAACGATACCTGACTGCTATTCGCAACACTCAACCCAAGTAAGTTTTAGGAGAATAACAAATGGAACTTAACTACGAATCACTGGTCCAGAAGTGGAGTCCAGTACTTAACGAAGAAACTGCAGGCAAGATCGAAGAGCGACATCGTCGTAACGTAACTGCTGCTGTTCTTGAAAACCAAGAGAAGGCGATGATTGCTGAAGGCAGTCAACAGTCTTTCCTTATGGAAACTGCTGCTAACAACACTGGCAACGTAGATAACTGGAACCCCGTTCTGATTAGTCTCGTTCGACGTGCTATGCCTAACCTGATGGCATACGATGTTTGTGGTGTACAACCAATGTCTGGTCCTACTGGTCTGATCTTCGCCATGAAGTCACGCTATGAAGGCGAGAAAGATGGTAATGGTGGTATGCAAGCACACCACGGTACTGGTCCTGACTCAGAAGCATTGTTCCAAGAAGCAGAAACTGCCTACGCTGGTATCCCCAATGACTCAATTGGTGCTACTGCTGGTGCTCCGCACGCTGGTGGTCCTTCTGGTCTTGACGGAATCTCTGCTCCGATCGAAGACAACCGTCGCGTAGACGACTTCGGTATCGGCATGCCTACTCAAGATGCAGAAGCACTGGGTAACACAGGCACTGAGTGGGGCGAGATGGGTTTCACCATCGAGAAGGCAACTGTAACTGCCAAGTCTCGTGCGCTGAAAGCAGAATACACCATCGAACTTGCTCAAGACCTGAAGGCAATCCACGGTCTGGACGCTGAAGCAGAACTCGCTAACATCTTGTCAGTAGAGATTCTTGCTGAGATCAACCGTGAGGTTATCCGTACTATCAACAGTCAAGCAAAGACTGGTGCTCAAACTGCAAACTGCACCACTCCTGGAATCTTCGACCTGTCTACGGACGCTGATGGTCGTTGGTCTGTTGAGAAGTTCAAAGGTCTGCTGGTTCAACTGGATCGCGAGTGCAACGCAATCGCAAAAGAAACTCGTCGCGGGAAGGGTAACATCGTTATCTGTTCTTCTGACGTAGCGACTGCTCTTGTTGCCTCTGGTACTCTGGACTACGCTCCTGCTCTGTCAACTCAGTTGCAAGTAGATGACACTGGTAACACTTTTGCTGGTGTTCTGAACGGTCGCATCAAGGTCTACATCGACCCCTATGCGGTTGCTGACTATGTAACTGTCGGTTACAAGGGAACTAACCCATATGACGCAGGTGTTTTCTACTGCCCATACGTTCCTCTGCAGATGGTACGTGCCGTTGGCGAGAATGACTTCCAACCACGTATCGGGTTTAAGACTCGTTACGGAATGGCATCCAACCCCTTCGTTGGTGACACTCCTGCTGACGGTCTTGCAGCACCTAAGACTAACCAGTACTACAGAATCTTCCGCGTAGACAACCTGCTGGTAACTGTGTAAGATACTAAAAAGATCGGGATCCAGAGTACAAAGGATTTATAATAAAAACAACCGGAAACGGAACTTACCCGACACCTTGCCCCCCACTGGAAACAGTGGGGGGTTTTTTATGCCTGCAGAAAGGGGGGGGGGGGTCA